AGGGATGGCCCCCGCCCCCCCATTGGTCATGGAGGACCGACAGATGAAGACGAGAGCGCACCGAGCCCTGGACAGCCTGGTCATACAGGGGAACGACGACAGGGGCAGGGAGATTGCCCAGTTGCGGGTGTACAGTCAGGACGACGCAGACCAGATAGCAGCGCAGGCTATGGGGTGGGCCTGCCAGAACGCCCGCAAGCCTAGCCCCGCATTGTTGAAGATGGCCAAGGAGTTGGTCGCCTGGGGGGAGCAGGAGGAGTAGCCGACGAGAAGGCGAAGGATGGTCGGTCCAATGGGCCGGCCGTCTGACCGCAGATTTCGCAGGAATAGGAATGCTGGCGACGAAATGCATCGTCCCGCCGACGTCGTACGAATTTCCAAGGTTTTCACAGGACCAGCTGTCAAATTCGCCCGGGAGGACCGACACTGTGTCACACAGCGTCCAGGAGGCACCAGGCGCCCCTCATTGCCCCTCGAAGCCCCACGGAGCCCCTCGAAGACCTGTGCGCCCCTCATGGGACCACGGACGACACATCAGACAAATGGCTGACATTTCTCGGACACCAGCCCCATTTCAGCTAGAGTAAGAGTTCGACACCATCCCAGAAACCCGGCACACGATAGCCCGGAAAATTTCGGGAAATTTCGGAAGACATAGACGATCAGGAGGATCGCATGACGGACATTCAGGCACAGGACGGCCCCGGGACGAACCAGCGCCCTGCCGAGGAGACGCCCGCGCCCCCGCCCACGCAGCATCCCTACGCCAAGGGCGGCAGGTACCGGATCATCAAGGACGGGGCCCGCCTCTGGGGGTGGAAGCCTATCACCGGGGGCTGGCAGGGCTGGGGCCGGGCCGTCCCTGTGGGGGAGGTCCTTACCTGCAAGGGCTGGCGTCCTGGGATGGGATCGGACCCGGGACCGGACATCGTCCAGTGGGAGGACCCTGTTGGGACCTTCGTCGAGTTTCACCCCTCTGCCGGCAAGGGTTGGTTTACCCGGCCGGACGACAGCTACCTCGAACTGGTGACGGACCAATGAGCGACACCCAAGACAAGATCGTGCTCTCCCCGGCGGAGAAGAAAATCGCGGCAGCGGCGCTCGTCCTGCTGGAGAAACCCAACGGGTGGACGCAGGGGTCCTCGGCCAAGGACGCGGAGGGGAACAAGGTCATGTACGACAGCTCCAAGGCGTGCAGCTTCTGCATCCTCGGGGCTCTGCACCGGGTGGCTTTCAGGCAGGGTCGTACCGGCATGACCCAGGAGAAGATCGCGGCTCTCGCCAACATCGCCAACAAGGTGCGGGAGATCATCGGGGTCAGGCCGATCATCGAATGGCACGACAGCCCGCTGCGGAAGAAGGCCGACGTCCTGGCGGTCCTCAAGGAGATGGCATGACCAAGAAACTCGTACGAGAAGCCCGGCAGCTGGCCGGCGACCTGGCCCTGGGGCACTACAGCATGGCGGAGGCCACCGCGATGATCCGCAAGCTCGCCACGGCGCTGGAGAAGACCCAGGGCGAGGTCGCAGCCCGCACCCGCTATCAACCCCGCACCAAGAGGACTGCCTGATGGCCTTGAACACAGAGAACCTGCAAATCCTGATCGACCACATGAAGGTCATGCCGAAGCGGGCCTTCAACATGGGCGACTGGTTGATGGGTCCCGCCGGGGCCTACAATTTCGCCGGGCAGCTGGAGCAGGACCAAGCCAAGGCCATAATCGAGGCCCAGAAGACCGCCGAGCGTGGCCACCCCTGTAAGACTGTCGCCTGCATAGCCGGGGAGGCGGTCCTGCTCGCCAAGGCGCGGGGAGAAGAATTGGGAGCCCTGGGTTTTGCTCCCGCCGCCGCTGAGTGGTTGGGCCTGACCCTAGGACAGTCGATGGCCCTGTTTACGCCAGGTATGGATGACCTGCCCGCCAAGCGGACCGGCGGTATGGTGGGGATCAGCAAGGACGAGGCGATCAGGACCTTGGAGAAGCTGCTGGAGACCGGTGAGGTCGACTGGAGCCATCTGGTCAAGCCGAGGAAGAAGAAGGAGACCGCCTGATGGCCACCAAGACCCCTATGGGGATGCTCGCCCACTTCCGCACCCTCGACGCCGAGGGACAAGTCTACGATGTTAGGCTCCAATGTCGGGACAGGAGTAATTTCGGAGCCTGGTCCGCCGTGCTGTCTTACGACGAGCTCGGTCTGATCATCCGTCCCCATAGACCGCACGGCTTACCGGACAAGGAGTGGGGGGATGCCGACTACGTGACCCTGATCCCTTGGACGGCCGTTGACGTCTGCCAGGTCCGGGAGGTCTAGGCCCAGCTCGGGCATACTGCAAATGGGGGGCCCCGAAGGCGCCTTCAGTCCGACTCTTATCGGCCAGGCTGAAAATTGGGCTTTAAAGGCAAAAAAGGCGTTAACCTTTGAGTCATGGGGGCGACGGTGGGGGCGACCCCCTAGACACCAGTGTCTCCCCCATGACCCACCCCTTGACCTGCCGGACACACCAGCCATAGTTAGAGAACAGACCAAGGAGGGTCACAGAGATGGATTATTGGCGGATCAGCGTCACATGCACGGACGGCAGCGTGACGCACATATTCAAGATGGGGGACAGTCCGCTGGACGCGGTGTCTCGCCTGTTCGTTAACCCGACCAAGGAGCAACGGCGCGCTCTGGACTTCGTCCGTCCAAACGGCGTCGGCATGGTGGTCAGCAGGGTCGACCAGCCCGGTGATGACCGCTGATGCAGAAGCATGAACGCGAGGCCCTGCGGACGATCCGGCAGATGGCCCAGAGCGCCGGCGGCGATGCCAAGCACACGACCGGGGGCCGAGGGCACACCAAGATCGAGATCACGATTGGTGAAAAGACCCGCCTGGTCACGATCAGCAGTTCCCCGATCAATCGGGACAACGCCCTCAACAACATTCGCCAGGCCGCCGGCCGGGCAATTAGGGAGATGACGAAAAGTGACTGACGAGAGCAACGACGCCGGGATTTCGAACGACGAGATCATCATCGCCTGGAACGACGTCGAGGCCGAGGACCCGGACAAGTCGACCGAGTACCTGTTCGCCCGGGTGCGGGACTTCTTCGACCAGAAGATCGACGACGGCGATATCGCGGTCGCCCTGGCCGACGAGGAGGCCCAGAAGCGGGTCGCCGAGATCGAAGCGGAGCTCGATATGATGGGCGTCCTGTTCGAGGGCCCGAACGGCAAGCAGGTCATCTACATCGACGAGATCATCATCGTCGGCCCCGATGCCGAAATCCCCGGGATCAATTTCTTGGACGAAGGCGGGACGATTTCCAAAGTGGTGCCGAAGGAGGTCTGGGAGCGGGCCTACAAGCCGGTCGACGACGGGGATGATTGAGCATCCCGACGGCCGGGGCCCGTATTTCGAGCTGATATGCTGCGGCAAGACCTACGAGATGACGGCCTTGGTATCCCCGGAGGATTACGAATGGGCGAAGGACCGGGGCAACTGGTTCGTCACCCACGCGATCCACAAGAAGTGGAAGACCATGTACCCGGTGCGCTCGGAGGGCGGTCGGCTGATCTGGTTACATAAGGAAGTCCTTATGCGCGCGGTCGGCCCCCATTCCGACCCCCGGTACCACATCGGAGACCACATGAACGGGAACAAGATGGACGCCCGGCGCGGCAATCTCCGATGGGCGACTTTCCAGATGAACGCCCGGAACGTGCATGGCATCATCACCCGGCAGTTCGAATTGCCGCTGTAACCCATTGACAACACAGGCGTATAGTACAGAGTACCTCAAGCCACCTAGCCCATGGAGGGGCCGATAAATGGACCGTATACACCAGAAACGTCTCGAAAAGCTGATCACGCATCTGGAGAAGATGCCGGCAGAGGCGTTCGATATGTCCGGATGGATCGACGGCGCCGCCGTCTTCGACATAGAGAACTACAGCAACCTCTACGAAGTCGTGGACGACGACAAGGTCTGGAAGATGGCCCGGGACGAGGCTGTCCGGGTGACCGGGTTGCAGAAGAAGGCCCTGGATGCCCCCGCCTGTGGCACCGTCGCCTGCATCGCCGGAGAGGCCTCCTTGCTGGCCCTGGCGGCCGGCTTCCGCCCGAAAGATAGCGAGGAACCCTTGGATGACTGGGGCGACTACGCCGCCACGTACCTGGGCCTGACTCTGTTGCAGCGGTCGGCGCTGTTCATGCCCCAACCCATGAGCCTCTGGAATACCATCACCAAGGAACAGGCGATCAAGGTCCTCACGCACTTCAACGACACCGGCGAGGTCGACTGGACGGTGGCCGGCGTCCCCGTTTACTCCAAGATCACGGCGGACAACCAACAAGTCGCCGCCTGATCCTTTCCTTGACCATCACGGCCCCTGTGCCATCGTAGACGTACAACAAGACCCTCCTGCCCAGCACACCCCCCGCCAGGCAGGAGCAGGGGAGATCGGCCCACTCGCACCCAGCCGGTCTCCCCCACCTTTTGACGCATCACGGAGGATGCCTTGGCCGACCGGTACCCCCTCGTCCACAAGAAGCCCTGCAACGAGTGTCCCCGACGACGCCGATGGAAGACGTCAAGGCCCTGTACCAGCGGGCCCAGAAGATCAGCACCGTTCTGATCTGACTTTGCAACCACTTGCAGGGCCTGCTAATCCGGGCAGGCCCCAACAACGAGAGCCCCGATGCCGCTGAACATCACGAACCGCACTCCGCCGCCCCCGCCTAAGCCTGCGCCGAAACGCCTGGTCATCGGCGACAAGGAGCCGGGGGAGGACAAGGTTACCGCCGCCGACCTCGGCGGGACGCCCTGGGAGCTCGCCAAGCCGAAAACCAAGGCGCTATTCGACATGCCGCCGCTCGCGGACGCCCTGCTCAACAAGGGCCAGCTGGGAGACATTCAGGCGCTCCGGGACGAGCTCGCCAAGCACACCTACGACCTGTCGTACGTGATCTGGTTCCACCGCTGGAAGCAGGTCGCCCAGGCGTCCGTCGACGTGGTCACGGCGATCCTGAAGGACGACCGGCCGGCTATGGTCGAGTGCCTCCGGGAATACTGGAAGATCGTCGAGCGCAAGAAAAACTACTTGAAGCAGGGGGTATAACCCCTACCGTAAGACGAAGACCAAGGAGGGTCAGAATGGAATCCAAGAACAACGACTACCGGGCCGGCGCCGGCCGGACAGCGGCGGTGGCCTACAGCATCGTCAGCGATGGCCCCCTGCACGGAGAGGAGATGAACACGATCATTGGAGATATGATCGGGGACATTTGCCACTACGCGGAAAGCCTGGGTTATGACGCCGCAGACCTCGTCCGGCGCGGCCTTGACCATTGGTCGTCCGAGAGGATGGACCCGGACGGGCAGCTTCCCTTCCAGCACGCCACAATCACTTTCGGAACGCCGAGCCTCATGCCGGAACCGAAGACCGAGGACCCGGTGATCTGGGTGGCGACGATCTCACACAAGCACGGCCACAACTTCTACGTCGACACCACGGACGACGGCCTGACCAAGCAGATGGCGCAATACTGCCGGGACTGCTGGGATGAAGTTTCAGACCACGACGAAGTGCCGGACGACCATACCGGCATCCCGGATCAGATGGTGATCGACTTCTACTTCGAGCACAACGATCAGGAATACATCGACGTCCACGACAGCGCGAAAGTGCCTGGCCTGAAGACCGCCTTGAAGGAGGTCTACGGGTATCTGATCGAGGAGCCGGAAACCTCCGCCTTCTATCGCCTGTTCGCCACCAAGGAGTTAGGTCGCAAGGAGCTGGCCGAGTATTGCCGTGAGATGTGGTCCCACGTGTCGCACCCGCAGCCAGCCCCTGACGACGATGACTCGGTCATCGAGGACTTCTTCGAATACGCTGGGGACACGGGGTATTACCTGTCCCAGGAAGGATGGTACACGCCGGAATGAGCCAGAGAATGGAACGGAGAGGCTTCCCGGTAGAAAGCCATCTGGTAGGCGACGACCCAAAGCCGAAACCCGCTATCGTCGTCTCGTGCTCGAAATGCCCGAAGAAGGATTTCTTGATAGCCGCGAACCTGAGCGGCTCCGTGCCGCCGGAAGCCGGCGAGAAGTTGTTCCGCAAACGCGGATGGTCCATGGGGTCGAGCCGGACCAAGGACAAGTGCCCGACGTGCGCGGGCTGGGAGCGCGCCAAGTCAGCACCGGAAGCCGGCCTGGATCGGCTGGTTCACATAGCCGAGGGCGCCGCCCTGGAAGTCCGCAACACGCGGGACCACGAAATCCATGACCTGCCGGCCGAGCCTCCGCCGGCGAAGCCCATCAAGCCCATAAAGCCCCGGAAGCCTCGCTCTGCCCCGGTGGCGCCTCTTGCACCCCCTCCGCCGCGCGAGCCAGAGAAAGAGCCGACCATGCCTATTCCAGAAGAAGACCGGCAAGATCGCCCCGGCGCCGAGATCGGGATCACCGCTGATCCGCCGAGGCAGCCGACCCGGGCCCAGAGGCGTGCGGTAGACGAGGCCCTGGCGCACTACTACGACCCGGAAGCCGAGATGTACAATGGCTCCTGGTCGGACAAGAAGCTGGCTGAAAAGATGGATGTCCCCCGGGCGTGGATCGCCGAAGTGCGGGAGGCCTTGTACGGACCCGACCGGTCCAAAGCCGCTGATCAGAATACGGTGAAGCTGGATGCCTACCGAGCGCGGCTGGTCCAGCTGGAGGAGGACTTCCTCAAGGCGATGGAGGATTTCGACAAACGCCGGAAGGAAATATCTGACCTGCTCGACAAGCTGGCCGCCGGTCTCCAAGGATGACTGAGCCCGTCAAAGCCACCCGTCGCTGCGGAGACTGTACGGCCTGCTGCACCGTGATGGCCGTCGTCGAGCTGGAAAAGCCGATGCGGGCCAAGTGCCCACACATCTGCTCGCGGGGCTGCCGCATATACCAGACCCGACCCGACTCCTGCCGAACCTGGTTCTGCGCCTGGGCCCTGGGTCATCTGCCCCGAGACTGGAAACCGAACAAGATCGGCATGCTGATCGACATCGGACAAGGCAAGGACTGGACCGCCCATGTTACGCCGGGAACGACCGACGAAGCATGGAGGCGGACTTATATAAGTCTTGGCCTCAAGGCGGTAGCCAAGGATGGGTTGATCATCCGCACGCTGTCGGCCAAATCTCAGGGGGTGTTCATGGACGGAAAGTACATGGATTTGAACACCGAGAAGTAGCTGGGTTGTACTCTCCGTCATGGCTGGTTAAAGGGTTGTCCACAGCCCGACTGACCCGTAGGCTGTTTGAGAGTTTCGGGGAGTTTCTATGCAGACCTCAGTTGAGGACATTCGCACCGGTCGTATCTGCCAACTGTGCTTCGGGCGTCTCGACCCGTCCCCGGAAAAAACACCCCGGACCTGCCAAGCGTGCGAAGACCTGATCGACGACCTCGTCTCGCCCATGGCCCGCAGGCCAGAACCCCGAAGCTGGCGAGAAGGCTGACCCAGACCTCGGTAAGAATTGCAAGTGGTTGCAATCCAGTTTTCTGGGCATGACCCTCATCTGAACCGTCGCGTCCCCAGGAAAACGTGGTAATCCAGCATGGATCGCTACGGGGGCACGCATGACCGACTTCTACACGGGACAGGACCGCAACGGTGTGTCGAAGAAATTCGGCATGCGGGTGGTGGCCGGCGAGACGGATATCTACGCCCAGTACGCGGCGTCCGACTCGGAGGTCCTTGGTGCTGATGGTCAGCCCCGCCTTGGGGTGTCGACGACCAAGAAGACCTTCACGGACTGCTTCTCAGGCTCCGCCATTGACGCGACCCTGTGGGAGACGATCACCGACACGGGGGGTATGACCAAGACGGTCAGTGCCAGCACCCTGACGGTGGGTATGGGCACGACCAATGGCGCCGAGCTGATCCTTCGGTCCGTCGAGACCTTCACGATCCCGACCGATATCCGAGCCATCCTGTCGCTGTCGCAGCGCCTGGCCGCGAACCAGGTCCGGATCAGCCTGATCGAAGTCGACGCCACCACGCTGGCTGCCGTGGCCCACGCGAGCCTGTCCGGAGACTACAAGAACCGGGCCAGCATGTATTTCGGGAACACGACCACGGCGGCCCGTGCGGAACTGGAGACGATCTCTGAAGACAGCTCGGTCCTAGCCGTCAACACGACCGCCTCGCAGAGCCTGACCACTGGTGGTGAGTACGCCATGGTTGTCCGGCCGCAGGACGTCTTCTACCACGCACAGGCCAAGGACGTGGTCACCGCCCCCACGGCCACGGCTCTCCGCCTGAGCTCGCAGGTCCCGCACCCTGGCCGACTGTACAAGCTGCAACTGCACTTCAAGAATGGTTCTACGCCGGCCACGAACACCAACGTGGTGATCTCCCGGATCGCCTGCCTGGATATCGACGAAATCGCCGTGACCCTGAGCACCGGGCGGACCCTGGCGCCTGCGGCGGTGGCTCCTGTCGGCGGGTCCGGCTCCAGCGCGGTCACCCAGTACGCGGAAGATGCGGCGCATGGGTCGGGGGACTCCGGAATTGGCGCCCTCGGGGTCCGCAAGGACACGGCGGCGTCTTTGGCCGGCACGGACGGGGACTACACCCTGGCGATTTACGACAGCGTCGGTCGTCTGCATACGCGGATCGGCGCCATCGACGCCAACGAAGGGCATATCGGCGAAGTCGCGGGCAGCATGATCACCGTGTCGGTGACCCCGACGATCTCGACCTCGGCCTACGCGGCGGACGACGTGGTCGGCGGCATCATCACCCTGTCGGCCATCGCCCGGGCTACGGCCAAGAGCGGCTACATCACGTACATCGACATTGTTTCGAAGACGGCGGTGGCGCAGGCGCTCGATATCATCCTGTTCAAGGCCACGCCGGCCAGCGGCACCTACACCGACAACGGGGCTCTGACTCTGTCGGCGGGGGACGAAGCCAACATTCTTGGCCATGCCCGGATTGACACCTGGCGCCCCCTCGGAGGAACCAAGACGGTCGGCGCGGTGGAGTGCCGCATTCCGTTCCAAGGGCAGGCCGGCACCGACCTGTTCATCCTGATCCTGACCCGTGGTGCGTTTACGCCCGGCACCACGTCGGACTGGACGCTGAAGGTGACGGCGGACAACAACTGATGGACCCGACCCGCCGGCGACGATTGATTTTGAGCCGCCGCGCGACCGGCTCCATGCCGGCTCAAACGGCGGTGCTGGATAGAATGTCGGCGCTGGGAGTATCCCCCGACGCGACCCGGGAAGGCCATCTTCGCACGTTCATCGACAGTGTCTTCACCGCCGGTGGCTGGACAAAGATGGACCTGCTGTATCTGCTGGTGGGTCACGCCGACGCGGCCACCCGGATCAACCTCGTCAACCCCGGCACGTACGACCTCACCAAGGTCAACACCCCGACTTTCACGGCAGACGGGGGCTGGACCAGTGCGGCGTCGTCGTACCTGGATAGCGGGTTCAACCCGTCCACGGCCGCCGGCAGGAAACTCGCCCAGGACGACGTCTCGTACGGATTCGCCACACTCACGGACGCGGCGGACAGCAACAACGTCAAGGCGCTGGGTGGCGTCGCCAACATGCGGACCATGCCGCGCCGGGCGACGGGTGGGGACTGGATCATGTACGGCGGGTCGACGACGGTGAACGTCATTGTTTCCGCCAACACGGGGAAAGGCCTGTATGGTATGAGCCGGTCTGCGGCTGGCTCGTACACGCCCCAGAAGAACGGCGTGGCCCAGGCGTCGGTAGGCCAGACCTCAACAGCTCCGACCAATGCCAACTTCCTGATCTTGACGTCGGACGGGACGAACCTGACGTCCAAGCAGGTGGCCCTCGGCTTCGTCGGCCAGGCGATCTCCGACGCGGAGCATACCGCCCTGTGGAACGCCTATGTCGCCTTTATGACGGCTATCGGCAGTAGCGCGACCTGATCCTTCCTCGGGGAGCCGATTGCCCGTCTTGACGACGCACCCTGTTTCTGTGTCAAGTTATCCCCAGTCTGGATAATGGGGTACGGGCATGACTACGAGGGTGTCGTTCGCAGCCATAAAGAAAGCCGTGTCCGGGTATTACGGCGTGCCTGTCGAGGACATAGATGGTGATCGCCGGTTCGGGCACATCATCCTGGCTCGACAGATGGTGTGGCGGCTGGCGCGGGAATACACCGACCTGTCGACGCCCTCTATAGGGAGGCTGTCAGGTGGTCGAGACCATACAACGGTCTGCGCGGGCACCCTATCCCTGGCCAAGAAGCTGGAGCGGGAGCCTCGGTACGTCCGGGATTACTTGATCCTGTCTGAGATGGTAGCCCGGCTGCAAAACCCCTTGTCACCAGCCCCCCAGAGCCTACCCTAATGTGTAGATCAAGGAGGATCACCCGCATGACTGCCGCCATATTTGCCGCCATCGCCCTGCTGCTGAAGACGAACGAGAAGAAGATCGTCGCGGTCATCGAGGGCTCGCCCGGCACCCGTCTTACCCCGGAAGACCTGGAAAAGTGGTTCGCCTCCGCTGACCCACACCGACCGACCAATACGCTTCAGATGACGGCCTTCGACACCGCGCAGAAGATGTTCCCGGGGCAGACCCTCGGGTTGGACCCGTTGCAGGACGCCCAACTGAAAATGTGGACCGCCTGGTGGCTCATGGAGGCCCAGAAGGAAATCGCCGAGCACTACCGGCGCTGCTTCGAGCGTATGGTGGAACTGGTGCAGGACGATCCGACTATGTCTCCGGAGATGGCGAACACCATGCGCGAGGTCTTCGAAACCTTGATCCATGAGACGGATCAGCGCATCGAAAGCATCAACAAAGTTCAGGAGCCGGCCGAAGATGTCCGACGAGCCCGTAAAAACCGTGGTCCTTTTTCGCAAGTACCTAACCGGTGATGTCGTCGCCGTGCTGCCGGAGCACTCGGCGGACCCGGAAGGCAACTACGCGGTCGCGGTGGGGCAGGGTGTCGGCTACTACCCGGTAGACCCCCAGAGCGTGATCCAGGTCACGGTGCCGGCGTCGCCGACCGAGTACGCCCGCCTGAAGCGGGATGTCGAGACGATGCCGACCATCGACCAGCTGGAGCTGTTCGCGGGGGCCGTTAACGGCCTGGCCTTGACCGACTGGAAAGCGATCCGCAAGGGCAACGCCGAGCGGTACATGCTGTACCCTCGCTTCAAGCAGGCCCACAGCCGATCCCGCCGGAAATCTCCTTGACCATCTGGGGACAACTCGTACAGTAAGAGGGTCTTCCAGCCCCAAGTAGCGAATGCGGGTTTCGCCCGTTGGCCCCTCGAAAGGCCGCACCTAAATCAGCAAGGTGACCAGCCACGCGGGGCTGGAAGATACCAAGGTGAGAGAGGCGGTTGGGTACCGGGACGTTCCCAGGAGCCGCTCGACAGGAGGTCCGTAGTGGGTGGAACCACGCGGGCCTCCCGCCATTTAGAGCCTCTTGCATCTCGTAAAACGCTGTGCTGATATTTTGGCAGTTTCGGGAGAGCCCCATGCGCGAGAAGTTCAGCGACAGTCGGAAGAAGACGCCGCAGGTGATCCCTGACGAAGACTATGAACCCGCCATCATCAAGTTCCTGCACCCACGAGGCTACGGCTTCCTGGAGCGGACCGGAGGCGGCAAGGACGTCCATTTCCACATCGACCGGCTCGACCCCGCTGTGGTCAAGACCATGGAAGTCGGCAAGGCGATCCGGGTCTACGTGATCGAGGGGACCAAGGGTCCGGTGGCCGACAGCGTCCGCCCCGCATAATGCAACCACTTGCAATCGAAGAGAGCCGCTTTGAGCCTGTGCGCTTCGAGCCCAAGAAGGGTGAGCGCCTGATATTCCTGACGCGCGGCTACGAAGCGATCATCGACGAGGCCGACTACCCGCTGGTCTCGAAGTACAGCTGGCGGGTCCAGTTCGGCAGAAACACCTGCTACGCAGCCTCACAGGAGCCCGGGACCCGCAAGAAGCTCTACATGCACCGGATGGTGGCCCAGGCTCGTACAGCCGGCGTGGTGGATCACTGGGATTTCTGCGGCCTGAACAACAGGCGGAAGAACCTGCGGGTATGTGGCTTCGGGTCGAACGCCCAGAATATGAACGCCAAGTTTCGGATCAGCGCGGCCGGCTTCCGAGGCGTAGACAAGCGGGGGCATCGCTGGCGGGCCAAGCTGAAATTCGATGGCCAGTACCAGCACATTGGCTACTACGACTCGCCGATTGAGGCGGCCTTGGCCTACGACGAAGCGGTGCTGAGGCTGTACGGGCCGCACGCCTGGACGAACTTCAACAACGACCGGTTCGACCCGCCTATGGAGCACTCCATGAGCACGGACCAAGACGAAGACGATCAAATTCCCTTCTGACCGAACAACCCTATTGTCACCCGGTTATCCCCAGCTATAGTCTGAGGGTAACTACAGGGCCATGGAGGGCCCACCGGGGTTTATCCCGGCATCAACCGACGAACAGAAAAGGGGCCACGGATGGCCAAACTGCATGAGGTGCTGGCTGTCGAGGGTGACCTGAAGGGCACCGCCGACAAGATCATCACGGAAACCCGGGCGACCTTCGACAAGAAGCCGGACCACTTCCAGGAACAGACGGCCGAAACGAAGTATTTCGACGACAGCCAGCAGAACCTGAACACCAGCGAAACCAAGGCCCTGGTCACCACGGTCGGCGCCAAGCTGAAGTACATGACCGGCGCGGTCGGCCGATACTTCGACGCCTTCCTGTCGAAGGAACTGACCAACCAGGTCGCCCACGCCGACGTTGTCGTCAACGGCGTGGTCATCTTCGGCAACGTGCCGGCCACCGCCCTGCTGGGCATGGAAAGCCGGCTGAAGGAACTGCGCGCCGTCTACGAGGCCATCCCGACCCTGGCGCCGGGCAAGGTCTGGGAGCCGGACGCCGTCCGTCAGGGGGTGTACCTGAACAAGCACCCCGAGGAGCGGTCGGTCACCCGCCGCACCCTGACCCCCTTCGAGCTGTCGCCGGCGACCAAGGAACACCCGGCCCAGGTCAAGGCGCTGGAAGTCGACGTCCCGGTGGCCAAGAAGGTCGTGCAGGAAGCTTCCGGCATGCTCTCGGCCGGCGAGAAGTCCGACCTTCTGGAACGCCTCGACGCCCTGATCCGGGCGGTCAAGAAGGCGAGGCAGAAGGCCAACGGCGCTGACCAGATCAACGGCGACGGCTTCGGTGCCGCCCTGTTCGGCTACCTCCACGCCGGCCTGAAGTAATCGAGATTGGGGGTGGTGAGCGGGCTGATCCGCCCCACCCCCTCCAGAGCCCAAAAGGGACAGACTTGCTGTAAGCCTTGTTGTTGTATTGATAGCTGCTTGGACTTCGCCTTGCGTGGTTCAGAAACAGTAGCTGATCAGCGTGATATCCCTAAGACTTAAACAGACGGAGTTCCAGACACCCGCTTAAGACGTCCTGACCAATGCAGGTCCGGGGTTCGAGTCCCCGAGGGCCAGCCAAATCTCTTGGAAGAAACTACAAGGTATTTGGTGGCCCTTAGCTCAGTGGTAGAGCAGCACCAAATGAAAATGAGGCGTCTAGGTCGTAAGTGTTGGACGAAGCCGACTGTCATTAGCTCAATGGTAGAGCTACGGATTCATAATCCGTCGGTTCGGGGTTCGATACCTCGATGACAAACCGGGGGGTCAGGATAGGCAATGCCTGGCCCCCCACCTTGTCTTTGAAGGACCAGGAGGGTCCGTGCCCAAATATGAAATTTACGTCGACGGCGGGATCGTTGAGCAGCACTCGGCAGGCGCCGGCGCAGCCGTTCTCTACATCGACGGGCAGCTGCATTCGGCGGCCATCGTCACGGCCCCGCAGCTCTCGAACAATCAGGCGGAACTGCTCGGCGCGATCATCGCCTTCGAGCGCATCGTCCCCTACTACATGGCCCGCCGCTGCTCGGATTGCGGCGTCCTCGGGTTCAAAGGGGTTTGCACCAACGACGTGATCTGCAACATCGGCGAGGACAAGGTGAAGGCCTGCCCGTGGCCGGAATTCACAATCTGGTCGGACAGCCAGTACGTCGTGAAGGGCCTGACCCAATGGGTAAGCACTTGGCAGGCCAAAGGGTGGAAAACCGCTGACGGAAAGCCGGTGCTGAACCAACCCTATTGGGAAGGCCTACTGGCCCGCAGCAAGATCGGTAACTGGACCATGAAGCATACGCCGGGACACGCCGGCAAAATGGGCAATGAGATGGCAGACGCCCTTTGCGCGCTCGGAAAGGCGCTTCAGGCCGAGCATCTCAACGCCGGCAATGCAAGCTGGGGTGTGTACGACCTGGATGCAGCGACTGTGGTGGATTTGATCCATGGGGTTCCGCACAAGAAGGCCTTCGCGCTGGTCAAAGACTACTTCGTGCTGACGTCGTGGCACCGGGTGAGAACAAACCGGAAGCTATGGTCGCTCGGCTAACAGTTTGACCTACCCGACCCACCAGATAGAGTATCGTAACAACAACAGGGTGTCCGATGTACCAAAGCCAGTATCCCGCCGATCAGGTGCATGATTTCCTGTTTCTCGACACGGTGCAGCGGGCCCACGACCACGGGCTGACCTTCGACTACCACCTGCGGCCGGCGTCTGCCGCCGAGGTCGAGCAGGGCTTGTACGAGTTCATCAAGGCGGACCTGGCGCACCACGAACACACCCTGACGACGAACATTCCGTCTTTCGGTGACCGCTGGCTGCACACCTCGAACATGCAGAAGGCCATCCGGCGCGGCAACTTCAAGCAGGCCTGGCGGTCGGCCAACTGGCTGATCGAGCACGAGTTCGAGGACAAGATGTGGACCCGGCTGTCGGTCATCGCCGCCGAGGACATTGCTTTCGGCGACCCCTACCTGACGGCCATCGCCGTCTACGCCACCCGGTCGAAGACCACCCGGAACAAGCTGGGCCCGAAACTGCTGTCGTGGCTCCTGACGCAGATGTGCCGGCCCGACATGCCGAAGTCGCGGGACTTGACGGACCCCTTCGTGAGCTCGCTGGCCGACGGCAACCCGATCCAGCAGGTCTACGAGGCCAGCATCGGCCGGGACCCGGTGGAGATCATCAGCAGGATCGCCGACGACGGCAACCCGTTCAACGAGCGGATGGGCCTGCTATGGAACTTCTACCCCCGCGAGCTGATCATCGAGGGCAAAAAGTACACGGACGGCCTGACCGCCGAGCACCGCGAGACCCTGATCGAGGTGATGCGGATGCCGGGCTTGATCAGCTACCTGTTCCACTGGACGCGGACGGCGACCGGCTACGGCCTGAACGTCCCGGTGCCGTTGGTGTGGGAGCGCCTGTGCCAGGCCACTAAAGCCTCGGCGGACCTCGATCCGTACCACCCGACCATGATCCCCGGGAACCCGGACGAGATCGCGGCCTTCGTGCATCTGGGCGCCAACGCGGACTTCCTGCTGGCCGCTGCGGTTGACCAGCATACCCACTACGGGCGCAAGGCCATCGGTTACTGGCTCAAGGCCTCGCCGGCCATGGCGGAGCACGCCTTGCAACCACTTGCAACCTTCACCGGCGCGGTCAAGGAGGCCCTTTTCTACGCGGAGGTCGGCCTGCTCGGACCACGCCTGCACTACGACAACTCCGACGCGGCCTTCAAGGGCTTCCGGAACCAGTATTTCTTCGACAACTACCAGCTTGAACCGGACCAGGTCACCGGCCTGATCCATGACGTGGCGCGGGACCTTCGACAGCTGATCAAGGCCCGCAAGAAGGTACTGAGCCTGTGAGAAAGCTGACAGAAATTGAATGGTCCGGGTTCCTGCGCACCATTACCGCAAGCCCGCAGTTCGCGGACTGGCGGCTGGTGCCTATGCACACCCCGCTGCGCAAAGTGCCCCGTCTGAGCACGCACGGCGCCGACCTGCTCCTGGCGGCCGAGACCTTCACATTCGTCCTGGAATGGGAGCCCGAGATTGCCGTGCGGCCCGGCCTGCTGGCGTCCCGATTGGCGCCGAAAATGCTGGAGGCCCTGCGCAGCCCCCCGCCGGCGGGCCAGAACAACGTGCTTGGCTTGTTCAAGTCGACCTTGGCGTACCTCAAGGACGGGTCGTCGGTCAGGGTCAAATTCGATATTGCGTACGTCAAGGAGGACTAGATGATCCCGATCTCCAAGCCGTCCGTCGGCATCGAAGAGGCGGAAGCCGTTGCCCGGGTCCTGAAGTCAGGCTGGCTGACCAACGGGCCTGTCGTGCGGGAGTTCGAGCAAGCCCTTGAGAAGCGGTGGGGGTGGAAGCACGTCATCGCCACGAACTCGGCGACCATGGCCGGCGCCATCTTCTTTGACTGGGCGAAGGCCCGGGACCCGCATCTCTGGGCCATCGCTTTTCCGAACCTGACCTTCTCGTCCTTGGCGATCCAGTGGGCCAAGCGCGGGGGCAAAATCCTGATCAAGGACGTGGACCCGAACAACTATAACATGGTCATCGGATCGAGTTCGGACTACGTCTTCTCGGTTCCGACCGACTACGCCGGCCGCCCTGTCGAAGGAGTCAGCAATTTCGCCCTGTACGACAGCGCCTGCTACCACGGACCCCGGCGGCACCGAAATCACGCGGTCACATCGTTCTACGCCAACAAGGGTATGACCACCGGCGAGGGCGGCGCCCTGATGACCCAGGACGATGATCTCGCGGCCTACGCTCGCCAGTCTCGCCTGCACGGGATCAGCATGGACGCGCACGGACGGGATCAAGCCGCCGGCCCGGTGCTGGACTACGATGTCGAGATGCTGGGCAACAAGGCGAACATGACGGACATCGCCGCCGCGATGGGTTTGGAGCAGCTGAAGAAGCTGGACGGGTTCAAGACCCAGAGGCTGGCCATCAGAAATAGGTACAGCCGAGGGCTTGCCCTTCAGGGAGCAGCTATTCAGGCCCCCCACGCGGGGCATAGCCTGACGATGATGGTGGTCGAGTTTCTTGACACGACCATGCGGTCCAGGGTGGTCGCGGCGCTCTGGGCGGCCGGTATCCGGGTGTCCAAGCACTACCCGCTGCTGACCGACCTGACGGCCCTTCAGCCGCACATTCTCAGCGGCTGGGACACGCCGGTTGCAACCCGCGCATCGGGCTGTATGCTGTCCCTGCCGATTTACCCCGGGCTCACCGACATGGAGGTCGACAGGATATGCGAGACCATAAACAAGGCGATCTGAAGGACTATTCGAAGGCCGTCGACGAGTGGTCAACGAGCGGTCAATGGTGGAGGACCGCCACCGCTCTGTTCCAGACCATGAAGATCGCCGGCAGTCCGAAAGTCCTCGACGTTGGCTGCAATCAGGGCGCCCTGCACGACGTGCTGCGGGCCTTCAACCCGGCGGCTCGGTATCATGGTGTCGATTACAACCCGGAGGCCATCCAGCTGGGCTTGGAGAAGGCCCCGCACCGACAGCTATGCGCCTTCGACGGCGTCACGATCAAAGAGAGAAACGTCGGGCACGTCGTCTGCATCCATACTCTGCCCCACACGGCGTATCCGGCGGAGCTACTCAAGTCGATGCGCGACACCCTGCAACCTGGCGGGAAGCTGGGCATGCTGGTGGCCAACCCTCGTCACGACAAATGGCTCGCCCTCGACAACCTGCTTTCCGGGTACAAGGGCGATCCAACGATCCGCCAGATGTGGTCGGAGACGCAGCTGCACGACCTGGTTTACGCCGCCGGCTTCCGCAACATCGTCATCACCTATGTCGGCCGAAAGGCCTATTCGTTCCTGGGGGACAATACTCGCCAATGGTTTCAGCTGATCGCGGAGCGGCTCTAGGCCACCTCCTGCTCGACCGGTCCAGCATTGCTCTGGACCTGGCCCAATTCGACAACAAGACGGTGATGATCACGGGCGCCGGCGGTTCCATCGGCGGGGCCCTGGCCAAACGCCTGGAGCACTCGCTGGCCAAGCTGATCCTCGTCGATCACTCGGAAGTCGGTCTGTACCACGCCCATAAGGCCCTGCACGGCCGAGGCACGACGATCCTGTGCGATATCCGGAACTACGAGGCGCTGGACGAGGTCTTCACGGCATACCAGCCGCACATCGTCCTGCACGCAGCGGCGCTCAAGCACGTCCCGATGCTGGAGATCGCGCACAACGTCATGGAGGCGATGACCACGAACATCGACGGGACCGACAATGTCCTGGCCTGTGCGGGCTACCACAAGGCCGAGAAGGTGGTGGTGATTTCGACCGACAAGGCGGTGAACCCGTCTTCGATCCTGGGATTGACCAAGCGCGCGGCCGAACTGATCACCGCCCATTACAGCGACAGCCGGCTGTACCCGGCGACCCAGTATTCCGTGGTGCGCTTCGGCAATGTCGTGAACTCGGCGGGGTCGGCCGTCCCCCTGTTCCGTGAGCAGATCGCGGCCGGCGGCCCGGTGACGATCACCCACCACGCCATGACCCGCTACATGATGACGCTGACCGACGCGGTCACCCTCGTCCTGGGGTCCTTGTCGCTGGACTACGAGCCCCGATCCCTGTTCGTCCTGGATATGGGCGAGCCGATCAGGATCATCGACCTGGCGACCATGCTGATCAAGCTGGCCGACAAGGAGCCGGGCGTCGATATCTGCATCAAGGAGATAGGCATCCGACCGGGCGAAAAGCTGTCCGAGGAGCTGTTCTACCCGGACGAGGCCCCGAAGCCGTCCACGGTGATCCCCGGCGTAATGGCCGGCACGATCCAGCTGGACCCGGAGTTGTCGCAGACCCTGCTCAAGCTCAAGGTCGCGGTGCCGCTCCGACACCGGGAGGCCGCGCTGCGGCTCTTGAAGGAACTGGTTCCGACCTACACTGGAGACTACCGTGTCTGACGCCTACGCCAAGACCGAGCTGACCCAGGCCGCTCCGAGCGGCTTCCCGGCGCGACTGGCGCGGGACCTCTGGGAGGAGAGCCTGCTCGACGACGACATCACGATCTTTGACGTCGGCTGCGGCACCGGGGATTTCGGAGAGGCCCTGCTGTACAAGACCACGAAGAAATCGACGCTCTGGCTGCTGGATCGCTCCCGCATGGCGATCAGGGGGCACTTGTCCGATATGTTCCGGTACTGGGACTTCGGCGAGGTCCCGGTGCTGCTCATGGGCCAGGCCGACATGGTGTTCTGCAAGTCGGTGATCGAGCACATCGGGGATCAGGTCGGCTTCATCGAGAAGCTGGCCGCGATGCTTGCCGACAGCGGCGTGCTGGTCGTCATGGCGCCGGACTGGCACACGACTTCCGCCTACTTCTGGGACGACCCGACCCACGTCCACCCGGTGACCGAAGCCGGGTTGGTGAAGGCCGTCGAGATGGCGGGCCTCGAAGTTCTCTGGCACGGCACCATGCACCAGACCGACAAGCGCCCGGGGCTGCTGACCTGGGCGTACTCAAAACTGGTCCCGCAACGGCTGGCGGTGGCGCTGGAGCGCCTGACCGGGAACAGCTGGTTCCGCCACGCCAAGCAGAAGGCCGTTTTCGTCGTGGCCCAAAAATGATCGTCTCCGACCACCAGCCCTTCCTGTTCGGCCATGCCGGCTACTGGTCGAAGGTGTTCGCTGCCGACACGCACATCGCCATGCTCGACGTCGCCCTGCGGCAGGAGGATCATCTTGGGCGCGGGGAGATCACGGCACAGGGTCAATTCGGCGTTGGTCTGACCAGAGAGAAGACCATTGGAGAAGCCCGGGTTACCGGGACGGACAAGGCGGCCAAGACGATCCGCCAGCTGCTCATGTCCCGGCGCAACAGGTTTGGAGCCCGGCTGGAGAAGATCGCCAACCTGCTGGAAGTCTCCGAGGGCAAGCCGTACAGCAAGGTCTGGTTGGCCATGGCTCAGACGATCCAGGGCCTCGTTGGCGCCGGGGCGTATATCCGGCTATGCAAGACCTACCCGCCCGGGCACACGACCTTCCGGCGGAACCTGGCCCGGGTGCAATTATACGCCCCGGACGCCAAGCTGTACTTGTGCGGGCCGGCGGTGCGGGACTATCGTCTGGCCGACGAGACCGCGCATATCCCGGCGTTGGTTCATGTAATGAACAACCCAGACCGTCGCAGCTTCCTGGAGATCATCGCCCGCGAGGAGCGGCCGGCGGACTTCCTGCGCGACTACCGATTGGAGCACCTGTGACCATCCTCGTCCTGTCCCCCCATGCCGACGACGCCGAACTGGCTATGGGGGGTACTATCGCCAAGTGGTGCCACCGGAGGAAACAGGAGGTGGTCATCGCCGTCGCCTGCGCCTCGAAGTACGAAAACCGGGATGGTCTGGTGGTCTCTCCGGAAGACCGTGAACTGGATCAGATGGCCGCTTGTCATGTGCTGGGAGCGCACTGGCACTGGCGGCCGTTCGACGCCGAGAACAAGCTGGACCTGGTGCCGAGGAGCGAAGTCGCCGACTGGATCGACGGCCTGCTGTTGCAACACGCGCCGAGCGCCGTCTACGTCTGCCTGCCCTGGTTCAATCAGGACCACACGGCGCTCTGGGACGCATTGCAAGTGGTTGCACGCCGTGCCGAGGGCCCGGACCTATGGGCCTACGAGATGCCCGGACAGCACCCGCCCCAGGAATTCGGCTGGCGCTACGAGGCCCTGATCGAACCCGATATCGAACGGAAGGGCGCGGCCCTTATGCTGCACGCCACCCAACGGCTGGACCTGGCGACCGGCCTGATTTCGATCAAAGGCGCCGAAGTCCACACCCGTATGCGGGGGATGCAAGTCAACCGAACCCACGCTGAACGCTTCCTCTTGCTCCGGGCGACCCAAGCATGACCACGAAAATCTTGCTCGATCCGATCCTGACCTCGACGCCGGGCAAGTGCTCGACGACGATCATGTTCCGGACCTTCGTCGACCGGGTGCTGCTGGATGAGAAGCGCGAGGACGTGTTCTTCTACTGGGTGGTCCCGTCCTATGTCGAAGAGGCCGACATGGACTGGTACCCGAAGCACCCGAACATCAGGTACCTGCGGAACACCAGCACCAAGGACCGGGTGCGGGAGTACATCACGCTCGGCGCCGAACTGGAGGACTACCTGGCCTTCAACGGCGAGACCTGGGATGCGGACGTCGTGCTGACCGTGCGGACCGGACTGACCCCGCTGATGCGCCTGATCATGACCTCGCCGCGCGAGCGCCGCTGGCACTGGACCAAGCAGGTCTGGGTGCTGGAGGTGATGCCGATGGTCAGCTTCAAGGACACGGTTCCGCAGATGGTGCCCGGGGTTCAGGACCGCTGGACCATCGACGGCTACCTGGCGGCCGACAACGTCTGGGTCTGCTCGTACCATGAGAAGCCCGGTATCCTGCGGGAGGCCCGCAACCACTTCACCCCGTCGCTGGTCCGCCAACTGGAACCGAAGATCACCCCGGTGGTCACCGGCCAGTTCGAGGAATACCGGATCAAGCCGGAGGACAGCTTCTTCCAGAAGGGTGGAGAGCAGCCGTTCGGCCTGGCCTACATCGGCCGGATGGAGAAGGCGAACAACGTCGACGATATCTACCAGATCATGGAGAAGGCCTGGGTCCTGCGCGGGGATCAGGTCAAGCTGATCGCCTGCACGGTGTCGACGATCATCAAGGGCTTCGACGAGGACATTGTCGACGTCCGGTTCCCGCCCCGAGAGCAGTTCTGGGAGATCGTCAAGTCGGAGCTCCACGCCTTCATCTACATGCCAAAAGGCGGCGGCTTCAGTCTGTCGCTGATCGAGCCGCTGATGCTCGGCACCCCGGTCATCACGACCCGCACGCCGGTCCATGAAAGCATGCTCGGGCCTGACTATCCGTTCTACTGCCCCGGGCCGGCGAGCGTGTACGGCATGTTCAAGGCGCTCTATGACGACTACGCCGGCCAGTACGCCCGGTTCGTCGAATGGCAGCAAGGCTGGTTCAAGACCACCTACGCCAAGCGGTTCGCGGACGACTTGCTGTACCCGAAGCTCTACGACGCTCTGCTCCGGTACGAGACCATGATGGAGGAGACCGAAGACCTCCAGGTCCTGAAGGACAACGCCGCCGTGAAGCTGCTGGCCGAGGAGATGAAATCCGGCGAGGAGACGATGTTCGAGACCGTCAAGCGGCTGGGCAAGACCGGCGCCATGGGCGTGCTGGCCGACAAGACGCGGGACGGGGACCGGCTGAAGCGGTCGATCACCTTCAGCCAAGCCTGGAATACCCTTCGCATCGGCCTGAAACTGCACTATGGCTATGAGGACGCAAGCACGGTGACGGGGCATCTTCGCCTCCGATCCTGACCAAGGAGGGGGCTTTGGCGAAATCCTACGAGCCGGTGCGGACCAAGCTGCCGATCAAGCTGCTGATCCCGTCCGAGAACAACCCGAACAAGATGACCGACCGGGAGTTCGATCTCTTGGTGGAGAACCGGCAGCGGGTCGGCCACACCGACGCCGTCCTCGTCTGGCCGTTCGATCTGAAGCTGTTCAGGAAGGTCTGGGACGCTCACAAGAAGCTGTTGGGGGCCGAGCCCACCGACGAGAGCCTCGCCGCCTTCTACGCCGCCTTGCAGGGCGAGGGCGTCGTCTTCCGCATCATCGGGGGCCACCACCGTACCGAAGCCGCCAAGTTCAACGAAGAACTGGACATTCCCTGCACGGTGATCGTCGACCCGGCCTTCAACGAGGAGGAGGCGGAAGTGCAGCTGATGCGGCACAACGCCATCAAGGGCCGGCTGGACCCGCAGCGGTTCTTCGGCCTGTACGAGAAGTACCTGACCAAGGGCTACGGCGAAGACGTCATCCAGGATATGTTCGGCTTCGCCGACGAGGCGGAGTTCAAGAAGCTGATCGAGCAGTCGGCCAAGACCTTGCCGAAGGACTTGCAGCAGACGTTCCGCGAGGCGGCGGCCGAGATCAAGACGGTCGACGGCCTGGCCAAGCTACTGAACCATATGTTCACGATGTACGGGGACACGCTACCCTATGGGTACCTCATCATGGACTATGGCGGGCAGCAGTCGATCTGGCTCAGGCTGGCGGACAAGAAATCGTGGGACGCGCTCACCTTGATCGGGCAAGCCTGCATCGAGCAGAACCGCTCCATGGACGCCGTCATTGGGTACGTCATTCAGGAGATCGCCAAGGGCGAGCAGCCTGCCTTGGTGCAAGCCGCGTTTGACAACACGCCGCTGGTGAAAATGCCCAAGGACATGCTGGTCGCCCCGACTTTGGACAATTTGAAGAAGGTGGAGGGCCTGTGATCCCAGATCGGATCATGGACAAGGTGTTCCCGGCGGGAGACTGCTGGATTTTCACAGGAGCCGGTGAGGTCTACGGCTTTGTCAAAGTTAAAGGCCGGCAGATGTACGTCCATCGGTACGTTTGCGAACTGGCTCATGGGTCGTGCCCGCCGGATCAGGAAGTTCGGCACACCTGCGACCAGCCGCGCTGCGTGAACCCCGCTCATCTCCTATACGGGACGCATCAGCAAAACATAGACGACCGACAGGTGCGCGGAAGAACGGCCAGAGGAGCCGCCGCAGGGAATAGCAAATTGACGGATGCCGCCGTTTTGGCCATACAAGAGGCCTACGTTCCTGGAAAGATCAGGCAAGCTGACCTAGCCGAGGAATATGGGGTGACCCAGGCGACAGTAAGCAAGCTGTTACTCGGGCGTACGTGGGCGGGAGCACATGGCTAAGGGGCGGTTTGCCGACATCATCGCGCTGGGCCCCGAGCGGGTTAAGCAGATCGACGAGATGATGGCCGCCGGCGCCGGGGCCAAGCGCATGCGCTCGGTCATCAAGATCGACTGGAAGCTCTGGGCTGAGAAGTCGGACGGCGCCTGCGAGAAGCTGCTCACCCGCTACAAGCGGGAGGTCGTCGAAGCCAACCTGATGCGGGAGCTGGATAAGGCGGGTCTGGCCGACGTCCGGCGCATGGCCTCGGCCTACAACCCGCTGAACGTGGCCCACGAAATGGCCATGTCCCTGGCGGAGGTCGGCTACCACGGCAAGAAGAAGATCGACGAGCTCATGGAACAGGGCACGCCGGTCATCCCGAAGCAGTTCACCGACGGCGTCGCGGCGGCGTTTAAGGCCAACTCCGAGTACAGTCTGCTGTTGGACAAGCTCGGCCTGCGTCCGAAGATGAAGATGACCTACCGCGAGGCCGTTGCTCCGTCGAGCGACCCGCGCGTCGCCCGCATCGAGATCACCCCCGCCGTTGCCCGCGCCGCCAAGCGCATCCATGAAGCCCTGGGGGACGCCGATGACGGCGATTACGAAGAAGAAGTCACCCAAACTCACGTTGCCTGAAATCCACGAACTCCTGATGGAGTTCGGGGTTCCGGGGCAGTCGGTGTGGCTGGCCGCCCAAGGCATGAAGCAGGTCGACCAGCGCGGGTTCCTGGAGGCAGGGCTGCGCCGGCTGGCCCAGGCCGTGGAGGACGCCTTCGCCTACGAGGAGGAGTACAGCCTCTACAAGGACAACGTCCTGCCGGTCTCTTTCGCGGAGTTCGTCACGGGCAAGGAGTATCTGGACCGGGCCCACGAGATTTACCCCGAGGTGCTGAAGTGTGGCTCTGAGCTGAACAGCGGACGCTACGTCGAGGCGGTGCTGACCGGCGGGATCGGGTCCGCGAAGACGACCCTGGCCAACTACACCATCGCCTACCAGATTTACATCCTGTCCCGGTATCGGAACCCGCACGCGGAGTTCGGCCTGGCCAGCACCGACGAAATCGTCTTCGCCATCCAGTCGTTCTCGGCCGGCGGCCCGACGAAGAACGCCTTCGAGCGCCTGTACAACCTGATCACGGCGGCGCCGTACTTCCAGAACGAGTTCCAGTGGGATCGGGAGCGGACGTCGGAGCTGATCTTCCCGAACCGCATCTGCTGCCGGTACTACTCTGGCTCGACGGCGGCGGCCATCGGTCAGAACGTCATTGGCGGTCTGCTGGACGAGGTCAACTACATGGCCATCGTCGAGAATTCGAAGCAGAACATGGACAGCGAGACCTTCGACCAGGCCAAGGCGCTGTACGACACCATCGCTGAACGTCGCCGGTCGCGCTTCTCGAAGAACGGCAAGCTGGCGGGGATGCTGTGCATGGCGTCCTCGAAGCGTTACCCGGGCGAGTTCACCGACCGGAAGATCGACGAGGCGCGCAAGGAGCTCAAGGAGCAGGGCGTCACGACGATCTACGTCTACGACAAGCGGGTCTGGGACGTGAAGCCGCTCCACTTCTTCACCGGCAAGTGGTTCGACGTGTTCCTGGGGGACGCGACCCGGAAACCGTTCCTGGTCAAAGAGGGGGACAAAATCCCCGAGAAGGACGCTCACCTGGTGCTGAGGGTGCCGGAGGAGTTCAGGCCCTCGTTCCGCAACGATATCCTGAAGGCGATCCGCAACATCGGCGGCCACTCGACCTACGCCATCAACCCGTACATTATGGACCCGGAACCGGTGAAGGCTTGCTTCGGCAAGGTTCCCTCGATCCTGTCCCGCCCGGACTGCGACTTTGTGGCCTCGTTCGCCCAGACCCATCCGAAGCTGTTCCGGGACACGGAGAACCCGCGATGGGTCCACCTCGACCTGGCCTTGACCGGGGACGCCGCCGGCGTGGCGTGCGGGTACATCAAGCGGTTCGTGCCGATGAAGCGTAGCCCGACCACTGTCGAGATGCTGCCTGAGATCGTCTATGACTTCATCCTGCGGGTCCGCCGGCCGGAGAACGGCGAGATCGTCTTCAGCCGTATCCGGGACATGCTCATGCGGCTGCGCGACCTCGGCCTGCCGATCAAGTACGTGACCATGGACAGCTTCCAGTCGGCGGACACCCGGCAAATCCTGGCTCAGAACGGCTTCATGACGGGGATCAAGTCGGTGGATATCGACACCCTGCCGTACGATACGTTCAAGACCGCCCTGGGGGATGGCCGGGTCCTGGCCCCTGAGCATGAGGTGGCTATGACCGAGACGATCCATCTGGAACGCAACATGCTGACAAGCAAGATCGACCACCCGCCGCAGGGGTCGAAGGACTGCTCGGACGCCATGGCCGGGGTCGCTTATGGGCTGACCATGCGGACCGAACTCTGGTTCCAGCACGGGATTACGCCCACGATCTATCAGCAGCAGCAACGCGGCTGATCTTGCGGAACCCCGCAAAGTCGCATACTAGTCCAGCCCTGGGCCAAGCGGGAGTCACTCATGGCAATCCAACTCTCTGTCGCTGTGCGCAACGCGCGGCTTGACGCTATCGAAACCTCCATCGGCACGAGCGCGATCATGGAAATCCGCTCGGGCTCGGCGCCGGCCACCTGTGCGACTGCCAACAGCGGAACCGTGCTGGCGACCATCGCCCTCGGCTCTGACTGGATGGCGGCTGCTTCGGCGGGCGCGAAGGCCAAGAGCGGCACCTGGACCGACGCCACCGCTGACGCGACGGGCACGGCGGGCCACTTCCGCATCTTCGCCTCGGACGGCACCACCTGCGGATTGCAGGGCACGGTGACGGCCACGGGCGGCGGCGGCGACCTCACGCTGGACAACACCTCCATCGCCTCCGGGCAGGCCGTGACCATCTCCAGCTTCACCCTGACCGACGCCAACGCCTGATGAGAACCCAGGCCTGGTGGCCTGACACTCACCCCGGCCACGAGCTTCACACGCTCTGGGACGGGGACGAGTTTCAAGGCTGTACGAAAGCTATCGTAAACGGTGAAGAGGTCCTGGACTCGCAGGCCGTGTACGATGCTGTTCTGCTGGAGAACCAGCTTAAGAACACCACGCTCAACCTGATCCGCGAAAACCTCCCGGCCTGGATCGACCCGGAGAGCGTCGAATGGGATTTTGGTGTGGCTGACGGCCTGCTGTCCTTCACCATCCCGGGCGCTACTGACCCGGTTTTGGAGCAACTTCGGGGCCTCGTCCCCGAAGGTGTGACCGTTGGCTGAGAGTGCGTTCGTCGGGGCGACTGACAGCGCCGGTATCTCCCCGGCATCGAGCGTCACATACTACGGCAACTATGGAAACTCTGTAGCGGCCACGCAGCCGGCGAACACGAACGAGGCCCATGCGGCTATTGTTCATCGCGGGTCGGACTGTGTGTTGCAGAACCTTCGCGCCCGACTGACGACCAACAGCCGCGCGGCGAACTCGACCATCACGACCCAGAAGAACGGATCGGCCACGTCGCAGGTGGTGACGATCACCGCTTCGACGACGGGCACGTACACGGACCTGACCAACACCGTCTCCCTGACGGCGGGCGATACCTACAGCTACGCCCTGGCCATCGGCGCCACCTCTGGCACGCTCCTGCTGAACGCCCTGACGGCAGAACTGGAAAGCACCGGTCAATCTGTCAGCCCGCTGTCGTGCTTCGGGACGGTCTCGCTGACCACGGCCAGCGCGACCCGCTACATAGCCCTTGGGGGCCGCCTCCAGTCTATGCTGGCGACGGAAAGCGAAGCGCAACTGAAGACCCCCGTGGCCGGGTCGTGGTCGCATCTTCGGCTGTATGTCACGGCGGCGCGGGCGACGACGACCACTGTTCGCAGCCGGAAGAACAGCGCCAACGGCAACCAGCTTCTGAGTATCACGGGCACGGGCGCCTTTGAGGACACCAGCAACAGTGACACCGTAGCTGCCGGCGACAATCTCAGCATCTCCCTGGTGACGGGAAGCGGCGCTGATACGCTGACGATTGTAAACGCCTCTTCGACCTTTACGCCGAGCACGGCGGGGGCTTCGGTGATTGCGGCCCCCATCATGGCGTCCACCTCGGCGTCGGCGGGGGCCAACAGGTTCAACCCTGTGATGGGGCGGTTCGCGGTTACCTCCACGGAGTCCACCGTCCAGGCTCCCGCGCCGTTTGACGGCACGGCCAGCTACCTGACCTACAGCCTTTCCGCCAACGCCTCGACGGTCACGTCCAACATCACGCTTCGGAAGGCCGGGGCGGATACGGCTGTAACCATCGCCATAACGGCGGGCGCCACCGGACTATTCGCGGACACGTCCAACAGCGTCGCGGTCTCGACGGGCGACCTGCTGTCGGTCAAGATCAGCGACCACGATGGCACTCTGACTCCCCGTGGCTTCGCGTTACGATACACGCAAGCGGTCACGGAAATCACCGGCACGCTGGCGGCTACTCTCGGGGCCGTCACGCCGTCCGCTGCTGGCGTTGTTGCTATCGTCGGGGAGGTCGCTTCAACCCTGGGGGCCGCGACAAGCTCGGCTACCGGGGTTGTGGCCATCGCGGGCGAGGTCAATGCCACCCTCGGTGCGGTAACGCTGGAGGCCTCGTCAGAGCAAGTCGCGTACGGGGCCCTGTCTGCCACGCTCGGGGACGCGGCTGCTACCGGTGCGGGCACGGTTTCTGTCACGGGATCGGCCTCGCCGTCGCTGGGCGCTCTCGGGACGTCGGCGGCAGGCACGGTGCTTGTCGGAGGCTCGGCAGCCCCGGACCTGGGCGCGGTCACGGCGTCTTCGAGCGGAGCCGTCTCGGTTTCAGGGGCGGCGAGCCTCACCCTCGGCGCAGTGGCGGCTTCGGCCGCTGGTGCGGTGTCCGTTATCGGGGCGGCGACACCGACCCTGGCCCCGGCCACTATAGCGGCGGCCGGCGCCGTGACCGTCGCCGGGGAGGCCGGGCCGACCCTGGGCCTGGTTACGACCACAGGAGCTGGCGCCGTCTCCATCGCCGGCGCGGCGAGCCTCACCCTCGGCGAGGTGACCCTGTCGGCCTCGGCTGGGCAGGCGGCACTCGGGGAGCTAGACGGCACCCTAGGCGCGATCACCGCCTCATCGGCGGGCCTCGTTGCTGTTGCCGGCACTGCGGCCCCGGCGCTCGGCGCGGTCGGGGTTACCGCCAGCGGCGCGATCTCCCTCACCGGATCGGCGGCCCCGGAGCTCGGAACCCTTACGACCACCGCAACGGCAGCCGTGGCTGTTTCCGGAGCCGCGACCCAAACCCTCGGTGCGGTTACGGCGGTTGCGACTGGCGGCCCCGCCGCTACCGGCGCCTCCGACAACACCCTCGGCGCGGTCACCGTTCTGTCGTCAGGCACCCTGCCCATCGCGGGGACGACGAGCACCACCCTCGGTGTGTTGACGGGCGCGTCCACGGGCGCCCTGGCCATCACGGCGGCAGCCAGCGCCGTCCTGGGCTCTTTGGCCAGCGCCGCCGCCGGCGCCGTCCAGATTGTTGGTACCGCCGCGTCGACCCTCGGGGCCCTGGTCCTATCGGCTTTTTACCTGGACCCGCTTGTTACCCCGAGACAGAGACGCCTGACGCTGGCGTACACCAGCCGAAAGATCACGCTCCTCAGCGAGGACCGGGCTCTGTCTATTCCCTATGTTTCGCGTATGCTGCGGCCCGGAGCCGGAAACGCTGTAGTCCGGAAAGGAGACCTGATCTTGCTCACCCTGCCGAAGAAGTTTTCGAGCGAAGTGCTGGACTACCAGGTCGACTGGCAAGCCCTGCTGTCTGACGACACGATCCTGACGGTGACCATCACGCCGTCAGACGGCTTGGTCCTTGGCGACATAAGCACTGCCGGCGGCATCACCACCTTCTGGCTTAGTGCTGGTACGGCCGGCGCCAACGCGCGTATCGGGGTGATCGGCGTCACCGCGCAGGGCCGCACGCACAAGGTTCTGATCAGCATGCAAGTGCAATGATGCTGGTGTCATTCACCTCGGACACGAATTTCAGCCTGTTCACCGAATTCCTGGACCTGCGCTACCCGTCGAACCTCTTGGAATTGGACAAGGAAGCGCGTACGGTCCGCTTTCTTGGGGGCGACCCAAACGCGCAGATCATGCGCCTGGTGGTCGACCACAACGGCGTCATGGAAGACGACGACTGATTGCAACCACTTGCAAGGCTTTGAACATGCACGCTGATCTCAACCACGCCCGGGTCCAGAAGGGCCTGCCCGGCTTCATGATCTCCCTCGTGCTGGCCAGCATGAAGAATGTCGGCCTGGAGATCAGGAAGGACCTTGAAGACCTGGCCGGCAAGGCGTCGGTCCTGTCGGTCAAGGACCTTCCTCCTGTGGCTAGACAGACCGTGGCGCGGGCCATCGAGAAGGACGGCTACGACATTCTCAAGGCCTCGAACGAAGACCAGCTGCCGGCGCTCCTGGCGGGCGTCTGCGTCATGTTCGTGAACCTTCAGAAGCGCGGCCACGACGTCGAAGAGAACGCCATGCTGGTGTGCCTGGCGATTGCCGGCGAAGCCACGGGCGAGGACGAGCAGGACGAGGATGGCGCCTACGGACGCATCTCTACGATCATGGATGCGGCCCGCAAGATGGAGAAGGAGGCCCGGCATCGCGGGTACTTCAGCCATCTCATCCTGGCGGCCGGATAACCCCTTGTCCCGTCGGACCCTCCAGATACAATAGGGGTATCAGACCAAGGAGGGTCATATATGCCTGCCCACAACAACAAGCTGCGGAACGCAAAGAGCGAGCTCGGCGGCTTCACCCAATGGCTCGGCCGCAAGGTGAAGAACCACAACCCGTTGCAGAAGACGCACCGGCAACGCACCGGCCTGACCTCGGAGTTCAAGGTTGGCGCCGCCCTCGACCGCGAGGGCGTGATCTACTACAAGCCGGGCGACGGCCGGTGCTTCCGCCTCAGCATCGAAGAAATCGGCGTGGACGACATGCCGGTGAAAGTGGCTCCGATCCTCGCATGAAGATGAAGCTCTCCAAGGTGAAGGCCTTGATCAAGCAGGGCGGGGTCAAGGTCATGCTGGAGACCCCGGTAACACTCACCACGGCCGGCGTGACGTACGCCGCCAAGCTGGTTGCGGAGGTGTCCAAGGACAGCCTCCTGTCGGCCCTGACCGCCTTCCCGTTCCAGACGGAGATGGAGGTGTTCATGACGACGGACATGGTGGTGGTCATCAAGGCGCACACGCCCGGACCCCCCCATTGACGCCGGCTGATATACTCCTTGACCAGCAGACCCCAGAGCCTAGTGTAATCGTATGATCATGGAGGATCAGGTGACAGACCAATTTGAGGCTTTCCCCCGCTTTGGCGCAGGTTTCGGTGATCAAAACGCCGACGCCTGGGAGCTTGGCGGCAAAGGGGCCAACCTTTCGAAGATGGCGGCCCGGGGCTACAACGTGCCCCCCGGCTTCATCATCCCCACGGCGTTGTCGCCGATGTTCGCGGAAGCCCCGAACGCGGTGATGGACGCGGTGATGGCCGACCTCGGCCCCTACCTCGACTGGCTCCGCAACCACTTCGGCTACATGCCGTTGCTGTCGGTCCGGTCGGGCGCCCCGGTATCCATGCCGGGCATGATGGACACCATCCTCAATGTCGGCATGTGCCGCGAGGTGTTGCCCGACTGGAAGGAGCGCCTGAACGAGCGGGCGGCCTATGACAGCTACCGCAGGATGCTCCAGATGCTGGGCACCACGGCGCTGAACCTGGACGCCAAGCGGTTCGACACCACCTTCGAGACCGTGAAGAAGGAGACCAAGGCCCACACGGACGCGGACATGACGGTCGACGCCCTTCGCTCGGTCTGCAAGCGGTACTGGACGATCTATTCGGACGCCGGCCTCAAAACCCCGCCCGACGATCTGCTGACCCAGCTGCGGTTCGCCATCGGCGCGGTGTTCAAATCGTGGAACAGCGAGCGCGCGATCCACTACCGGAAGATGGAGGGCATCTCGGAGGACATGGGCACTGCCGTTGTTGTTCAGGCCATGGTGTTCGGCAACATGAACGACCGGTCGGGTTCGGGTGTGCTGTTCACGCGCGACCCGTCGACCGGCGAGAAGGTGGTGCTTGGCGAGTTTCTCCCGAACGCCCAGGGCGAGGACGTGGTCGCTGGCATCCGGACCCCGCTCGGGCTCGACGAAATGGCGCAGGACAAAGACTGGGAGCCCATTCGCCACCAGCTGCTGGACATCGCCGAGAAGCTGGAGCTCGACGCCCGCGATATGCAGGACGTGGAGTTCACGGTGCAGGATGGCGAGCTGTTCATGCTCCAGACCCGCAACGGCAAGCGCACCGCCAAGGCGGCCTTCAGGATCGCCGTCGACCTGGCCATGGAGGGCATGATCGAGCGCAAGGAGGTCTACCGTCGGGTGACCGCCAAGCAGTATCTGCTCGCCAGCCGGCCGGTCATCGACCCGAAGTTCAAGACGCCGCCCTGGATGAAGGGCATTCCGGCTTCGCCTGGCGTTGTCAGCGGGCATGTCGTCACGTCGGCCGCAGCGGCTGTTTCGGCCGCCAAGCAGGGCTTGAAGGTGATCCTGGTGACGCACGAGACGACGCCGGACGACATCGCCGGCATGGACGCGGCCCTCGGCATCCTGACCAAGACCGGCGGCGCCACCAGCCACGCTGCCGTGGTCGCCCGAGGCATGAACAAGCCCTGTGTCGTCGGCTGCACGGACCTGAACGTCGATGACCCGCTGCTTCCGGGCCACATGATCAGCATCAACGGTTCGACCGGCGAAGTCTGGAAGCAGGAGGTTCCCGTCGCCGGCGGCGAGGAGGACGAATACCTCGACCAGTTCTTCCGCTGGCTGTTCGAAGACCACGGCATGATCGAGAAGGTCGTCCAGCCCCGCGCGAACAGCTGCGTGATGCTGGCCGAATGGCTGCACCGGACCCCGGCGGAGATCGTCACCATGGTCGATACGCTGAAGCTGCTGAACGATGACGGGCAGCTGGTGATCCTCGACGCGACCCCGGCCGATGCCTATGGCGACAAACCGGACGCCATGATCTGGAACGCTATGGGGGTCGTCCCCGAGCAGGCCCGCTTCGTCCAGAACGTGCTGGCCGGCGTCAAGGGCGCGGACTTGACCAAGACGTACTTCGTCACGGACCGCGACCCGATCAGGGACGTGCTGAAGAAGACCATGATGGAAGTCCCGGAGGCCCTGACCCTGCACAGCCTGCTTCATGTCGAGGGCTTCGTCACGGTCAGCGACAACCTCCGCGCGGCCCTAGGTCACGGAGCTCAGGTGAAGGAGGTTATGGACCTGGTGCTCGGGAAGAACCCGAAGGCCAGATTGATGCCGAAACCGATGTTCAAGGGTGAGGCGGCGTTTGCGGTCCTCAAGAGTGCTTGATATGGTGGCTCGACCGACGCACAGCCACAAGATCATGAGGATCGCATAATGGCCCTGGCCCTGACATTGGCGGAAAAGGAAGACCTGTACATCACGCTGCCCGGAGAGACGCCGGCGCGGTTCGTGATGACGGAGATGTTTTCCGACGAAGCCTTTACCCTGACCCGGGTCAGTACCGGCGAGCAGTACGAAATCGGCCCCGAGAAGGCGACTGAAATACTGCCCGGTGTCCGGGTGTCGGAAGGTCCCCGGGTCCTGTCCAGCAAGGTCCGCGCGGTGTTCCAGGCGGCCCTGGAAATCAAGATCGACCGTGGCGAGGTGTTCCATGCCAAGAACGGGTGATCCCGGGCAGAGCACGTCGCACCGGTACGCGATATTCGACAAAGCCGGGCATCAAGCCGAAAGGTTGGGCTTGTCCTACGAGAAGGTCGCGGAGATGGGGTATCTCGGCGCCCCGTTCACACTGGGACAGATGAACCGTCGGTACGAAGACTACGTGCTGGAGGTCCATGACGAGGTGATTTACCAGGTCTGGACCGAGGACGCCTACCGCCACGAATATGAGCACCGGCAGCAGCAGGTCGAATGCGGCCTGTGCAGCGGCGCGGGCTGCGCGGACTGCGGCTACACCGGCCGGGCTCTGCGCACCCAGAAACAAATCGACGAGGACGTCGCCTCGCTGCTCTAAAGTTTGCAACCACTTGCACCAGAGTTACCGTAGAGAAAGACCAAGGAGGGTCAAATGTCGACTGCCCACTATGATCCGTTCAGCTTCCGCTATCTCGGCCGCACCCTGCGGTTCCGAGGCGGACCCTACCGCAACCGGCCGGCGGCGCTGGTCGGTATCAAGCTCGCCGCCGAGATCGAAAAGCCCTTCGATCACTCCGTGCCCTGCGCGGACTTCAGCACCCCGACCCAGGCCGATATGGCGGCCGGTGTCGAGTTCGCCATCAAGCAGGCCATGATCGGCAACGAGGTCTACGCCGGCTGCATGGGCGGCATCGGCCGGACCGGCACGTTCTACAGCTGCCTGGCCAAGGTGTTCCTGCCTGACGAGGACGAGGATGATGACAACTGGGGCCCGCCCGTCGCGGTGATCTGGGTGCGCGAGCATTATCTGGACCACGCCGTCGAGACGAAAGGGCAGCAGGACTTCATCGACGCCTTCGACCCGAAGCCGATCCGCAAGAAACTGTTCGGCTGGGCCGTCCGGGCCTGGCTGGGCCTGCTCCGGTAAAAGCCGGGGGCCGGCGCCTTCAAGTTTGACCCGTCGGCCCCCAGAGCTAAAGTACGAGTATCTCTAAGGCATCATGGAGGATGCGAGGTGGCCTTTTCAGCCAAGAAGAACACGGTGGCCTATCAGCTTCAGGGCCGACCCCTGATGATGCGGCGGGACTTGTCGGCCACCCCCATGCACGTTTTCGCCGACCAGATCGACCACTTCAGGGCCTCGGCCACGGACAGTATGGTGCCCGAGAAGCACGCGCTTTGGTTCTATCTGGCGAACCACGCGATGCACTGCATCGCCCAGGCGTTCGATCCCTATGAACCCTTGCCCGATCCGGTGCTGGCCATCTGCGAGGAATACCACGACAGGGCGGCCCGGAGCATGCTGCGGGCGGTCTACTACGTGGCGGTGATCACGGCCCGCGAAGCTCGGCACCTTGAGAACAAGTCCGAGATGCAGCCGATAATCGCCAAGCACTTCGGTCAACCCTGCGCGGATGCCCTTAAGGCTTACAAGGACACGTCGGAAATCAGCAACACGATGAGCGTATTCCGGAACAATCTGAAGGATGTCTCCATCGGTGATTTCGCCGCCAGTCTCCAGTACACGCACTACTACGGGAGCTACAGCAGCAGCTTCGGCGGCCCGGCCTGGGGGCAGGTGACCGACCCTCTGGTGTCGTTTGTCCGGGGCCACACGACGGCGGAGATGTTCCTCGACACGGTCTGGACCCTGGCCCACAACGGCGGCCCGATCTTCAACAAGGGCATGCTCTACAATAATTACGGCGCGGGCCTCTACGAAATCCTGGACGTCCAGAGGTCGGGGCAAATACCGGCCCTGGTGCGGTCGAAGGGCATGATGCCTTATCCGTACCCGACCTCGCTGTTCTCGCACACGCACGTCGACAACGAGATGATCGAGTTCGCTCGTCGGGTTCATGAGGAAGTGCCGGGCGCGGCGGACTTCGCCAGGCAGCCGGTCGACTGGATCAAGGTCCACGAGCTCGGCTCCATGCACCCGTACAGCAAGTACATGACCCCGGCCCAGCAGAAGGCCGCCCCGCCGTTCAAGGCCGGCAAGAAACCGAAGGTGATCTATCCGGCGCCTCTGGAGGCCGTGGCCCCGCCTGGGCCCGGGGTGATCCCTCCGGTCCCGCTGCCGAATGGCCATATGACGACCGAAACCCACGTCCTGATCACCCAGAAGATCGGGGTCAAGAAAATCCCCAGAAAGGTCCCCGAGCATGCCTAAACCCAAGAAGAAGCAGTGGGAGGATTTCGACGGCTGGGAGAGCAAGACTCCCAAAGGGCCGGTACCTCCCCGCTGCTACGAAAGCCACCCCCCTCTGGAAATCGCCCCAGGCCTGACGATCTACGGCGGCAGCTGCATCAGCCCCATCGTCAAGGACGCCGATATCTACATCGGCTTCGACAGCGGTATGCGGCCCACCTCGAAGATTTACCCCTGGACCGAGGGCGAGGAGGTCTTCTTCCGCATCCAGGACATGGATATCCCGACCAGTCCCTCTGAGTTCGAGAACATGGTCCAATGGACGGCGTCCAGGCTCAAGGAGGGCAAGAAAATCCACTGTGGCTGCATCGGCGGCCACGGCCGGACCGGTATGTTCCTGGCAGCCCTGCGCGCCCGGCTGGTGCCAGCGGACGACGACCCGATCACCTTCGTGCGGGTGAACTACTGCAAGAAGGCGGTGGAAAACAGCAAGCAGGTCAACTTCCTGCACGCGACCTACGGCGCCAAGAAGGTGGAGGGCAGCAAGGCCGATCTGTTCCACCACGCCGGCTGGGGTTCGTATGAGGCGAAGAAGCCCACGCTGTCCAAGATCACGGGCGGTAAGTTGCAGGACTTCGATGCCTACAAGCCGACCAAGCCGCCGGCCTCGGGCAAGATCATCACGACGGGCGGGCCCCTGAACGAACATCTGTCCATCTGGTCGGCTTCCATATTGACCCCCGAGGGGGCAGAGATATCGTAGATGACGTACCTAGACCTACACACCATAGGTTCGACGGAAGTCCAGAAGGTACTGATCACGGAGGATCACATGACGAAGATCACAGTCGACGACCTGAAGTTCACCCCGGAACTCGAAATCGTCTTGAACGACCTGATGGTCCAGACCGACGACGACTTGGAGTTCCAGGTCAGCGGCGCGTACCTGAAAGCCATTTCGAAGGCGCTGCCGACGGCGGCGGGATACCAGATACCCCTGACCACGCACTTGCTGCTGACCATGGTGGACAGCGGCGCGGACCTCAGTAACTCGGCGCACCTGACGCTGATCTCAATCCTGCACGGGCATCTGACGCAGCTCCTGACCTTCATGCAAACCCCGAGCCCCGGGCAACCGCCTAAGTCTGATCTGAAAGCGGGCAAGCTGACCGTCACCGGCGACGCGGACCTGGTGGGGGCCTCCGTAGAGACCATCCAGACCCCGGTCGACCCGGACCCCAAGGTCTGGACCCCACCCGCCTATCCGGTGTTTCAAGGCAACGGGAAAACGGCCCCGCAGACCGCGCTGGAGACGGCTTCGCAGCTGCTCTATCCGGTCAAAGGCACAAGCACCGGAAGCCGGTACTTTGTCGTCTTCCTGTCGCCGGCCGTAGCCTGTGCGGTCCGTATCCTCGAACAGGATGACGACGAGGGTTACTCGGTTAGCATCCGGCTTGAGAAGTATGGCCAACAATTGGCCAACCTGATGACCCAGGCCGGCATGTTCGGCAACGGCGGCGATGGCGGCATGAGCGACAAGTATATGTCGATGCACGTCCAGTGCGCCAACTTCGTCGATATCTACAAGATTTTGGGTGCCGTCCACGCGGTTTGCTCGATGGTCTCTCTCTGCACCCCCCTGCCCCCCGTGGCTATTATGGAGACCCTGGTCGCATGAACGCATCTGCCAGAAACCTGATGAAGATGGTCGAGGGAGACACCGTCGAGGTGCCCGGCCCGGTGGCGGTCCTTGGCGAACCTCTGATCTTGAAGGTGACCAAGAAGGCTGACGGCGCCGGCAACGGCTTGGCCGGCTGGACCTTCGAGGTTCGGTATTTTGGGGCCAAGATGGCCGACATGCGGGCCCGTATTGAAGAAGGAAAAATCCGGTGGCAGACAGCCTGAAAAGACTGACCCCCTCGGCCCTGTACCCCCTGGCCGACATGCTCAACATGACCCTGGACGCCAATGACCAGCAGGTCATCCGGGGCGAGGTGGTTCGAGAGGTCAAGGCCCCGACGCTGGGCCTGACGATGAAGTTCAATGCCGTGATCGTTTCGTCGCGGATCGAGTGGGGCGATAACTACGTGTTCCCGGAGCGGATCGCGGTCGTCGTCCACCTGCGCGGCAGCCTGTATCTGGTGGCGACACAGACGTACGTTCCGACGGCGGACAACCCGGGCCCCATCGTGCCCGATTTCGACCTGATCATGCTGGACAGCCGCAAGGTGCTGACCGATCCCGGCATCAAGGGGCGGGTCACGGCGATGACCGGCCTGTTCGAAAAGCTGGACCCGGCCCCGATTGACGAAATCCTCGAAAGCCTCCGCCCCCACGTCCTTGCATCTGCCGCCCGAGAGGCTACTGTAGAGGGGTGGGTGACCCCTTCCAGGCTCGCCCCCCAAAGCCAAATGGAGTTGGCGCTTCCCGGGGACTAGACATTGGCCATCCTGACTTTCTGGTGCAAGAACGACGACGCCGGCCTCAAGAAGACGGTCAAGACGGTGATGCCAAAGCTGGCGCCGGTCGTCGACTGGCGGATCATCGAGCACAAGGTCCAGAAGGTAGTCTACCCGGACCCCGATGAATTGGTCCTAGGTATGGGCTCCGATATCTACGAGGAGCTGAAGTACGCGGGCGTGGTCCCCAAGAACCGGGCGGTGACCGGCCAGCGGGGCAAGCTGTTCACGCATACCTGCCTCGACAACGAGGGTCAGCCGGTCGGCGTCGGTCACTGGATGGTGTCGTTCTCCCCGGCCCTGGCCAACATGGAGGCCGACAAGGCGGGCCAGATCATCTGGGACATCCGCCTGGCCCACAGGTACCTGACCACCCAGAGCCTCCAGCCTCCTGTCGGCACGTACGCCTACACAACCACCCTAAAGTACGTCCAAGAGTATGTGCGACAGTCCTACGAGGCCAAACAGAAGCCTATCCAAGTCTCCCTAGACCTTGAGACGATGGGCTTCCACCCGTGGTACCCCGAGAAGAAAATCGTCACGGTGCAGGTCACCGTCGCCGAGGGGGTCGCGGACGTCATCAACATGATGGACCCGCACTTCGAAGACCCGAAGAACCTGTCCCTCTTTTTGTCGGAGCTGCGCACCCTTCTCAACGACCCGAGGGTGGCGCTGATCGGCGCGAACCTGAAGTTCGACCTCAACTGGATCAGGGTGAAGTGGGGGCTTGAGTGCACCAACTTCCGCCTGGACACGACCATAGTCGGATCGCTGCTGAACGAGAACCGGAGCAACGGCCTGAACTGGCACGCCAAGGAGCACACGGCCATTGGCGGCTATGACGACCCCTTCGCCTCCACGGCCGACAAGGGCAAGATGGAGAAGGAGATAGTCAAGGACCCCGAGGGGTTCCTGATCTACGCCGGCGGGGATACCGACGCGGCCTACCGGATCGCCGACTACATGAAGGAGGAGCTCCGACAGCAGCCGATCCTGTCGCGGTTCTACACGAAGGTGCTGCACCCGGCGGCCCGGGCGTTCGAGAAGATCGAGCACCGGGGACTGGTGGTGGACCTGGACAAGTTCCAGCAGCTTGAGCTCGATCTCATGGAGGAGATGGCCAAGTGGGAGAAGGTCGCCCTCCAGATGATCCCGGGACGCATCCGCGCCCGCTACGCCGATGACCTGAGCCTGACCCGGGGCACCATGATCCGGGACTTCCTGTTCTCGCCTGCCGGCCTGAACCTGAAGCCGCTGATGGTGACGGACAAGAAGCAGGACCCGCAGATCAACAAGGCCCACCTGATGTTGTTCGCGGACCATGAGGTCGCGGGTCCGTTCATCAAGGCCTACTCCGAGTGGTCGAAGTGCGGGAAGTTCCTCGGCACTTATGTCCGGGGTTTCCTGGCGCACCTGCGGCCCGATGGCCGGTTCCATCCGACCTACATGCTGTTCGCCGGCGCCATGTTCGACGACACCAGTGCCGATGACAGCGGTACGGTCACCGGACGACTGGCGGCCAAGGAGCCGGCCATGCAGACGGTGCCCAAGCACGACAAGGTCTGGGCTCCCCGGTTGCGCGCCTGCTTCCCGGCGCCGCCCGGGATGGTGTTCTGGTCGGCCGACTACAGCCAGGGTGAGTTGCGGATCACCGCCTGTCTCGCCAACGAGGAGACGATGCTCGCCGCCTACAAGGCGGGGCTCGATCTGCACGCGGTGACCGGGGCGTCGATGGCTGGCTATGAGCTCGACGAATTCCTGGCGCTGAACGAACTGGAGGAGGGGTCCGAAGGCAAGTCCTTGTTCGCCAAGTTCCGGAACCGGGCCAAGCCGGCCAACTTCGGCCTGCTGTACGGCATGCAGGCCCCGGGCTTCCGGGAGTACGCGCGGACGGCCTACGGCCTGAAGCTCTCGGCCGAGGAGGCCGAGGGCGTACGGAACAAGTTCTTCGAGACCTACCCGGGTCTGGTCGCGTGGCACGAAGACTACATCGACTTCGCCCGCCGGAACGAATGGGTGGTTTCTCCGCTTGGCCGGGTCCGCCACCTTCCCCTGATCAACTCGAAGAACTGGCAGTTGAAGTCCGAAGCCGAGCGCCAGGCGATCAACAGCCCGGTCCAGGGCTGTTTGTCGGACATGAACATCTGGGCGGCGGCCCTGCTCGAAGCCGACATTGGCGGAGAGGACAAGCTCTGGATCGCCGGAGCTACCCACGACAACCTGTACGGCTATGTCAACGCCGAGCATGCCGACTACTACCTGGGCCGGGTCAAGGAGATCATGTCGACCCTGCCCCTGAAGTCCACGATGGGCTGGAACCACCAGATCGACTTCCCGGTGGACCTTGAAGTCGGGACGAATATGAGCGATTGCAAGAAGTATGTTTTGCCCGCCTGATCGGCGTTGCAACCACTTGCAGGGGGATGCTCATGGCCGAGGCCGGTGAAGTCACGATCAAGGAAGCCCAGGAGCAAATCCGGGAGGTCGGCTACAACTTCATCCGGCCGATGAAGTCGTTCTTGTCGAAGGCCGATGTCGAGCCGAATGGTCTGGAGTATGAGGACGAGTTCGCCGGCAAGTACGTCAGCAGCGGCGTCGCCGGCGCCTCCTCGGGGATCATCGAACCGCCGTTCCTGCCCAAGCTCCTGCAAGGCCTCGTCCAGCAGAGCAACGCCGTTCAGGCCTGCATCGAGGCGGTCGTGACCAACGTCCACGGGACGGGCTACGTCGTCGAGAGCAAGGACCCGAACCTGGAGGGCGAAGCCAAGATCACGCCCGAAGCCAAGAAGGTGTTGGAATTCTTCGACGAGGTCTGGCCGAAGACTACCTTCAACCAGCTGCGGAAGCAGATCGGCGAGGACGTCGAGATTTTCGGCATGGCCTACGTCGAGATCGTCCGCAACATGCGCGGACAGCTGGTCATGCTTCGCCGCCTGGACCCCAAACCGATGCGGATGGTGAAGCTCGGCGAGCCGATCACCGTCAACATCTCGATCTGGCGGGGCGGGGAGGAGATCAAGGTCAACACGGCGATGCGCTATCGCCGGTATGTCCAGCAGCTGGGCTCGAAGTTCATCTACTTCAAGGAATACGGCTGCCCGCTGCCGATCAACAAGAAGAACGGCGAGTTCAAGGAGCCGAACGAGCGGGTCAAGATGATGACCAAGAAGGAGCTCGGCTCCGAAATCTTGGCCTTCACCAAGATGCCGGACGTGGACACGCCGTATTGCGTGCCGGCCTGGATCACCCAGACCCCGTCGGTGCTGGGCAGCCGCAAGGCCGAGGAGTTCAACCTCGACTACTTCAACGCGGGCGGCGTCCCGCCCTTCATGGTCTTCGTCCACGGCGGGATCATGGCCACGCAGGCCAAGATCGACTTGCAGCACTACCTGGCCTCCAAGCCGGGCGCGAAACAGGGCGTCCCGGTGTTCGAGACCTACGCCTCCGGCGGCAGCCTGGACAGCAGTGGCTCCGTCCGGGTGACGGTCGAGCGGTTCGGGAACGAGCGCCAGAAGGACAGCATGTTCGAGAACTACGACGCCAAGTGCGAGGAGCGCATCCGCCGCGCCTGGCGCCTGCCTCCGTTGTTCGTCGGGTCGGCCAAGGACTACACCTTCGCCACCGCCTACGCCTCGTACACGATGGCCGAGGCCCAGGTGTTTGCCCCCATGCGCCGGGAGTTCGACGCCACGATCAACTCGACCATCATCCGGGAGCTCGACCCGACTGGTTCGGTGGCGTTCCGGTCTCTGCCGACCTCGGTCAACGATGTGACCAACCAGCTCACCGCCCTGGAGCTCGCCGTCAATGCGCGGGCGATCACGCCGACTGAACTGGTTGAGGCGATCAACACCTCGACTTCGTTGCATCTGACTGTGCGCCCGGGGGCCGACCAGGAATTCGAGGAGCGCGGGGCCGCTGAAATCGAGGGGCTGAAGAACCCGGCGCCGGCGAACAGCGCGACGGCCAATCAGGTGAAGCCCGGCAGCAAGAAGCCGACCCCGGTGAAAACGCCCGCCGCTGCGTAAGCAGGGGTCTTGCAACCACTTGCAAAGTGCCTGATACAGGCAGGCATGTCGGGGATCACGAAACACGCGCTGGGGGGCCGAGTGCTCCTGCCGTTCCGTCTTACGGACGAGGAGCGACAGCTTGGCCGGCGCAAGGGCGTCGTCGATCCGGTGATGGACGAAATCACCCACGTCCCTGGGGCGGACCTGGTCTTCAGCAAGAAGGCTGACGCCGACAAGCAAATCGTCTGGGGCGTCGTCTACGCGCCCGACGTGCCGGACACGCACAACGACTTCATGACGGCCTCGGAAATCGAGACCATGGCCTACAAGTACGCCGAGGACGGCGACCTGAAGGCCATCGACGTCATGCACGACAACCGGGCCTACGGCTGCTTCGTGGTCGAGAGCTTCATCGTCCGCAAGGGCGACCCGGATTTCCCGATCCCTGGTAGCTGGGTGGTGGCGGTGAAAATCCCCGACCCCGAGCTGTGGGCTCTGGTGAAAGACGGCACTCTGAACGGCTTCAGCATGGAGGTGCTCGCTGTCCGTAAGGAGGCCGAGCTGGTCATCGAGGCGCCGGGCGTCGCCTTTGGTCGCACCTTCAAGTCAGGTTCGGACGACCACGAGCACGAGTTCGAGGTCTACTACGACGAGGACGGAAAGTTGATCGGCGGCCGAACTTCCATACACACCGACGCGGACGGCACGAGCCATCTCCACGTCATCAAGCGTGGCACGGCGACTGAGAAATCTGGGGATCACTCCCATCGGTTCGCCTTTATCGAGAAAATGGTGGGGGCTTAGATGTCCAAAACTACTGCAAACGAGTTGACGCGCGGAAAAGTTCAGTTCATCTCTCTCGTCGATCACGGGGCTAACCGCGAGCCGTTCCGGCTGGTGAAGCGCAAATCAGGGGAAGACAACATGGCTGGCATCGACCTGGGGGTGTTCGCCTTCCGCAAGAAGGACAAGGTGCTCGCCCCGCCGTCGGTGGGCTTCATCGCCGTCGCCAAGACCTATTCGATGGAAGAAGCCTCGGGTCTGGTGACCCAGGGTGGCTTCACCGTCGACAACGTCGAGGAACAGGAAACCGGCTACCTGTTCAAGCAGGAAGGTTTCCGCGACGAAGACGACTACGTCGCCGTCAAGCTGAACGATCACGTCTTCATCGGCGTCGCCGACATGCCGGAAACCCTGACCAAGGGCTTCGAGGGCTACAACTGGCAGAGCGGCGACTTCAAGGAGGTCTTCTCCCAGGAGGGCGCCCTCCCGATGGTCAGCATCGCCTGCTCGGCCCTGATGGACACGATCTACAACACCATGGGCATGGCGTCCTCGCCTGCCGATGCCGCCAAGTTGGTGAAAGCGGCTCTGTCCGACTTCACCGAAGTGGTTCTGGGGACCGTCAAGGCGATCCCTGTCAACGCCTTCAAGCTGGAAGATGTTGTCCTCAAGGCTGACGCCCCGAAGGGGGAGATCGCGGCCACGACCGACAGCACCAAGAAGGGCGACCCCGCGCCGGCCCCGGCCGCTGCGGAACCGGCTCCCGAGCCCGCTGCCGAAGCCGCCCCTGTGGCGGCCGAGAAGTCGGACCCGGAAGCTGCTCCCGAACCCGCCGCTGATGCCCCCGCCACGGTCGCCAAAACGGCCGAGCCGGACGGCCTGGCTGCGGTCATGGCGGCCATCGAGAAGATGTCCGGCGTCGTCGAGGGCGTGGCCAAGAAGCAGGATGAGCAGGGTACCGCCCTGACCAGCCTGACCGAACAGGTCGCGGCCACTTCCGCCGGTCTGAAGAAGATGGACGACGTGCTCGGTTCGGGCATCGTGGGAGCAGATACCGAAGAAGACCCGGAGGTCACCCGCAAGGGCGACCGGTCCGACAACGGACAGTTCGGTCTGATCGACACCGGCTTCAGCGATCCCTTCGTGAATGACAAGAAGGCCGAACGCGACCGTCGCGCCGGCCAGGTCGCGCGGCTGCGCGGCTAACCAGCAAACCTTTTGGGGGCTACCGAAATGAAGAACCAATCCCTGCTCCGTAAGGCCGATCTGGCCCTCTCGGACCTGACCACCGACGGCGGCCTGCTGCTGCCGGAACAAGCCGACACCTTCATCCGCAAGATGATCATTCAGCCGACCCTGCTTCAGGACGTCCGGGTGGTTGGCATGTCGGCGCCGCAACGCAAGATCAACAAGATCGGCTTCGGCAGCCGCATCCTGCGCAAGGCCGTCTCCTCGACCGCCCTGAGCTCGGGCGACCGCGCCAAGCCGACCACCGAGCAAATCCAGCTCGACACCGACGAAGTCATCGCGGAAATCCGCCTGCCCTACGATGTCCTGGAAGACAACATCGAGAGCGCCGGCGCGGCCAACAACGAAGGCTCCAACGGCGGCCCCGGCGGCCTCCGCACCACCCTGATCGAACTGATCGCGGAACGGGCGGCCCTCGACCTGGAAGAACTCGGCATCCTGGCCGACGACGACAGCGGCGACACCTACCTCGCCATGCAGGACGGGTATCTGAAGCGTGGCTACCAGGACGGCAACGTCGTGGACCGGGCCAACGCCACGATCTCCAAGACGACCTTCAAGCGCGGCAAGATGGCCATGCCGAAGGCCTACCTGCGCGACGTCGGCTCGATGCGGCACTTCGTGTCGGTGGACCAGTACACCGAGTACATGGACACCCTGGCCGACCGCCCGACCGCCCTCGGCGACGACGTGGTCAACGGCCAACGCGCCATCAGCCCCTACGGTTCGCCGCTGGTGCCGGTTGCGCTAATGCCCGACAGCGACGGCCTGTTCTGCAACCCGAAGAACCTGATCTTCGGCATCCAGCGCCAGGTCTCGATGGAGTACGACAAGGACATCACTGCCCGCGTCTACATCATCGTCCTGACCGCCCGCGTCGCCCTTCAGATCGAAGAAGCTGACGCCGTCGTGCGCTACGACAACATCGGCGCCACCACCTAGTAGGTGCGCTGATCCGGGGCTCGGGGGAGCTCTACCTTGCCAACCTGGCGGGGAGTGATAGGGTCGGTGGCACACGCTGCCGGCCCTTTTTCTTTCACGGATGAAAACGAGGATACCATGACCGACAAGATCAAGTTCATTGGCACCGCCGCCTCTCTCACGGTCGGCGCGACCCGCTTCCAGCGAGGCGAGATCAAGACCCGTCAGGAGATCGGCGACGAGCTGTTCAAGGAACTGGAAGCCCGGACGGATCGCTTCAAGGTGCTCAAGGCTGACGCGGCTGACGCGCCGGCCACGGGCGGTACGCGCCTGAAGCTGGGCGGCAAGAAGAAGGTTACCGAACCGGAGGACCTCGACCTCACGAAGGTTGTCCCGGTGCTGCCGGCCACCGGCTTCGCCACCAAGGACAAGGCCATCGCCTGGGCGGCCAAGCACCTCCCGGACCTGGTTCTTGACAAGAACCGGTCCCTGAAGGGTCTGAACGACCTGGTGGCTGAGGCCTACGCCAAGAAGTTCGGCGGCGGAGACGCCCAGTCGGAAGGTGGGGTCGACGACGAAGGCGACTTCGACACCGGCGCCGGCACCACGGTCTGACGGCGATGAAGCTCGTGCCGCTCCAATCGGTTCTGGACGCCATCGGGTTCGAGGCGGGTCTTGAAGACGCCGCCATCGAAAACGCGATCCATTCTGCCACAGGGGACCTTGAAACGATCCTCCGTACGGAGTTCGCACGAGCTTCGGTCACCGACCTGTTCTTCACCCCGGAGGCCAACGTCCTGAAGCTGGGCGGCGCGGGCTACCGCGTGTCCCTGGCGCTCTCCAGGGGGCTTGTTGTCGGTTCGGTCACGGTGACCTACGCGACGACGACCACAGGGCTGACGGAGGACCCGATCACCCCGGACGCGGCCAAGCAGAAGGTGGGCGCTGAGAAGGGCGTTCTGGTTCTGCTCGATACCGACGTGAACGACTGCTACATCCAGGCCACGTACACCGCCGGCATTGAAGTCGACGACACCGAGGCTGACCTGTACGACCAAGACCAGGTGCCGACCTGGCTGAAAGAAGCGGCCGTGGCCCAGGCGATCATCCGCCTAGACTCCGCCCGGCCGCAGATGCGCTCGGACAGCAAGGTGCCCGTGAACGTGGACGTGCTGAAGCGCAGCGTCTGCCTGAACACCGAACCCCGCATCCGGTACTTTCCCGCTGCGGTCCATCCGCTGGTGTAGCCATGGACTTCGACTTCCGGCTGGCCATAGGCGGCAAGGAATTCGCGGACGTCTCGCAGGGCCTGAACACCGTGGCCAACAGCTGGACCACGTCGGTCGCGCGCACCACGCCCCAGTTCCAGCAGGAGCTCCGGGCCCATTTGCAAGTGGTTGCAAAACAGGTCGCCGCCCGACATAGCGGCAGTACCACCACGGAGACCTCGTTGGCCTCCCGTACCGGCGAGGGCGTACGCAGCATAGAGAAGGGCGTCGTCGTCACGGGTGGAGCCCTTGGGGCTACCGTGGCGGCCTTCCTGGTGGCCCCTCATCTCGTCATCCATGAGACCGGGGGTGTCCTGAAGCCGAGGACGGGCAAGTACCTGACCATGCCGTTGAAGGCAGCCAAGAACCCGGACGGCACTCCGAAGTACCTGCACGCCCGCCAATGGTTGAACACCTTCGTCGGCCGGAGCCGGAAGGGGAACCTGCTGATCTTCCAGAAGAGGGGTCGGCGGATCGTGCCCTTGTACCTGCTGCTGGAAAGTATCAGGATCAAGCCGCGCCTCGGCCTTCGCCAGGCGGTGGCCACAGCCAGCCTCGAACGGTTCATCGAGAAGACGGCCAAGAATTTGATGGGGGAGATGTCTCGTGTCTGATGCCATGCGGAGCCAGGTGCTCGACGCGATCCTCGCTCTATTCCCCCAGAAGGGCACGCCGGCGGCGGAGCAGTTCCTGACCGACTACGGGCTGGAATGGTCGGTCACGTCCAGGGATGCCCTCGACCAGCTACCCAAGGGCAAGAAGACGGCGCTGGGGGTCTACGGCGGCACTGCGGCCCGCGCGGCCACCACGTCCTTCCAGCGGGTCCTGCTGCCCTGCACCCTGGAGGTCTACTTCTACAGCACGGACAGCGGGGGCAAGACCAAGGCGCTGGAGCGCATGCTGGCCGTCGCCGAGACCGTCCTGAAGGCCAACAGCACGCTGGGTGGTCTCGTCGTGAACATCGAGGTGACGGGGGAACAGACCAACATCGACGGACCGTATGACAACCAGGTTGACGCGGCTCTGTATTTCGACGTCCTGTATTTCCACCGCGAAGACGACCCAACCATCGGAAGGAGCTGACCATGGCCAGAAACCTGAACATCACGAATTCGGGGGACAACGACCCCACGGACGAGACCACCCCCTCGACTGAAACGAAAACGCAGGATACCCCGGTCGTGCCTGACGGGCCGAAGGTTCATGAGAGCCGCCGCCTGGGAGGCACGTACGTTCACCTTGGGGGTGGCGAGCGGGTGCTGCTGACGGACGACACTCAGATCGACGCGGGCGTTCACAAGGACGACGCCGAGGTCTAGGGTCCCAAGGCGGGTAGTCGTTGGTCACCGCATCACTTGAAAGGATGCCCCGATGACTATCCGCCTTTCCTCGCGCCATTTCTCGGGCGGCGCCAAGCTCTATGACGGGACTCTGGCCAACGCCATCCGCGAATTGGCCCAGTACCAGTGCGCCACCACCGCCAAGGCCCTGGCCGACATCACGGACAACTCGACCGGCACCTCGGGCGGCGACACCATCGCCGCCATCGCCATCCCGGCCGCCTTCACCAGCGCCGGCACCGACACCGCGCCCAAGGCCGGTACCGAAACCGCGCTCGGCACGGTGAAGAACGCGATCACCACGCTGCTCAACAGCGCCAAGACCATCGGTGATGCCATCTCCGTGCAGACGGTCACCATCTCGACCGGCGGCACCAACGGTTCGGGCACCATCGCCGCCATGACCAAGTCGGTCACCGCCGTCGCGGGTTCGGGCGCCGCCGGCATCGCGTACGACACCGGGTCGCTCTACATGATCGCCCTGCGCACCTACCTCTCCGAGGTGGTTGCCTACGTCAACGAGATCGCCACGGCGGTCGCCCTGACCCCGATCACCGACAGCTCGGGCGGCTCGGCCAGCAAGTCGCGGACCTTCGCGGCCCTGGGTACCGATACCGGCACTGCGGCCACGGCCCCGGAAGCTGCGGCCCTGGGCACCATGTCCAAGGCGGCGGTCGACACGTATCTGACGGCGGTGGCCGGCGTCATCGCCACCTGCGCCGCCAAGCTGAACGAGGCCACGAACGGTTCGCGCACCCTGGTGCCCACCGTCGTGGCGCTGTAAGCGGAAAGTTAGGAGGACCCTCCGATGCCCAACCCGCTTCTGACCCGCCGTGCGGTGGTTCTCGCCAAGATCGAGACCACCTACAACACGGACCCGACGCCCACCCCTACGGTGGATGCGCTGCTCTGCGAGGACCCGGACTACAAGGTCGACCCGACCGTGCTGGAACGGAACTTCTCGCGGAACTCGCTGTCCCGCCTGGCGCACAAGGTCGGCCGCAAGCTCGCCTCGTTCACCTTCAGCCACGAACTCCGTGGCGGGGGCTCGGCGGCCAGCGCGGCCCGCCTGGGACGCCTGCTCCGCATGTGCGGCTTCTCGGAAACCGCGATCACGTCCGGCGCCTCCCAGGTTTCGGCGGTGGTCGCGGATCAGGCCAACACCAACCCGACCACGCTGACCTGGGGTTCCGCCGCCTCGGGTTCGTTGCCGACGGAACCGGTGATGTTCACCCTGGAAGTCACCACGGCCGGCGCTTCCGGCACCGCCAAGATGACGGTGACCCCGGACGCCAACGCGGTGGCGTCGTCCTATGCGGCGGCGATCTCCGCTGCGGTCGTCACTTCGGGGTCGGCTTTCACCCTGAAAACCGGCGTGACCATCACCCCGACCTTCACGGGCTCGTTCGTGCTGGGCGCCAAGTATTACGTCTGGTGGTTCCCGGCGGGCTACCGGTACGACCCGGTGTCCTCGGGTTACGAGAGCGGCACGATCTACGGGTACTTCGACGGCCTGCTGCACAAGCTGACCGGCGCCCGTGGGACGTTCACCGTCGATGGCCAGGCCGGGCAGTACGGCAAGGTGACCTTCACCTTCACCGGCCAGTACGTCGCCCCGACGGACGCCTCCTTGCCGACCACGTCGGTGTACGAGACGACCCTGCCGCCGATCTTCGAGAACGCCAAGCTCTACATCAACGGCATCGCGGCGGTGGTCGACAAGGTCACCTTCGACGCCGGCGTTGAGGTGGTTCCGCGTGCGGATGCCAACAGCTCGGACGGCTACAACGGCGTGATCATCGTCGACCGGATGGCCAAGGGCGGCATCGACCCGGAAATGCAGCTGGTCGCCGACGAGAACTTCTGGCTCCGCCTGGCCAACTCGACGATCATGCCGTTCCGCACCCGGTTCGGCTCGGTCATCGGCAACCAAATCTGGCTGCTGGGTCCCGCCGTCCAGTACACCGGACTGACCTACCAATCCCGGGACAGTCTCCGGGTTCTCGATGCGGCGCTGGCCTTCAACCAGTTCCAGTCGGGGGACGACGAAGTCATCCTGTTCTTCGGATAGGGTGACTCGTGCAGACCAAGGTCTGGGTAGTCTTCCAGCGTGACGAGGCGGGCATCGACCATCCGGTTGGCGCCCGCCTTACGCTTGAGGCCACCGTAGGTCTTGCAAAGCAGGCTCCGAACAGAGGGTGGCACAAGCTGATCGCCACCAAGGACGCGGGACCGAGTAAGTTTGACATTCAACCGCCAAGCCGCAGCACCAAAGGAGCAGCAAATGGCCATTCGCGTAGCGAACCTGACGAAGACGTTTGATTTCATCTGGGACCAGGACCCGGACAAGGATGACCCCAAGAAGGCCACGGTCTTCGAGCTGGGCTACCTGGACGCCTACGACCACGCCTACATCAATGACCGCATGACCTCGTTCGACGGGGAAGTCACCTCGACCGGCACCACGGAAGCCGAGATCGAAATGGCGATCATGACCCAGCTGTCCCAGCGCCGGGTGGAGACCTACAAGGCCGCCGTCCTGACCGCGCGCCTGGCCATCCGGGGTGTGCGCAACATCCAGGACGACGAGGGAAAGCAGGTCGAACTCCAGATGGTCGATGACTTCGTCGCCGGCCGGAAGCGGCTGGTCGCGGACGACAACTTCATCCGGAGCCTCGATCCGACCCTCTGCCTGGCGATCTTCAACAAGGTCCAGAAGGCCAACACGATCACGGTGGACCAGGCAAAAAACTTGAAACCGGAGTAGTCGTCGTCGAGCTGCTTCCGGAGTACGACTGTCTGACGTGTACGGCGGCCAAGAAGCAGGAGCGGGGCTGCGTAGAGAAGGCGGTGATGCCGATCAAGATCATGGGGGTGGACCACTGGCGCTGCCCCCGCCGCCCGATCTACGAAGACCCCGCCTCCTTCGCCTACTGGCTTCAGGCGTACAGGAACTACAAGAACGGCATCCTGCCGGAGCCCGGTGCTTTCATGCAGCAGGCTGCGATTGCGGTGCAGGTCTTCAATATCCTCGACCGGGCGTACAATAAGGTCGAGCAATTTCATCGGGACAAACAGTCCCGACACGGGCAAGATGGTGGTGGCGGACGGCGGGTGTCGTCCAGGGGGTAGGCTATGAGCACGCTTTCTCAGGAGATGCTGTTCATCCTGCGGGTCCGGGACGAGGCCTCCGCAGCCCTTCGTGCTGCCGGTCTCGACATGCGGGGCCTGGCGCGCGGGGCGGCGGAGGCTCAAATCCAGGCCCGGGGTCTCGCTGCCGCCACGTCTGCCGCCACCACCATGGTGCGCGGACTGGCCGGGGCCTTCGGGGCCCTGTCGGCGGCGGCGACCATCCGCCAGTCGTTGGTCCTGACCAACGAGTACAACAAGGCCCTGGTCCAGTCGCAGACCCTCGCCGGCGCCAACGCCGAGCAGGTGAAGAAGTGGGGTGCGGAGCTCAAGGGCTTGTCCCTGACCACGGGTAAGGACCCCCGGGAACTCGCTACCGCCCTGCAATACGTCGCCTCGTCGGGTATCGACGTCAGCCGGACCATGGAAGTCATGGACGCGGCGTCGAAGGGCGCCATCGTCGGCCTGGGTGATACCAAGGACGTGGCCAACGCCGTCACCTCGGCGCTGAACGCCTACCGGACCTCGAACATTACGGCGGCCGAGGCCACCGGCACCATGATCGCGGCGGTCCGCGAAGGTAAGATGGAGGCGCGGGAATTCTCGATCTCCGTCGGCCGGGTCCTGGGCGTCTCGTCGGCGCTGGGGGTCGAATTCAAGGAAGTCTCCGCCGGCGCGGCCTTCCTGTCGCAGACCGGCTCCTCGGCGGGCGAAGCCATCACGGCGCTGCGCCAGATCATGTACAAGGTCGTCGCCCCGACCACCCAAGCCCGGAAGACGTTGAAAGACCTCAACCTGGATATGAAATACTTCCAGGACATTTTCCGGGACAAGGGCTTCCTGGCGGGTGTCACGGCCCTGCGCGAGAAGCTGGACGACGTGAACCTGCGGAAGGTGATCGACGACGCCGAAGGCTTCGGCGCGATCCAGATCATCATGCAGAACCTGGGCAAGGCCACGGAAACCTTCGGCAAGGTCGCCGTTGCCTCGGCCAAGGACCTACGGGACGCCTTCAAGATCGCAGCGGACAGCGGCGTCCTGTCGCTCGATCAGGGTATGCAGCTGCTGCGCTTGACGATGATCGAGTTCGGCACCGCCGTCATGCCCGTCATCATCGCAGGCATCCGCTCGATGATCGAGGCCTGGAACTACTTCATGGCCCCGACCCAGGAGGCCGCCAACCGATTGGCGATCCTAAAGGCCGTGCTCGGCGGGGTGACCACCGCCTTCGTCGCCTTGTGGCTGGTCATGAACCGAGGAGCCATCTTCTCGGCGACCACGGCCGTCATCGGTGCCATGTCGGCGGGCCTGACCTTCATGCAATCCCAGCTGTTGCTGGTGGCTACCGGCTTCGGTATCAGCTCGGCTGCGGCCCACGCCTTCAAGCTCGCCATGATCAGCACCGGCGTCGGGGCCCTGATTGTCGGTCTTGGCACCCTTGCCGCCGTGGCCATCTACACGGCGGACAGCACCCGCTACACTACGTCGGCCACCCAGGAGCTCGCCGGTGTGACCGGCGTCGCCGACACCGCGCTGAAGAATTACGCTGACGCCGCCATGATTGCGGCCCAGGCCACCGGCGAGGACCGGAAGGCTGCGATTGCGAACGCCGAAGCGAAGCGCATCGAAGCCAACATGGCGTACCAGCATACCGGTATCCTGTTGGGTGAAGCGCGGGCCCACCTGGCCGTCGTCGCCGCGCGTAATAACGAAGTCATGAGCAAGGGGCTCAACGCGGAGGCCCCGGCTGCTCAGGCCGCCGCCATGGGTGCGCGGGAAGCCAAAGCGCAGGCCCGGGTCAAGGTCCTCCAGGAAGCGCAGAAGAAGGAGAAGGAGGAGTACGACCGGATCGCCAAGCTGGTGGCCGATCTCAGCAAGCCCATCACCATGCCGCCCATGCCGAACCTGGAGGGCGGTGACACGGGCGGGGCGGACCGCAAGTCGGCCAAGGAGAGCGTCGACAAGCTGAAGCAGGTCCTCGACCAGCTGCGGCAGCAGGCCCTCGCCTACCGCCAGTCGGCCGAGGCGCAGGAATACCTGACGTCCGCCGAGCAGGCCGGGATCGACACGTCTCAGGCGGCTCTGGGTAACTACGAGAAGCAGCTCGAAGCGGCCAAGGCGGCCCTCGCGGCCAAGACCGCCCTGACGGACAGCCAGAAGGTCGCTTTGGCGGTCGAGACCAAGTACACCTCCGAGATAGAGGCGCAGACCCGGGCTGTCGGCCTGGACATCGAAGCCAACAAGGCGCTGGGACAGCTGGCCTTGTCGGACGCGCGCACCCGCGCGATCCAGACGGCAGCCATCAACGCCCAGACCGATGCCAAGAAGCGATACCTGTCGGCGACCCAGACCGAAACCGCCATCGAGAACGCCAAGAAGAAGGCCGCCTCCGCCTTCGATACGGGCGTCACGACCTCCGTTCTGGAGGAGGGCCGGGCCTACGAGACGGCGACCCGATACATGCAGCAGTACATCGCTGCTGCGGACCTCGACGCCCGTAGCCGGGCGATGCGGATTGCCTATCTCGATGCCGAGCGGGCCGCCCTCGATCAGGATAGCTCCGCTGAGGGTAAGCGCCTGGCTGCCATCCGCGCGACGAACGCGGCCCGGGCCGCCGGCCAAAGGTTCGATCAGGACTACCTGACCAAGCTGCGGGAAGGCCAGAAGGCCCAGCAGGACAACATCACGGTCCTTGAGCAGCTCGGACGCATCCGCTCGACCGACGCCCGTGAGATCGCAGCCCAGACGGCCTACATCCGCACGTACAACGAGGTTCTAGGCCAGACCAAGGACAAGGCCCTGGCGGCTGCTGAAGGGCTCAAGGCGGCCCAGCTGGCTCGTGGCGAGTTCACCGCCGACACGTCAAACCTGGCGACCTGGGACGCCTTGATGGCGCAGCTGACGGCGCAGGCCGCCGACACCACCGCCCTGACCATCTTCCGGGACGGCTGGACGCAAGCGTTCGACAGCGTGGGGCAGGCCGCCAAGCAGTTCTTCATGGGTCAGGAGGTGGGCTGGGGGGAGATGGTCGCCAACCTCGCCGCCAGCGTCGCCGCCATGATCGTGCAGGCCCTGGCCATGCAGGCGGTGCTCTACGCGATGGAGGCGATCTCGCCCGGCTCCAGCCAGCTGATCGTCGGCGGCGCGCAGTTCTCCAACGCGGCCAATAAGGCCGGGTCGTCCCCCCGGACGGGGTACCGCAACGGCGGTAGCTTCGATGGCGGGATCACGGCCTTCGCCAAGGGCTCGGCCTTCGCCAACTCCGTCGTCAACCAGGCGACCCCGTTCGCCTTCAATAAGGGCGGGCGCACCAAGCAGGGGGTGATGGGTGAGGCCGGTCCCGAGGCGGTCATGCCGTTGGTTCGCACCAAGGACGGCAAGCTCGGGGTCATGTCGATCCAGGCGCAGCAGAATGCTCAGACTTTGCAAGTGGTTGCAAACATCGACGTCAGCGCCCTGACCTCGGCGATCACGGCCATGACCCAGGCCGCCAAGCAATGGCAGATGCCTGAGCCGGACAGTTACCTGACGGCGCAATCCCTCGCTGGCCGCCCGATGGCCGGGGGCGCGACGGAGAGCATTGGCTACGGCGCCACGCAAGGGCGCGGCCTGGCTGGCTCTACCGGCGGAGACACCTACCAGGTCAGCATCGACATGCCGGTCACCATCCCGTTCCAGTCGTCTGGGAACGAGGAGGTCGACCAGCGCACCATGAAGAAGTTGGTTTCCGCCATCGGGGATATGGTGGATAAGCGGGTGAACGAGGCTCTCATCCGGGCCAAGATGAATGGCGGCGTGAACAACCGCCCGTTCAACGGGGCGTAACATGACCTTGACTTTCGAACCCCCGGTCGGGCCCAGCTTCGACCTCGATGACAGCCGGGAGCCCCGGGTCCTGCGTCAGACGTTCGGGGACGGCTACGTCGGCCGGTCCCAGGATGGGATCAACCACGATCTCGCCAGGGTTATGCTCCGCTGGGAGAACCTCACCCGGGAAGAAGCCGCCGAAATCTGGCGGTTCCTGCGGGCTCGCAAGGCGGTGGAGAGCTTCTGGTACGCCTTGCCGTTCAACCTGTCGCCGGACTGGGTGTCGATCACCCACCGGTTCACGGTGAGTTCCGCACACACCACCCTGGCCCTGCGGCTGTACGCGCTGTCCGGGGGCGCGATCTCCTTTGCCGGCAACAGCATGGACGCCTTCACCATCGGATCGGTATCGCTGAAGGTGGTAGGCTCTGACACCGAGCTGCTGTCGATCACCGAGCAGGACGTTACGACCTGGACTGACACCAACGTCACGACGGTCTACGACGCCACCGTCTACAACCACGAGGAAGAATTCGGCGGGTACGTCGTCACCGAAAACGGGGTCACCAGCAGCCACCTGGTCACCTTGCCTGGTATCGCCAAGGCGGCTTCCGACATCGACTACGAGGCGGTCTGGCTGGTGAAGTTCGATGAGCGCACGGAGGTCCGCGCCATGGTCTACGGCACGACCGTCTCGGACTCCGCTTACATAAACGTCGACCTGGCGGCGGGGACCTTGGGCTCGGCGGCCGTCAGCGGTACCGGCGTGACCAATGGCACCTCGGAGGTTGGGGCGGTGGTGACGGACCGGAAGAAGTGGTTGGCCCCCCGGTACACCCGTCGGCGGGTCTCGGCCAGCAACTACACCATCGAAGCCACGTTTGAGCAGGTTGTCGAAGGATGAGCACCCCCGAGCTTTTCGCCGCCCAGCAGAGCCTGACACCAGGCGCCCGGGTGGAGCTCTACAAACTGGACCTGACCCCCATCGGCGCCACGGACGTCTACTATTTCACGATCTCGTCGGAGCCTGACGGCAGCCCCATCTCCTTCGCCGGCCAGGTGTATTCGCAGGCCGCCATCAACATCACCGGCATCGAGCGTACGGCCACGGGAGAGACGCCCCAGCCGAAGGTGGTGGTCCCGAACTACAACAAGTTCGCGGCCGGGTTGGTCGTCGCCTACGGGGACATGGTCGGGGCCGAGCTGACCCGGATCGTCACTTTCGAGCAGTTCCTCGACGGTAAGCCGATGGCTGACGGCAACGCCATGATCCACTACGACCTGTTCGTCATCGAGCAGAAGTTGAACCTGAACAACCTGTACGGCGAGTTTGCGCTGCGGGTGTTGGCCGACACCGGGGACCGCCTGGTTGGTCGGCCCTGCTTCAAGGATATCTGCCTGCTGCGCTACCGGCGCTACAACGCGGACGCGGCCTCCTTCGATGTCTCGACGGTCAGACCCTGCCCCTACGCGGGAGACGCTATGTTCACGGTCGACGGGGAGCCCACCGTGGACCCGGAGCAGGACGTCTGTTCCAATGATGACGCCGGCTGCTCCCTGCGCTACCCTGTCAGCGTGAACAAGCCCTTCGGGGGCTTTCCTGGGATGTCCAGAACAAGAGCGGGCTGATGTTTGAGAAACACCGGGCGGAGATTGTCCGCCACGCGGAAGAGGTGTTCCCGGAGGAGTGCCTCGGGATCATCCACAACGACAAGTACGTCCGGCTCAAGAACGTCGACCTGGACCCCGAGAAACACTTCGCCATGTCGAACGCTGACATGGACCGGTACCTCGAAGACCCGCTGCTGGAAGCCATCGTCCACAGCCACCCGGATGGGCCGATACATCCCAGTTGCGGCGACATGCGGGCTCAGATCGACGTCGGCATCCCGTATGTGATCGCAGCCCACCACCCGATGACCGGGTGGGTCCACCTGGAACTCGGAGACCATCTCCTGGACTGGGAGCTGGAAGGTCGCCCGTTTTGCCATGGCATCTTCGACTGTTTCGCGCTCCTCCGATCCTGGTGGTGGCAGAAGCAGAACCGCCTGTTCCCGGACTTCGTGCGGCAGGATCGCTGGTGGGAGAAAGGCGAGAACCTGTACGTCGATCACTTCAGGCAATACGGCTTTGTCGAGATGAAAGGCCTGTCCCTCTCGGAGGCGAAAGCCGGGGACATTTTCACGTTCAAGCTGGACTTCAAGACCGAACAACACGCATTGGTCTACAATGGTGATGGGCGCGTCTATCACCACATGCCGGGCCAGTTGAGCACGGTCACCGCCGCCGAAGTGTGGGCGAACCGGGCGGCCAGGTGGTTGCGGCATGAGAGTATGATCGAAGCCTAAGCGGCAAGGGATCGGGGGCAATGAACAAGGTGATCCTGAAGGGGTCGCTCGGTGAGCGATTTGGCGGCCCCTACCTCATGGACGTCAGGTCCGCCGTCGAAGCCGTGAAAGCCCTCGCCTGTCAGCTGGAGGGCTTCGAGACCGCCATCGCAGAGGGTTCCTGGCGCATCACCCAGGTCCGGCGCGGCCACGAATACGAGCTCGACTACGACACCCTGTTCCTGGGGCTGACCGACGGCGAGATCATCTTCACTCCGGTCCCCGTCGGTGACGCCGTAAACCAGCCGAGCAATGCGTGGCAGCAGAACCGTCGGTCCATCTCGCGGCAGCAACAAAGCGCCGAGAGGAAGCAGGACAGCAAGGGCGTCGCCAAGGTGATCATCGGCATCGTGCTGATTGTCGTCACGGTCTATTCCGCCGGCGCCACCTCGCCGTTCCTTTCCGGGGACTTCGCCGCCGCCGGCGCGGCCATGTCCGCCCCTGCCTTCATGGGCATCAGCTACGGTCAGATCGCCATGTTCGGCGCGGCCATCGCGTTGTCCGGGATTGCCATGCTCGCCGCCCCGTCGCCGGCCGGTTCGACCTCCTCGCAAGCGAAGGACACGAACTCCTTCCTGTTCGATGGGGTGGCCAATGTGACCGAGCAAGGCAACATCGTGCCTATCGTCTACGGCAAGCACCGGGCGGGCTCGGTGGTGGCTGCTTCCGACCTCCAGGCCGATAAAATCCAGATCGTTCCGGAAGGCACCTACGACGGCTACAGCGAAGTCCCGATTGGGCCTGGTGGTGGCGGGGGTGGCAACGGAGGTGGTATTGACAATGGTGGTGTCGACCCGGGCACGGTGATGCCCGGCTGGGATACCATCGTCGGCGGCGAGGACGACGACGACACCATCGAAGACCCGGTGTTCATCTGATGGCGGCCCTGATCAAAGTGCGCGATCCCCTGCTGGCGCAGGGCGAGCGTATGGGCTCCGGGGGTAAGTCCGGGGGCAACGGCGGCCAGGAGCCGTACGAGTACCCGAACACCCTCCAGTCGAAGTCCATCGCCAAGGTGCTGGACGTCGTCAGTGAGGGTCCGATCAGGGGGCTGGTGAACGGCCTTCGGTCGGTCTACCTGAATGACACGCCGTTCCAGAACGCGGACCGGACCTACAACTTCGGTGGGGCGACTATCAAATGGCGCCTCGGCCTGCCTGATCAGGATGTGATCGAGGGCTTCGAGGCCACGACCACGCCCTTCGGTGTAGGGGTCGAGGTCCAGCACCTGGGTGACAGTTACTCGGGCGCCCTTGTCCGCCGGATCAACAACGACAACGCCAACGCCGTGCGGGTCCTGCTGACCTTGTCCGGCCTGACCCAGGCCGTGGCCGACACCGGTGAGTTGACCGGATACAAGGTCGAGATTTCGATTGAGGTCCGGTCGAACGCCAACAATCCGGGCTCGGCCTGGGTGCAGAAGGTGGCGGAGCCGATCCGGGGCAAGACCACGTCCCAGTTCCAGCAGCAGTACCGCATCCCGCTCGACGGGACCGGCCCCTGGGACGTGCGGGTGCGTCGGGTCTCGCCGGACGACGACAGCGCCAATGTGCAGTCGCGGTTCTTCTGGACCTCGTACACCGAGATCGTCGACCATCGCTACATCTACCCGGACACGGCCCTGTTCGGCTGCCAGTTCGACGCCGAGTTCTTCGGCAACTCGTTCCCCAGCCGGGGCTACGAGATTTACGGGCGGATCATCAACGTCCCGTCGAACTACGATCCCATCGAGCGCACCTACGAGGGTATCTGGGACGGCACGTTCAAGCTGGCCTACTGCAACAATCCGGCCTGGGTGCTGTGGGACCTGCTGACCAACACCCGCTTCGGCATCGGCGAGGTGCTGCCGGACGCGCGGGTGAGCAAATGGGACCTGTACAACATCGGCCGGTACAACGACCGGCTGGTGTCCGACGGCACGGGGGTAGGCTTCGATCCCGACGTGGTCGAGGTCCGCAAGGAGCGGGTGACCCTGGTCAGCGACGTCAACATCGACGTCAACGACGCCCCGGAATACATCGACGGCTGGAAGATGGACGCGGGGGTCCGGGTTGGTCTGATCGGGCAGACGGACAAAGCCGAGAACGGCATCTGGGTCTACAACGGCCAAGACCTGGCTATGACCCGAGCCACGGACATGGACGCCGCCGGCGACGTCCTGGGCGCTACCTTCGCGGTCTATGGCGGGACCTACGCCGACAAGTTCTTCCGCTGCTGCCACGCCATCACCACGATGGGGTCGGACGACATCGAGTTCGCCGGCGTCGAGCCGATGTTCACGTTCAACACGGTCGTCAACCAGCGTATGTCGGCCTACAACGCCATCACCGCGATCTGCGGGATGATGCGGACGAGCGCCGTCTGGGCCGCCGGCCAGATGACCTTCATCCAGGACGCCCCTAAGCCGGCCACCAAGGTGTTCTCCCCGGCCAACGTCATCGAGGGGGTCTTCAACTACAGCGGCACGGCCCTGCGGGCCCGGCACACCGCCTGTACGGTGACCTGGACCAACCCGGACCTGGGCTACATCGCCGACGACCTCCTGGTGGAGCATAAGGAGGGCATCCTCCGGTACGGCTACAACGTCCTGTCGATCACGGCGTACGGCTGCACGAGCAAGGCCCAGGCCCTGCGGCTGGCCCGCTTCGCCCTGCACACTGAATACCTGGAGACCGACACCGTCCAGTTCCGCATCGGCATGGGCGAGGCCGATATCCTGCCGGGCAGCATCGTCGATATCTACGACCCGATGATGACCCAGGCGGAATGGGCCGGCCGTCTGCGTGAGGTCTCCACGAGCGAGGTGAAGTTCGACCGGCCGCTGTCCTTCGACGGTGCGCGGACCTACTACCTGACCACGATCACCGCCGGCAACCAGATGGTCGAGCGCGAACTGGTCAACCCGGGAACCGGGGACTACATCACGGCCACCCTGGTGACCCCGCTCGACGGCGACGACATGCCCATCGTCAATGCCATGTTCGGCGTCTCGTCGGACGTCCTGGAGCCCCGCAGCTTCCGGATCATGTCCATCGCGGACGACGAGGAGAAGGGTCAGTACAAGGTCCTGGGGACCCAGCACGCGCCTGAGAAGTTCGCCCTGATCGAGAACAAAATCCCGGAAGTCACCCGGGCGTTCTCCGATCTGCCTGGCACCGAGGTGGTGGAGCCGGTGGCGACCATGTCGCTCCGCTATTACACCGCGCGAACCCAAGGCACGACCTCGCAGGGCTTCCTCTACGTGGACTGGGAGGCCAGCCCCGACCCCTACCTCGACGGGTACATCGTCTCGGTCCAGTACGGGGAGGACAACATCATCGTCCTGCCCATGCAGAAGATGACCGAGGTGACGCTGCCGAACCCGAAGATGGAGTACGTCACCGTCTGGGTCCGGGCTGTCAGCTTGAAGGGCTACAAGTCGCGGCCCAAGCTGCGCCGCATCGACCTGACGGCCGGTACCGCCTCGGGCAAGACGCTGATCACCGACGTCGAAATCCAGGGCGGGGGCCTTGAGTGGTCGGGCCGGAACGTCTTCCTGCAATGGTTGGCCAAGCCCATCTACGCGCCGGACGGGACGCTGCCGACCGACGGGGTGGACCCGTATTTCAAGGAGTTCCGGGTCCGCTTGCGCGACACCGACACCCTGTCGATCTTGAAGACCTACACCACGCACACGCCCCGCCTGACCATCCCGATTGACGACCTGCTTCTCGTCAGCGCCGGCGTGCGGGAGTACAAGATCAGCGTGGCGCTGATCGACAAGAACGACGTCGCCAGCACCGAGACCACGGTCACCATCGCCAACCCGCCGCCGCCGGCCTACGAGCCTTCGGAGGTGGACGTTACGGCCTACGGGGTGACGTTCACTTTCGACGAGATCGTGGACCCCGACTACCGGGGGGTGATTGTTTACGCCGGCACCTCGCCTGGCGTCCTGACGGACCTCAGCCATCAGTGGGCCATCGGCCGCGAGAACGTCACGCTCGCGCTGGACCCGGGCACGACCTATTACTACCGGTTCCGGCACTACGACGAATTCGGCTACGGCGATCCCACGGACGAGGAGACGCTGACCACGCCGTCCGTCGCCGTCGCGGACATGGAGACCACGCCGCCGGCGGTCCCGGCGACGCCCACGGTCACGTCGTCCATCGCCAGCAACGTCGACGGCGCCCTGGTGGTCAAGATGGTCGTGGACTGGACCGCCAACGTCGACGCGGACCTGGCCGGCTACGACGTCATTTACTTCGAGCACGGCGACAGCACGGGCCTGGGTCACGTCAACATCACGTCGACGAACCACGACGAGTTCCTGGCCAAGCCGGGCAAGCTCTACTACATCCAGCTCCGGGCCTTCGACCGGGTCAACAACCGCTCGGCGCTCTGCACGGCGGTGACCCACACCACGGCGGCTGACACGACGGCTCCGTCTACCCCCACCTCGTTGTCGGCTACGGCCGGCTTCTCGCAGGTGACCCTGACCTGGACCAATCCGGTAGCTGCCGACTTCCATGTCGTCGAGGTCTACGAGAACAGCACCAACACGTCGGTAGGCGCCACTCTGGTCACGACCGTCGGCGGGGCGCCCTCGGCCAATATGTCGTTCGTGCGGGGGAACCTGACCAACGGCGTCGCCCGGTACTTCTTCTTCAAGTCGGTGGACAAGAGCGGCAACAAGTCGGCCTTCTCGGCGTCGGTGACCGCGACCCCGCTGGTGATCCAGACGAACGAGGTAGACACCACCCCGCCTGGCGTCCCCGCCGACCTGGCCCTGTCTTCGGTGCTGACCGTCGACACTGACGGCACCCAGCGCGTGAAGCTGTCCGCGACCTGGACCGCGAACGTCGAGACGGACCTGAAGGGCTACGAGATCGAGCTGACCGAAGGCTCGGACGTCACGATCTTCAACGCAGCCACCAACCGCTACGAATGGCAGGTCAAGGGGAACGTCGGCTTCACGGCCCGTGTTCGCTCGTATGATACGTTCAACAACAAGAGCGCCTGGAGCTCGGCGACCGGCACGCATACCTCGGCGAAGGACACGACGGCGCCGTCCGCGCCCAGCAGCTTTGCCGTCACCGCCAGCTTGCAGAACCTGGCCCTCGCCTGGGTCAACCCGGCGGCGACCGACCTGGCCTTCGTGGAGGTCTACGAACACACGTCCAACTCCAGTGGTTCGGCGTCCCTGGTGGCCACGATCACCGCCAAGCCCTTGGCGGGCGGCAGCTGGACCCGTTCGGGTCTCGCCACGGGGCAGCTCCGCTACTACTGGCTGAAGGCCGTAGATACGTCCGGCAACGCCTCGGCGTTCACGTCCGTGGCCAGCGGCACGACGGTCGGGGTGGTCGGCGGAGACCTGGACACGACGGCGCCGGCGGTACCGACCGGGCTGGGTCTGTCCTCGGCGCTGACGCTGGACACTGACGGTACCCAGGTGGTCAAGATGACCGCCAGCTTCACGGGCGTCGCCGACAGCGACCTGGACCACTATGAGATCGCCGTCTCCGAGAACGGCGGAGCGTACGTCGTGCGGGCCATTGGCACCGCCGTGAGCGATATCTTCCCGGTCAAGGGCAATGTCTCCTATGCGGTGAAGGTGCTGGCCGTGGACAAGCTGGGCAACCGCTCGGCGTACACGACCCCGGTGACCCAGACCTCCACGGCGGACACTACGGCCCCCAGCGCCCCGACGTCGCCAGCCGCAGCCGCCGGCTTCCAGGCTGTCAGCCTGTCGTGGGTCAACCCCACGGCGGCGGACCTTGACCACGTCGACATTTACGAGAACACGGCCAACGACTCGGGCACGGCCACGAAGATCGCTTCGGTGCAGGCGACCTCGGCCGCCGGCCAGACCTACAGCCGCACCGGCCGGGCCAACTCGACCCTGTACTACTACTGGTTCAAGGCGGTGGACTTCTCCGGTAACGCCAGCGCCTTCACGACGGTGGTCAGCGCCACGACCACGACCGTTTCGACCTCGGACATTGACACCACGCCGCCGGCGGTTCCTTCCGGCCTGGCGCTGTCCTCCTCCGTCACCCTGGATACCGATGGAAAGCAGCGGGTGGTCCTGGTGGCCGCCTGGACGGCCAACGTCGAAAGTGACCTCGCCGGCTACAATGTCGAGCTGACCGAAGGCGGCAGCACGATCACCCAGCTGACGACCTCGACCAACAGGGCCGAGTGGCTTGTCAAGGGTAACGTCGGTTTCACCGCCCGCATCCGGGCCTACGATAGCCTTGGCAACAAATCCGCCTGGTCATCGGCGACAGGCAGCCACACGTCAGCGAAGGATACCACGGCTCCGTCCGCCCCTACGGCCGGTGCGGCGACCGGGATGATCGGCCAGATCATGCTGACCTGGACCTGTCCGGCGGACGCGGATGTCGCCCAGATCGAAATCTGGGAGCACACGTCAAACTCCAGTGGTTCGGCCACCAAGATCGCCACGGTGCAGGGAGCGGCATCGGCGCCCGGAGCTTACGCCCGGGGTGGCTTGGGAAATGCCGTGCAGCGGTACTACTGGTTCAAGGCTGTCGACACATCGGGGAATGTCTCGGCCTTCTCCGGCTCGATCAACGCCACGACCAGCCTGTTGCAAACCGAGCAGGTGGCCACCAAGGCGATCCACTCCGTCGGCGCCTCGTACAACACCAGCACGATCACCCAGGTGAATTCCGGGGCGTTCGCAAACCTGCTCATGAGCTTGGTGGTGGTATGCACGGGAGACCTGCTGGAGGTCGAGGCGTACATCCTCGACGAAATCATCGGTAACGACAATTTCGGCTACTACCTGACCATCGACAACACGATAACGGCGTCTGGGGGAAACCCTGTAGGCTCGGTGTACGACAGTATTGTTGTCCGGGCCCCGGGTAGCGGGGTCGTCAAAATGCCGAAAGTGTTCAAGTGGTTGGTGACCGGCCTGTCTGCTGGTAGCCATACGTTCCGGGTCTACCTGATCAACACGAGCGGAAACACGGTGACGATCACTAACCGTCTTCTGTCGATCAGCGAAATTAAGAGGGCCACATGACCGCCGGGACCAGCGTGATATACAACTCCACGACAGGAGAGATCGTCGGGATGATCATTGGTGGGTCGGACCTGGTGACCGACAACACGCCTGGGGGGCACGCGGCCCTGGCCCTGACCAGCCAGCTTGCTAATGCCTCAGTGCAGTATGTAAACGTCGCCTCGCCCGCGCTGACGGCCCGGCCCTCGTTTGGCGAGGTGATCCCTGCGACGGTTACCGCCGGCGTAGACCTTGAGTTTGACGTGCCTTCGGGCACCGTGGTGACTATCGACAGCGAGGGATCAGGCGGCGCCCGGACGCATACCAGTACGGGGGGCCTGCAAAGCCTGGACACCTCGACAGACACGGCCGGGGATGTCCTTGGGGTGGTCCTCACCCTGTTCCCGTACATCACGCTATCCGGCATGGTGGAGGTCGTCTGACGCCTCCGCACGAAGGAAAGTAATCCCCAAGATTATTTGGGACTTTAGGGGCGATCTCGCCAAGTGTGGTAGGTAGGGGTATCGCGGGCGTGGTCACGCTGTGGTAGCCCCCAGTTTAGTTGCAACCACTTGCAATGCGTATGGGGGGTCTCGTGGAGCTGTTTGAGCATGTGGCCAAATGGGTCAAAACCGATATCGGGACCTTGGTCGCCACGGTCGGAACCCTAGCCGCACTGGGGTCTTTGCTGTTTGGCAAGGGCGTGTGGGCCAACCTGGGAGGCTGGAGAGATGCTGTGGTAGCTGCGATGCTGAAACCCTTCACCTCCGGCGCGCGGGCCGAAGAATTCGTCAAGACCAAGTTTGACGTGCTCGAAGCCAATCTCGCCGCGATCCTCACTGAAGTCCGCCCCAATGGTGGTGGCTCGATGAGGGACGCCATCACCCGGATAGAAGCACGGCAGGAGCGGTGGGCCTCCCGCCAGGACCACATATTCGCGGCCTTGGCTGAAGCAGTCTTGATCTACGAAACCGACGAGCACGGACAGTACACCTGGGCGTCCCCGTCTCTGGCTACGTTCGTCGGGGTCCAGGTCACGGACATCCAGGGATGGGGGTGGGTGAACATCCTGCACCCCGACGACGTCGAGCGGGTCCGCCATGAGTGGCGCTCCGCTGTTGACGAACGCCGGCTGTTCTCTTGCTCTTACCGGCTGTGCAAAGCCGATGGGGGTTTCATAAAAGTCCAGGCCAAGGCCAGGCCTATGGTGGTAAACGAAAAGCTGTTTGGCTGGTCGGGTAGTATCTCCGTATCGGCCTGACGCCAGGCAACACAGGGGGCGCCTATGGGTGGGTGGTGGACCAGGTTCTGCGAATTCATGATCGGCCTCCCGGCCTATATCCGGGACTGGGCTTCGGCGGGACGCGACGTCCTCGCCCTCCTGTTCACGCCGGTGAACACCGCCGTCTCGGTCTTCCTGATCTGCATCCTGGCGGGCTGGTTCACGCAATGGGGTCAGCCCACCGAGATCGAGCGCATCCGCCTGCTCGGAGTCATCGCTGTAATCTATGCCATGCTGGTGGGCTTCGGCGGCCAATGGTTCCAGCGCAACCGGCTTGAGAAGCTGAAGTTCTCCGCCGGCAAGGACGGGATCAGCGGGGAGGTGGACGCCGAGGCGGAGACCACGCAGACCACCACGAAAACGACCAAGACCACCGAATTGCAAGTGGTTGCAACCGAGCAGATTTCGGAGCAGAGTGCGGTTTCAGATGCGGGGGCTTCAGGAGAGAGCCCCGACGCACAAGCCGAAGGAGGCGATAATGGTCTATCGACTGGGGGCGGGCAGCCTCGCTGAACTGAAGGGCGTCCACCCGAGCCTGGTCAGCTGCGTTAACCACGCCATCGCCAATACGCAGCAGGACTTCGTCGTCATGGACGGCCTGCGGACCCTGGCGGAGCAGACGCTCCTCGTCCGCAAGGGCAAGTCGAAGACCATGAACTCCAAGCACCGGGCACAGGCGGACGGCTTCAGCCACGCCGTCGACCTGGTGCCCTACATTGACGGTCGCCCGCAATGGGTCTGGGATATGCCCGGGCCGTCCGACGCCGGCATCTTCCCCATCGTCCTCGCCATGCGCGCCGCGTCCATCGCCATTGGCGTGCCGTTGATCTGGGGCGGCATCTGGGACCGCAAGATCACCCAGCTGGCTCCGACCTGCGCCGGGCTTCGCATCGACCTGGAGGCCTACAAGGTCCGGCACGCCGGCGCGGACTTCCTCGACGGGCCCCATTATCAGCTTTGCTAGAGTAAATTCACTATTGCTTTGATGAAAGGGCGGCGCTAAAAGGTCTTTATGTCTGAGATCAAGCGCCGGCCCCGACACGGGCAAACTGGAACCCGCCTCCACAACATCTGGCGGGGCATGCTTAAAAGATGCTCCGCCACAGTCGGATATGAGTACGAGAAATACGCGGCAAGAGGCATCAAGGTCTGTGACGAGTGGTTGGTGTTCGAGACTTTCCGAGCCTGGGCTTTGAAGACCGGGTACGCTGACACTCTGACCATAGACCGCAAGGACAATGACGGGCACTATGAGCCCAAGAACTGCAAGTGGTCCACGCAGCAGACCCAGGCGCGAAATCGCCGGTCCTCTAAATGGATTACGATAAACGGGGAAACTAAGACGTTGGCCGAATGGGCGGAAATAAGTCCGGTGACGTACTTCGCCATCCAAGGCCGCCTCAATATGGGATGGTCTGCCGAGAATGCGATCTTCACCCCGCTGCGGAGCAAGAAAGCCTAGATGGAGGCGTTCCTCGCCAAGTGGGGGTTGAAGATCATCGGGGCGGTGGTCTTCATCGTCGTGATCCTCGTCTTCTGGAGCACGCTGATGTCGTGGGGCGGCAACGTCCTGCACTTCTTCGGCCTCGGCCAGAAGGCGACCATCGAGAAGCAGGCTGTCGAGATCGTCCAGGGCAAGGCTGATACGGCCCAGGCCCAGGGCGAGGCCCTGACTGCCCAGGACGTCCTCGCAATCGTACAGGCCGGCGCCAGCCGGGACCGGGAAACAGTGGTGATCCATGAACGCAACGCAGATCGCATCCAGCAGGCGCCCGGCGCTCGTGCTCCTCTCGATCCTGGCCTTGTCGACGCTATCAATCGCGGGCTGTGTAAATACCCCGAGACCCCAGATTGTAGCGGAGATGATCAATTGCAGTGACTTCGTCCCGCCGGACCTCCGGGTGCCGGTGAAGGGTGTCTCGCAATTGACCCCGCACGCCGACGCGGGGGAGCTCGGGGTGAAGCTGGACGGCCAGACGGCCAATCTGCACAAGGCCAACGGCAACACGGCCGACGCCCTGCACATCATGAGCGTCTGCGACCAGCGGAACCGGCAGATCATCAACACCCTGATGCCGGAGCCCTGGTACGGGAAGTTCGACCCGTTCGGGACCAAGAAGCCGAAGCTGGGTGATCCCCTGAAGCCCCCGCCGGCTTCTCCATTGACCCCGCCGGCCAACTAGCTACCGTAGAGAGTACAGGGCCTTCTCAGGCCCCTCTATCCGATCATGGAGGATCGCAGATGCCTACCGACGACAAGCCCCCCGAGAACACCCCCGCCGAGGACGCCCCCAAGCCGTTCGATATCGTAGCCTGGGTGAACAGCCAGGAATACTACGAAGGATCGCTGGCCCACCTGGAAGAACAGGCCGAGCGCCGCGACCGCTACGACGACCGGGGGCCGTTCTGATGACCACCTTCTACGCTTGGATGGTGAAGGAACCCGACGGCTCCGAGGGGCCCGTTTCGGTCTACATGCCGGGGATCGGGCAGCACACCCCGCTGGTCACCGCCAAGGCGGACATCGCCAGGAACATGCGGGTGGTCGCCCAGGCCCACGCCGACAACTCGGGCAAGCCGGTCCGCCTCGTCCGCTTCGAAGAAGCCGAAACCGTGGAGACCCTGTGATGGGCATCTTTGCCAACGCGCCTGACCCGAACATGCCGCAATGGGTTTCCGGAAAGCCGCCCAAGCAGAAATGGGCCGGCCAAAGCGAATTCGAGGCCATGGGCGTCGAGGTGCCGTTCTTCCGGCGCCAGGCCGGCTACGAGAACTGCAAGCAGATGGGCATGAAGGACAGCAAGACGATCTTCGAGCTGATCCAGGACGTCAGCCAGATGATCGAGCGGGACGACCCGCATGGAGCCCTGGAACGCATGTCCAAGAACCTGGACGTCACCGGCTGTTACCGCCTGCTGGCCGTCCTGCTCTGCACCCCGAAGCCGGAGGCCTCCTGATGTCTGCTAGACGATACGTCATCTGGCGCGGCCGGGACGGCACTCCGCCTTGGGTCCTCATGCTGGACGGCTTCCGGGACGATAAGGCCGCTATGCAGGCCCGCCGGTGGCAGGAGACCGGGGGCGCCAGTGTGGTCGAAGACTGGGCTACCTGCCGGCGCATCGGCCCCGCCAGGTTCCGGGACGTCGACTCGGACCAAGAGTTCGAGCAGGAGAGTCAGCAGGGCTACACCAAGAGGGCCTGGGACCGCTTCCTGGCCGAATGGGAGGAGAGCTGATGGCCAAGCGCATGACGTTTACGTTGGAGCTGATCTACGAAGGCTTCGCGCCGCCGCATGAAATGGAGCGCCTGATCGGCGTCGCGTTGGACAAGGCGTTCTTGGAAGGGGACACCAACGCTGATCTTGGCCTGTTCAGGGTAACCCGGACTGGCGTTATGTTCGCGGCTAAAGGGGAGGAATGATGTCCAAGAACCCGCAGCGCATCACCTGCCGGTGCGGCAAGGGCAAGGTTTCAGCCTGGGACGGGAAGTGCGGCCACTGCCGTACCGACAAGGACAAGCTCGCTCTGAAACGCATGCAGGACGAGGGTTGGACGAAGGAAGAAGCCAAGCTCGGCTACCAGATGAAGAAGGACCCTAAGTGGCATGGCTGATCCTACGATCATCAAATACGAGGTGATCCTCGAAGTCGAAGGTGGTGCCGTAAATCGGGAGGCTGTTCGCCGGGCGATCTGGCAGGCCGTCGAGTATCGCATGGGCACCCTCGGCCTCTCGGAAGACGACGACCCGGGAACTGTGGTGCGGCACGAAGTCATCCTGACCGGCAGCAAGGTCCGCAACCTCGGCCCCTGCCCCATCGACTTCCCGCACTCGAAGGGCGGCACTGTCCGCCAGACCCGGGTGATCCATCAGCGGGCCGACGGCACCCACTACGTCGCCTTCCGGCAGAACAAGAAGAAGGTCGAGCGGCGGGTCTATCGGGGCCAGGACGGCATATTCCGCTTCCCCTCTTGACCCGTCGCCCCACAGGGCTATCGTAATCCATAACCAAGGGCAAAAGCCGGACAACCGGAGCCCTAGATGCGAGTTTCACATGCTACGACAAGCGGTCCTCGGCCAGCTGCCGATCATCACATTGCGGACGCGCGACACCATCAATGTCGCCGACGTCATCCGGTACACCTCCGGAAAGCCCATGATCCAGTGGGACGGGACGACGATCCTTCAGAAGGCGCTGCTGTTCATCTGGGGCGGCACCGCCCTCAAGGAACCCTGGCGCCTCGTCTACGAGAAGTTCACCAAGGCGGGCTCGACCCTGCTGGTGATCAACCCGACCAACCCGATCCCCGAGGCCTTCGACGTCGGTGACCTGATCACCCCCCGGGACATGGTCTTCAAGGCCTTGACGGAGGCTCTCTCGAACGGCCCGCCGACGCCGGCGATCAAGGACTACGTCGGCACCCTGATGCCCGCTCTTGGTGGCCTTACGCTCAAGGAGAGCGTGGAGGTGATGCGCCTGTCCGCCGTCGACAACGACGCCCTGACGCCGCAGTCGATCACGGCGATCCGCCGGCAGATCGTTCCGCCGCTGCAAGGCTTCAGCCAGATCGACACCGACCTCGAATACTACGAACCGCCCAAGGCGTGGGCCGCGTTCGTCGATAGCAAGCGCGACTACTTCCTCGGCGACTACGACTGGCGTGTGGTGCCCCGTGGAGCCCTGCTGAAGGGCACGCCGGGCACGGGCAAGACCCAGGGCGTCAAGTACCTCGCCAACCGCTGGGGGGTGCCCGCCTACCGCCTGGCGGTGGACTTCAATTCGAAGTGGCATGGCGAGAGCGAACAGAACGTCGCCGCGATCCTCGCCCAGGTGAAACACGAGGCGCCCTGCGTCCTGCTGATGGACGAGATCGAGAAGATGATGGCCAAGGGCGGTGACAGCGTCCAGGAGAAAATCCGCAGCCAGCTCCTGTGGTTCATGCAGGAGAACCGCTCGAAGGTCTTCGTCGCCATGACGACCAACGACGAGAAGAAGCTGCCCCCGGAGATGTTCCGGGAAGGCCGCATCTCGGCGTCCATCGAATTCCACGGGCTGACCCTCTTCGAGGCGATGCCCTTTGCCCAGAACGTCCTGAAGACGTTCAAGGTCGGCGATCCTGCTGCGGCCAAGGCTGCGGTTGAGAAGCGGGTCAAGTCGTTGTTCTCGACGACGAACCCCGAACTGGTGGCCCACGCTGCGATCAACGAAGCGGTGGTGTCCACGCTCACTGAGGAAGGACTGCTAAACCCGGCGGTCAAGGAGGACTGACATGGAAGCCATCCTGGCTAAGTTTGAAGACAAGGAGAAATACCCCCGCATGTACGGCACCGAGGGCAAGATGGACTACATCGTCGTGGCCTGCGACGAGGAAACGGGCATGCAGCTCGGCATCAAGCCGCTGTTCGGCCTGGTCGACAAGGACGGCCCCAAGATCATGGCGGCCTTCCGCATGAGGTCGGCGGCGCAGACCAACGTCTCGGCGTTCGGTGAGGCTTCCGCGAAGAAGACGGTCTCGCCGAACAAGGCGTTCGACTTCCCGTGGGAGAAGGCTGACTACAAGCGCGCCAGCCTGATCCGCACGATCATCCTCGACCGGACCCCCGACGAGGCCAACCGGGCGCTGGGCGACCTCAAGGCGATCCGCTACGCCAGCAAGATCAGGGAGCTGATCCAGGCTGTCGTGCCGCTCGACAAGTGGATCGTCTCCGCCGAGGACTTCGACGAGTTCGTCTACGGCACCGCCGAGGCGTTCTTCGCCCAGGTCGCGGCCCACAGCGACCCGGCCGCGCGTCTCGTCGTGCTCAAGCAGCAGAAGGAGGCGGCCGAGAAGGCCTTCGCCGAGCAGATGAAGGCCTACGAGGACGACATCGCCGCTGCTGAAGCCGCTGTGGCCGAACAGGCCGGCGCGCAGGACCCCGACTACGTGCCCCCGGCCAAGCCCGCCCTCGTCGAGGAACTGACCACCCTGTCACAGGCGTCGGCGGCGCACGCGCAGCTGGCCCCGCTCAAGCTCAAGGTCGTGGCCGGCACCGACGTCGCGCCCATGGGTGACGACGAGGGCTCCGACGACTTCGGTGGCGACGAAGGGGAAGACTACTAGCCCCGACCCTGCTACTCTGATCGCCTCCAAGGGTTAGACCGCCAATTCTCCCTCCGGCGTCGTCTTTGCATCGCCCTTGGATAACTGGGGACCGTGAGTAAGGACGCTCGCGGTCCCCCCCTTTTTCCCTAGTGACAAAGCATGGCCAACCCCCCGCCGAACTACGCCCAGTACGGACGCACCGCCTCCGAGAAGGCGATCCTGCATGCGTTGGCCAGGTGGTCCCCCCATTTGAAGTACGAGCACGCCGGCCAGAAGTGGCTCGTGCGCACCGCCGCTGAGTTGCGGGAAGACGGAGTGTTCCTGTCCGACCGGCAGATCGCGCGGACCCTAAAGACGCTCTCCGACAAGGGGGTGCTTGCCGTCCACAAGGCCCGGCATCCTGCCCGGCGGGACGCCCCCTACAAGGTCTACTGGCTGCGTTTCGTGCGCCCCTCGGGGGCCCAGAATGGCGCCGGCATACCGGACACCATGTCCGCTTCAAACCAGACACCATGTCCGGTTCATACCGGACACCATGTCCGGTATCATATAGAAGAGAACATCGGGAAAGATCAGGGAACGACAGAAGACTATCCGGCCGCTTCGCAGCCGGAGGAGCCGAGCACCGAAATCAAGGAGGAGCAGGTGGTCAAGAAAACAGGGGCTGAGGTCCTGGCCGAGAAGCAGAAGGCGGTCGCGGAGTTCGAAGCCGGCATGCCCATGGGGATGCACCAGAAGATCGTCCTGCCCGCGAAGAAGGCGCTGCCGCACAAGGTTAGTCCGACCATCCTGTACGAGCTGTACGCTGGAGCTCTGAAGGAGGTTCAGGGTCAGGCCGTCCCGGTGTTCAAGCTGGCCTACATGGGTCCGCTGAAGAAGGTCTTGCAAGCACTTGCAAACGCCAAGCTCGGCGGACAGGACTGGGTGGAGGTCTGCCACTACTGCCTGGCTCGATGGGCGGAATTTCTCTTGTGGGCAGGTCCCTCGCTGCCGCAGTATCTGAAGGGCGGGGGCTTCCCGCAGCCCAAGAACCTGCATGAGTTCGCTCCGCACATGATCGCCTACTGGAACATCTCGAAGACGACGGCGTTGCCCCCTGGGGATAACCCGGAGACCGACGATGCTTCTGACCTTGAGTGGGCCTAAGACCATGGACCCCTTCGCCACCGGCGTGTTGCGGCCAGAGGTTCACGACCGGCTGGTCCAGAACGTCCACGCCGTCGCCCGGAGGTCGGGGCTAGGCCCCGCCTACGAGAACCTGATCTGGAACGAGCCCACGCTGCTGGCGCCGGGCGAAGAGGCGTTCATCAAGGACGTCGTCGTCCACCGCAAGTTCGGCACACCCTGGACCGCCAGCAAGCTCGGGATCGCCTATGGCCCCTCGACCAACAAGAACCCGATACAGGCGGCTGACGAGGCGGCGAAGACCGCGACCAAGATGCGGGAGCTGACCGCCAAGATGGTCCGCAACTTCGTCGACGCCCGGCTGATGTCGCCGGCCGAAATCGTCGAGTACATTCAGGCGGGCGAGGAGGTCGAAGCCTCGGTCCTGCTGGTGCGGGACTTCCTGCTCCCCGAGGAGTGGGCCCTGCATCAGGACAGCAAGTTCTACAGCAAGACGCAGCGGGCCCAGCTTGACGTGCTGCCCCGCCTGCTGATGGACCGCGCCCAGCGCGGCGCCCCTACCGTCGTCCATGTTCGGTCGCCGGCCCAAACGCTCGCTTCGGTCATGCCGAGCGTCTTCGAGTTGTTCCGCACCAGCTTCGCCTGCCAGGGCGACCTGAAGCCGGTCTAAGAAAGGTCACGGGGGAGTATGTCGCTAGGGTCCAGATTTCTGACGTCCGTCATCCAGACTGGGGACGTCACCGAATACCTCAAGTACGGGCAGATGGGCGCCCTGTTCGACGCGGACCCGCTGTCCAAGCCGCTGTTCCAGTTCGTCGATGACTACGTCCGGACCTACAGCCAGCTTCCGCCGACGACCTGGATCAAGGAGAAGCTCTCGGTCGAGCTCGGGTCGGAGGAGGTCGCCGCCGGCGCCCTGCACAAGGACCTGTTCGACCGGTACATGACCCGGGCGATGAAGCTGACCGCCGAGAAGGCGAACGAGCTGATCAAGGACGACCCGAAGAAGGCGTTCGAGACCATGACCCTGGGCCTGCAAGCGATCTCCGCCACGGAAATGATGCCGCAGGTGTCGGACTTCCGCCGGGTCGCGGCCGAATACTGGCCGATCTTCGTCCAGCACTGGTCGGACGGCGTCCAGACGGTGCCCTGGCAGTGGCAGACCCTCCAGAAGCAGTCGAAGGGGCTCCGCGCCGGGGACTTGGTCTCCATCGTCGGTCGCCCGGGCCTCGGCAAGACCTGGCTCATGCTCTCCGCCGCCCTGCATACCTGGGTGACGACCGACCGGCCGGTGATCTTCGTCTCCATGGAGATGATGCGCGAGAACATCATGGAGCGGCTGGCCGCCCTGTACACGAAGACCGCCATGGACTTCTTCAAGGACGGGTATGCCCCGAACCTGTTCGGCCAGGGCGGGAAGCAGGCGGTCAAGAAGGCCCTGATGCAGGCGGAGAACGCCAAGGCCCCGTTCTATGTGGTCGACGGCAACCTGACCGCCACGGTGGAGGACGTCTATTCCCTCTGCCAGCAGTACGGCCCCTCGGCCCTGTACATCGACGGCGCCTACATGCTCGGCCACCCGAAGGAGACCGAGATGTTCAAGAAGGTCTCGGTCAACGTGAACCTGCTGAAGCAGACCGTGGCCACGCGCCTGAAGGTGCCGACGATCTGCTCGTGGCAGTTCGCGCGGGAGGCCGACAAGCTGAAGCCGGGCCAGGTCCCGACCCTCGCCCACATCGGCTACTCGGACGTCATCGGGCAGGCCAGCAGCATCGTTATGGGTCTGTTCCAGAACGACGACGACAGCAACGCCGAGATGATCAAGCGTCGGCGGGTCAACATCCTGAAGGGCCGGTCCGGCGAGATCGGGGAGTTCAACGTCTCCTGGGATTTTGTGCGGATGGTGTTTGACGAGTACACGGTTGATGTCGAAAACGGCGGCGATCTCCAGAGCGAAGTCATCTACTGATGGCGTATCCTAAAGGTCGTCCTAGCCCTAACCTGAAACACGGTATGTTTGGGACCCGGACCTACGCCACTTGGGCGTCTATGCTTGAGCGTTGTAGACACGGAAAAGACCCGGTGTATGCCGGCGTCCCGATACACCCCGCTTGGGTGGATTTTAGAGCATTCTACGCGGATATGGGTGAACGCCCTGAAGGCATGACCCTAGATCGTATAGACGGGGCAAAGGGGTATGAGCCTGGAAATTGCCGCTGGGCGACGCGCCAGACCCAATCTGAAAATCGGAAAAATGTCCGCTGGTACGAGCACGAAGGGAAGACTTTGACCATCGCGGGCTGGGCCCGGGAATTGGGGCTGTCAAAAACCTCCTTGCATAGAAACCTGGTTTATAACCAGCTCCCGTTCGATCAGGCGATTTCCAAGAAGTAGGCCCATTGACCAGACGGGCCAAAGCACGACGTAAGGGGTATCACACAAACCACAGGAGGATGTGATGCTCGGACTGCTCATGGCGGCGGCCATCACCGCCACCCTCCCGCCCGCTCCCGACCAACAGGTCACGGAAGGCCCGACGATCCAGTCTCTGGCCGCCGGCCTGAAGGACCCGGACAGCGCCCGGTACACCTTCGGACCCTGGAAAGAAGCCAGCTGCTACGGCCGCTACTTCGGCCAGAAAGATCGCTGGCACGGGTGGGCCCAGAACGTCACCATCGTTGCCAAGAACAGCTTTGGCGGCTATGCCACGGAGAGCTGGACGCTGCTCTATCACGGCGGCCAGATTTACATTCACGCCGGCCCTGATTTTGCGGGCCGCAGCCGATGCCGGTGGGGCCCATGACCAAAGAAATGATCGACTTCGCCCAGCAGTTCTGCTCCCCGACCCAGTCGGTTGTGCGGATCGAAGGCCGCGCTCTGATCCTGGCGGATAGCGCCCACCCCGGCGACGTCATCGAGAAGCACCTCGACGTGGCCCTGGAACGGAAGACCACGCCGCCGGCCCCGCCCGAAAACGAGTAGGACGGCATACCTCTTGACCCCGTTGGGCTCAGAGGTACCGTAGAGGCTCAACACCCCCAACAGATCAGGAGGATCGGGTGAAAGCCGTTATCGACTTGAGCAACAACTACCGGGTCGTATTCGCCCCGCACCCCGAGAAGGCGGGCGTCCTTCGGGTTACCATCGAAGCCGGGGACAGCCCGAAAGGGTATCCGCAAATCCTGGCCACGGCGGACGAACCCACCGCCGAGGTCCTCAACGGCCTGGCTATGGTTTCCCGCTGATGGGCCGGCTCTACATCGACGAGTACGAGGAGAACGGCCGCGATGAGCGGCTGTACGATCTCGTGGACAGTCCCGAGCCGACCAAGGACATGCTGCTGACCCTGCTGGATCGGCATGGCAAGGCGAAGATTTATCGGATCGTCTCGATCAACCGGGACTACGCTTCGGCGCCGTCCAGACCCCGCACGACTGTCCGGGTGGTGCCGTTCCGCGAGAAGCCGATCCCCCGGATCACCCCGGAGCTCAACGCCTCGATCAACTGGCTGCTGGGTGAGCTCGCTTCGGGCCTTGCCCGGGACGTCTCGGCCGAAGGCGAGGAGCACCAGCAACGGGTGGTCGACTTCCTGGAGAAGATCAGCTGGTCGGGAGACGAAGGATGACCCAGAGCGCCGTCATCACGATCATCTTCGGCACCCTCGCCATCGGCATCTTCCTGGCCCCGGTCCTTGGCATGTTCCGCTTCGGGTGGCAGACCTGGACCCACGAGGACAGCGAGACCCGCTTCGCCAGGCACGGAAAGCAGAACAGCCGGGGCTACTACCTGTGGACCCCGCTGGTCCGGGTTTGCCCCGGCCTGTACGTCGCCAACCTGAAGAAGCAACGGTTCCTGCTCGACCCCTACGGCTTCGAGCGAAAGCGTTTCTGAGTGCTGCCTCAGAGCTGTATCGTCATGGGCGTCTTTGGCCCTGTTGCCATGGAGCGGGGCCTATGAGCGCGACTGTCCAATTGGAAGAATTCACGATCACCCATACCGGGCCCGGGCCGTATCTCGCCCGCTCGGCTGATGATCGTGACCCGGAATGGCCGGTATGGTTCGTCGCCGACGCCGTTGGTTTCAACGGCATTCAGGTCAAAAACCGCCTTTGGAAGTTCTTCTCCAAGGAGGTAGCTTGCGCGGTCGCTGACGCACTGAACGAGGCGTCTTAAGCGCAAGCGTTTCTGACCGGTTTTTTCATTGACCTGTCCGACCCCTGTGTCATCGTATAGGGGTAGATCAGGAGGATCATCTCATGCCGCTCAATCTTACCAAAAAGCCCGAAGACGCGACCCAGTCGGCGGCGCTCGCCGACGAGGTGGAGGAGTTCGCCAAGCTGCTGGCCTGGGAGGCCAAGCAGAAGAAGAACCCGAACGTCGTCCGGCTGAAGGCGCTGAAGGACAAGTTCCAGAAGCTGGCCAACGAAACGGCCGAGGACCAGGACCACGAGGTCACGTTCCAGGGCACGACGCAGGAGGTCATCTACGGCGCCAACAGCCGCGACCGCTTCGTCGAGAACCGGGAGAAGCTGATCGAATTCGTCGGCCTGGAGACGGCCCTGGAGATCGCCACCTTCGGGGTGACCAAGGTCGACGACCTGCTGACCGGGGCCCAGAAGAAGGAGGTCTTCGGCGTCAACCGAGGCAACCGGACCCCGAAGACCCAGCCGCTGTCGACCAAGCCGGAGCACACCGCGTAGGTGGACAAGGAAGCCATCAAGCAGCTGGCGGAAATCCTCGACGCCAAGCTGTCCACGAAGACCAAGAAATGGTGGAACCTGACCTGCCCCCTGGCGGAGGTCCGGCACCAGAACGGCACCGACCGGACCCCGTCGTTCGGCATCAAGATCAGCCCCGGCAAGACCTCGAAAATGCACTGCAACTCGTGCAGCTGGAACGGGGACCTTGTGCAGCTGGTCTACGAGATGAAGTACCTCAAGCTGCCGGCGGACTACGGCGCCATGCTGGCCCTGTCCGAGGCGGAGATCGGTGACGTCCCATTGCAATTGCTTGCAAAACAGGACGAGGAGGAGGCCCGGGAGTTCAAGCCATTCTCGGAAGACTGGCTGGCGTCCTTCCCGACGGTGTTCAATTCCGGTCACGCCCTGCACTACCTCAAGAGCCGCAAGGGCGGGCCCGTCCCCCCGCTCGTCAGCGCCGCCCTAGACCTGCGGTGGGACCCTCACAGGCAGCGCGTATGCTTCCCCCTGCGGGACGGCAAGAAGGTCCTGGCGGGCTTCCACGGGCGGGCGATCAAGCCGTACGACGAGCCCAAGTACCTGGCCTACCCGTACCACGGCCACGTCAACTGGGAGGTCTGGCTCGGAGAGGACAAGATCGACTGGGACAAGCCGGTGGTCATGGCCGAAAGCGTGTTCGACTACGCCCGCGCTTACCAGGTCTACCGGAATGTGGTCTCGCCGTTGTCGGCCTCGCTGACCGAGGAGAAACTGTCCCGGTTGCTGGAGGCCGGCGAGCTGATCACGATGTTCGACCCGGACAAGGCAGGCAACATCGCCCGGCAAAAGACCACGGAATACTTCAAGAAGGCCTCGCCTTTCGCCCTGGTCCGACACCTGCATCTCGACGACCATCTGGACGAGGAAGGTCAGCCCCGGGACGGCGGCGCCCTGACCGTTGAAGAGATGGCCGAGCTTCTCCAAAAATACGTCACGCTCGACAAGTGGCTAGTTGACTAGGGTCTAGGCTCCATGCCTAATGCCGGGGTCCCTAACGGACACTAACCCGTCATCCTAGAGAGACGAACATGCCTCTGAACCTTTCGGGCGCCAAGAAGCCCACCTTCACGACCTTGGCCAGCGAGACCGCCGCCAAGAACACGGCTTCCGAGGAAGCCTCCGTCGCCACCAAGACCACGGCCTCCAAGGCGACCAGTGCCCCTGACACCTCCGACACGAAAGCGAAAACGGGAATGAGCTTCCTGAAGAAGGGCGCCGCTGCGAAGGCCGCGCTGCAAGAGGCCGAGGTGCAAGCCGAGGCGAAGAAGGCCGAGCGTGACCAGCTCTGGCGGTTCTTCATCGGCGCCGATAACTGCGGCAAGGACTACAAGATCACGTTCCTGGACGGACACCTCGACGCCGAGGGCTGCCTGGACGTCCCGATGTGGAAGGAGCACGGCTACATCTTCGTCGCCGGCAAGCGCCGCAACTTCGTCTGCATTGCCCAGGACGAGCCCTGCCCGCTCTGCGAGGGCGGAGACGAGGCCACGCTCATGTGCGCCCTGACGATCATCGACCACACGCCGTACACGATCAAGAACGGCGACAAGGCGGGTCAGGTGATCCAGCAGTCGAAGAAGCTGTTCGCCTTCAAGCGGTCGACCCTGAACCTGCTTCAGAAGCACGCGGCGAAGCAGGGCGGCCTGGCCGGCTGCACGTTCGAAGTCAGCCGTGGGGGCGAGAAGTCGCCGTCGGTCGGTGACAGCTTCATCTTCGTCGAGAAGACCCCGCTCTCGAAGCTGAAGGCCACCTACGAGGACCTCGCGGTCCCGGCCGAGATGGAGAAGGAGCTGACCTACTACAACCGGGCGGAGCTCCTCGCTCTCGGGGTGAAGGCGTCGGGCAAGACCATCGGCTCCAGCATGGCTGGCACCGGCGGCGCGGCGCTCGAAAGCGAAATTGATTTTTGATGGAGGAAACCGATCTGGGAGGCGTCAACCGGCGCCTCCTGTCTTTCCCGATGGACAAGCGTGTCGCCGAGGAATGGGCGCTCACCCCCGAGGCCGTCGTCGAGCTGATCTCCGCCATGAACCAGGCGGCGGACACCTGGAAGTTCGACTACAAGGTCACCTTCGGCACGGCTGAAACCTGGCCGGAAAGGCAGGCCGAGGTCTCCACGGACATTCAGGCCACCCATGGTCTGCTGTCCGAAATGAAGGAGGCCGGCGCCTGGTACGCCGACAGCATGGCCCTGGACCTGTTCGAGCTCGCCAAGGACGGCGACCGGGCCAGTCAGGACGCCTATCTGGCCGTGCTGGACGGGGCGGTGAAGAAAGGGATCAGCCCGCACACGCTGCTCCACATGGTGATCGTCGGACCGATCAAGGTCTCGATCTTCGCCTTGTCCAACGAAGACACCCCGGTCCTGCGCTACACGATGCTGGTGGCGCTCAACAACTAGGTCGCCGAAGGGGGCGCCTCAACATGATGAAGATGCTTGAAGCGCCCCTGGCTTACGGGGCGTCGACCCGGGCTGAAAAAAGAGCGGCCCTTAGAATTAGATTGGCTGAGAATTCAACAATCGCCGAAAATGGTTGCTGGAATTGGAACCTCGGCCTTTTTAAGAACGGCTACGCTAAAACCAGTGTGGGTGGAAAAACGCAATACGCGCACAGGGCCTCCTATCGGGCGTTCAATGGGCCGATTAAGGAAGGGCAGGTGGTTCGCCACACCTGTGACAACCCCCGCTGCATAAACCCGGGTCACCTGTTGCGCGGAACCCAGGCTGATAACGTCGCTGACTGCTTGGAAAGAGGCCGGTTTTCTCTAGGCGATGACCACGCGACCAAGCTGACTTCCGAGATCGTGAAATCAATTCGGAAGGATCACACGGACGGCCTCGGGGGGTACAAGATTTTGGCTAAAAAGTACGGCGTGGATCGGTCTATGATCCAACGTATAGTCAAGGGTTGGGTCTGGAAGCACGTCCAATGATGAAAATGCTCGAAGCCCCTTTGGCGTATGGCGCCATGGCCGCCTATCCGTGTACCGACGCCATCAAGGCCAAGTACACGACGACCTCCCGGTTCGGAGACGTCCTGCACCTGTACGAGGTGTCGGCGGACGGGAAGACCATCTTCCTGCCCCGCATGACCTGCCCCAAGGGGCCCAACGACCAACGGGTCAACGGCCACCCGGTGAAGCTGGGCTCCAAGTTCGTGGCCCGATCCGAGGAGCAGCAGCGCGTCGTCGACGAGAGCCTGGAGCTTCTGCGGAACGACGAGAGCCACATCATCCAGGCCGGCACCGGCTTCGGTAAGACCGTCGTCGCCTCGAAGATCATCGACGAGATCGGGGTCTTCACGCTGATCGTCTGCACCAAGGACGATCTGGTGAAGCAATGGATCAAAAGGCTGATCCAGTTCACCGACCTCAAGGCGTCCGATATCGGCTTGATCCAGCAAGACAAGTGCCAGGTCTACGGCAAGAAGGTGGTCGTCGCCTCGATCAAGTCCCTGACCATCCCTGGCCGGTATCCGCCGGCGATCCGCACCCTGTTCGGCATGGTGGTCTTCGACGAGTGCCACAGGCTGGGTGCGGACACCTTCAGCCGGGCTGCGGCCATGTTCCCCTCCAAGCTGCGTCTCGGCCTGTCGGCGACCCCGAAGCGGGTGGACGGCAAGGAGGTGGTCTTCAACGCCCACATCGGTCGCGTCCGGGTCAAGGCGGCCCAGGTCCCGATGAAGCCGAAGGTGATGCGCTACAAGACGGGCTGGACCTGCCCCCGGCAGAAGACCGCTGACGGCTTCAAGCGTATCCCGCACAGCCCCGGGCGGGCCGGGCACGTCGTCAACATGCTGTTCAAGGACCCGGTCCGAAACCAGTTGATCACGTACCTGTCGCTCAAGACCTTCGAGCGCGGCCGGAGGCTGGTGATCTTCTCCAGCACCATCGAGCACCTGGAATTCCTGGAGCGTATGCTGGTGGCCTCGGGCGTCCCCCGCTCGAAGATCGGCCACTACTACGGCGCCATGAGCGGCCCGGCTCTCGACCACGCTTTGGGTTGCGAGATCATCCTGGCGACGCCGGGCAAGATGGGCGAGGGCACCGACGCGCCCTGGATCGACACCTGCATCCTTGCGGCCCCACTGGCCAACATCGAGCAGATCGTCGGCCGTATCCTGCGGGAGTATCCGGACAAGAAGAAGCCCATTGTCTTCGATTTGGTCGACGACGACAGCCCGGTGTTCAAGGGATACGTCCGCACCCGAGACGAATTCTACACGCGCATCGGTGCCGAGGTGGTCGAGATGGAGATGTACAGTGGGGCGCAATAAGAACAAGCACGGCCTGGGCGAAAGCCGCAAGGCCATGCCGGTTCCGAACAGCTTCCGGCTCCATCCAGACACTGGCCTGAAAACCCCGTGCTGGACGCTACGAGAGGTGTCTGTTCTCTATGGCGTTGACCGCTACGTTCTGTATGATCTCTATAACAGGGGCGCGATCCCCGAGACCGTGTACGGCACGTACAAGCGGGGAGCCCTTTTCAGTCAGCGTCAGGTCCGTCTGATCGGATCGCTTTTGTATGCCCGGACCAACCGGCTCAAGTTCAAGGACCCGGCTTCTCAGAAGGCCTTGAGCCACACGATCACAGCTCTACGGAAGGAGTGGAACAATGACCAAGAACGCAAAGGTGGAGACGATGGTGCAGTCCGGCGATGGGCCTACGAAGCAGAAAAGCGAGAACGTCGAGCACTCGATCCCGGCTGAAGCCCAGCCGCTCCAGTACGTCGAGGTCTCCCTCGGACTGACCGAGCCGACCAAGCCCTACGGCAACATCCGGGTGGACGTGAAGCTCGGCCTGCATGTCGAGACCAGCGAGATCGACGCCGCCTTCGAATTCGCCAAGGAGTGGATCGACGGCAAGATCGGCGCCATCATGGAGGAGGTCCAAGCCGACCTGGCCGGCGCCAATGGCTAAGACCCCCGCGAAAGCCAAGAAGGGCTCGACCCTCCCGGACGGCTTCGACCTGGATCAGTACGTCGCCCAGATGAAGGACGACTATGGCGAGGCGTCGGTCTATGACGCCATCACCGCTGTCAACGTCGACCGGTCCCCGTCGGGTATCTTCGCCCTGGACTATGCCATTGGCGGCGGCTTCCCCCGGGGCCGGGTCAGCGAGGTATATGGCAAGGAGGGGTCCGGTAAAACGAACCTCGTCCTCAAGACCATGGCCACGGCCCAGAAACTGGAGCCGGACAAGCGGCCGGCGTTCATCGACATTGAGCATGCCCTGACCCCTGAATGGGCCCGCTCGATGGGAGTGAACCCCGACAAGGTGATCTACTTGCGGCCGAACTTCGCCGAGCAGGCGGTCGACATGGTCGAGAAGGTCACCCAGGCGAAGGGCCTGTCGATGGTCGCCATGGACAGTATCGCCGCCATGGCTGCCACCGCCGAGATGGACAAGAGCGCCGAGAACGATCTGCCTGGCCTCAACGCCCGGATCGGCGGCAAGCTGATGCGTAAGATGGTGTTCGCCCTTGGACAGGTCGAGGACGCTATCTTGCGGGGCGAGCGGTCCGGCTCCATGCCGGCGGTGATCTTCATCAACCAGATCAGGATGAAGATCGGGGTCATGTATGGTTCCCCGGAGACCACGCCCGGCGGGAACGCCTTGCCGTTCCTGTATGCGCTGCGGCTGTCGCTCTATGGCACGAACGTCATGGACAACAAGATCAACGCGGCCATGCCCATCGCCAAGAGCACGTCGGCCACCCTGAAGAAGTGGAAGGTCCCGGTCCTGGCCCAGAAGGCCGAGTACGACATCGTCATGCAGCCCTTCAAGGGCCACAAGGTCGGGGAGGTTCTGGACTGGACCACCCTGAACCCGATGATGAAGGAGGCGGGGCTGCTGAAGAACCCCAAGGCCGGCGTCTGGACCATGTGCGGTACCGACTATCAGAAGCTGAAGGACTGCGAGGACGTCTACTACGGGGACGTGAACTTCCGGACCATGCTGCACAAGGCCTTCATCGAACAGGCCCTGCTGGATGCTGAGGACGTCTCGCTCGACAGCAACGACGTGTTGGGGGCCGAGGAGAATGCCGCCTAGGGGCCTCATAGGGGTCGCAGGGCGTATGGCAGAGCTGCGGGCCACCAAGCGCCTAGACGGGCAGGCCACGCCAGCCAGCGGGGCCATGCAGGGGGCCAAGGGGGATATCCGCCGCCCAGGCTTCCTGATCGAGAACAAGTCGACCCTGAACGAGAGCTTCTCGATCAAATTGCAAGTGCTTGCAAAGATCGCCCAGGAGGCGCAACAGGACCGGAAGAACCCGGCCCTGGCCATCCAGTTCATCACGGGGAACGGGCGACCCCAAGCCTTCGGCGCATGGGTGGCGGTACCGGAGACCCTGTTCCGGGAAATGGAGCGCGCCTATATGGCGGAGAAGGATCGAGACGCCTGATGCCGTTGAAACTGACCAAGACGATCAAGCAGGCGATCCCGGATATCCGCAAGCCGCTGCACGCCTACCTGGCGGGCTTCAGCCCCGGGCGGCCGGCGACCAAGCTGCACGCCTCGGATATCACCAAGCAAGACCCGGAGTTCTGCCCCCGAGCCCACGCCCTGCGAGCCATGGCCAAGACCCTGCCCAACGAATTCGCCACCACGGCTGACCGGGTGGTCTGGCGCCTCGGGCTGGAGCTCCAGGAGGCGGCAACCCAGTGGTACGCGGATATCGGGATGGCGGTTGGAGACTGGAAGTGCCGCCATTGCAGCCAGTGGTACCGGTTCATGAAGCGGCCTAAGTTCTGCACGGTCGAGGGCTGTGGCCACAAGGAGTTCAAGTACGAGGAGGTCCGCGCCTTCAGCCCGGTCACGCTCGCCAGCTGTGGCCTGGACGTCCTGCTCGATGTTGACCGCCCGAAGCTGGCCATCGTCGAGATCAAGACGCTGGAGAAGGACGAGTTCAAGAAGCTGGTCGCGCCCAAGGCGGAGCACAAGCTGCGGACCTGCCTCTACATGCAGACGGTCGCGGAGGCCACGGCCGCCGGCGAGGATCACCGCATGGCGCAGATCGAGAGCGAGTACGCCTACGTCATGTACATCACCAAGGGCGGCTGGGGTCAGATGGACCCGGAGATCGCCACCTGGGGGTTCAAGGACGGCGCCTTCTCGCCCTTCAAGGTCTACCCGATCCCCCGCAACGACGAGATCGTCCTGCCCTACCGGAACCGGGCGCTGGCCTACAAGGCGTGGAAGGACGGCAAGGGCCTCCCCGACCGCACTTGCACCAACTCGTTCCAGCCCGAGGCGAAGAAGTGCGCCAAGATGGTGGAATGCTTCAGCGGGAAGTACCAATGATCAGCCTGGGCCTCGATATCAGTTCGACCTCCAGCGGAGCCGTGCTGCTCGACGGGGAGCGAAACCAACAGTCGAAGGTTCTGCTCCAGGAGGTCTGGGCCCCGCCGGCCAAGTTGAAGCTGGACTATCTGGATCGAGGATCGTGGCAGGCCGAACGGTTGCTCGCTTTGCTGGAGAAGTTCACGCCCGGCGAGATTTGCATCGAAGGCTACTCGCTGAATTCCAAGTTCGGACAGGAGTCCCTGATCACCGTCGGCACCGTGATCCGGTATTTCCTCAGACAGTCCGGCTATCGCTGGCATGAAGTAGCCCCGACCCGTCTGAAGAAGTACATGGGCGCGGGTACGAAGAAAGAAGACATGAAGCTGGCCGTGTACAAGAGATACGGTTTCGAGCATGCTTCAAACGACGTTGTGGATGGTTACGCTCTGGCCCAGATCGGCCTGGGAATACACAGCTGTGCCTTTAAGGACCTGACGGTTCCGCAAGCGGAGGTCGTTTCGGCTCTCTGCGCCCCGCCTGTTATTAAGAAGTCCCGCAAGACTACTTAATTGCAACCACTTGCAAACCCTATAAGATAGTCGTAACAAACCATCAGGCTCACCAGGAGGGTGCGCCCTGAACACCCGGAGAATTCCAGAATGAGCGCCACCATGGCCCTGCTGAAGGGCGGCAACCTCAAGTCGCCTCCCGCCGCCGATCCCAAGCTCGACGAGGCCCTCGACCAAGAGGCTGACGCCTCTGAAGGCTCCGAAGCGGGGGACGACAACGGCTTCGTCGAAGCCGACATCGAAGAAGTCGCCCCCGAGGCGGCGGTCCTCGAAGACCCCGACACCGACATTGGCGGCGACGATGAAGGCGGCGACGTCGAACAGGCCCAGGCCACGAAAATCCCGACCACGCAGACCGAAGTCCACAAGCTGACCTCCGCTCAGGTCGCGGCGGTGTACACGGCGGTCGGCATCCCGGTCGACGGCTTCGAGGCCATGTCCCTGCCGGATCAGAAGAAGGCCCTGAACAAGGTCATCTTCAAGCCGACCAAGGCCCAGCAGAAGAAGGCGGCGGCGAACGGCGCCGGCACCTCGGTCAGCATGGGTGCCAAGACCGGCGAGGTCCTCGGACCTGACCCGCTGCTGACCTTCTCGCAGGAAGTCGAGGCGATGACCGAGCAATCGGACGTCGAGGAGCGCATCCTCCGGGTTCAGGAACAGGAAGGCCTGTCGGACTTCATGCTCGGCGGCCTGTTCGCCAAGCTGAAAGACATTGGCGACTTCGGCGAGTTCAAGAACTTCCCGGACTACATCAGCGCCAAGTTCGGCGTGGCCTACCGCAAGGCCCAGTACCAGATCAAGATTTACGAGGGACTGCTGAACAGCGGTGTGCCCTACGAGAAGGTCAAGGTCGTCGGCTGGACCAAGCTGAAGGAACTGGTCGACGTCCTGACCGTCGAAAACGCCGACGAGTGGATCGCCAAGGCTCTGTCGATGAACACCGACACCCTGATCAAGACCATCGCCGCCGAAGTCAACGGCAGCGCCGAGGACGTGGTTGGGTCGGCGCCGGCCGAAACGGCTTCCGAGGTCAAGAGCATGCAGTTCAAGCTGCACGCCGACCAGCTGGAAACCGTCGAAGCCGCGCTGGAGAAGGCGATGAAGGCCGGTCAGACTGACGTCAAGAGCGTGGCGCTGGAGTACATCTGCGCCGAATACCTGGCGACCAGCTCGACGAAGAAGCCCCCGGCCCCCAAGGAGGTCAAGGTCTTCCCGGAACCGCAGGACTACCTGGCGCACCTGGCCGAGAAATACGGCGAGGACAAGAGCGGGCTGGTCACCGACCTTCTGGAGGGCAGCGGGTTCCTGGAGATGTTCCCGAACCTGACGATCTCCGGCGAGGTCTAGGACTACAACAGGCGGCGGGGGTGAAAGCCCCCGCCGTCGCTATCATGGAGGATGGCGCGAGATGCGAGGCAGCTTGTCATTCGTCACCGGGGCCTTGCAGCTGGGTGACGACAATTGGTCGAAGAATTCCGGGGCCCTAAGCGGTAAGCTAGGGCTCGATTTGTTTAGGCAGCAGTGGCCGGCGGGTGCGGACGTCTACGTCATCGGCTCGTTCATGGCTTGCAGCGTCATGACTCTGGCTGATATCGAAAACTACATCGCCAGCCTGCCCTCGGCGAACCATTTCATCTACGACCCGTCGAACCCTTGGCAGTCAGCAGTCGCCAGCCTTGGGGGCTGGGCCGGGGCCTACAGCAGCCCTCACGTCATCAAGACGTGGGGCGAGCCTGTGACGCTCTCCGTGGGCCTCCAGCACGCCCCGCTCGTCTACCATGTCGACGACACGATCCAGGACACTCCGAACCAGGTGAACGTCGCCTGGCATAAGTGGTCCAAGGGTGATCCGAGCAAACCCCAGGAATGGTCCGGGTTCATGCTGCCGTACTTCCTGTCCTTGTATGCGAAGAACATGGGCGACGGCTTTGCGAGGCCGATCTGATGGCCAAGAACAAGTCGAAAGTCTGGGAGAAAAAGCAGCAGGATAAGGCCAGCCTAAAGCAGCTATCCAAGGGCTTGAATTTCCAGTCTGTGAAGAAGCTGACTACGGGCTTTGACGAGTATTTTCTGAAAATGGTCGACGGGACCCCCTCGGCCGCTACGTCTAAGCTGAAGATCGGCCTTGAGAATACCATGGCCGACTACAAGGCCGCTGCTGACAAGATGTACGGCGTCGGACACAAGCTGAAACCCGCTTTCGATCTGGCGCCTTGGGGTTCAGATCAGATCGGCCACCATGACCTGGAAGCGTACAGCCAGGCGGAGATCGCCGCCTTGATCGCACCTACACCTGCCCCGGTCGAACTCCATAACTACCCTGCCGAGGAGCTGATCGTCTGTGTCGGGATATGCAACCCGATATGGAACTCGCTCCGCGCCCTTATCTGGCCGAATTCCCCGCCGCTGATTATCCGGACGTACAGCAGCGTAAAGGACTTCGTCGACGACCGGCCGCGCTACGTCTCGCCCCTGTTCGTAGAGAGCACGTACAGCTGGCAGACCGTCGCCGCTCGGGTCGCGGGGCATCCGACCCTGATGACCCAGGCGATGCAGGCGATAACGCAAATGGCCTGCAACACGCCCTTCACGCATGCCAAGGTCGGGTACTACTGTCTGCCCACGTGCTCTCCCCTGCTTGGAAAGCCGCCGGCGTACATCGGTGGGGAGTTGGACCTGGCCCTATACATGAAGGCCGACAAGATGGGTCCGCACATAATCCAGGCGAAAGGGCCCGACTGGTACGCGATGTTCGCGGACCTGCCTGCGCTTAAGGTCAAGTCTTCCGCGCTGTGGGCGGCGTTCTCGGCCTATCTTAAGGACGCGGATCACGCCTCCGTAATGACCGCATGGCAGTCGCAGGCCCTGGGTGGGGACGCCCAGAAGCTGGAGGCATTTTTGAAGCCAGCCGTTCCGGCGCCGCCCTGGCCAAAAGGACAGGCCGGGACCGCCCCGGCGACGGTCGCTTTCAAGGTGGATATCCAGGCTATGCCTGTACAGCTGTTGATCGGCGATCTGTTTAAGCTGAGCACCGGGGTGTTCAAGATTACCGCCATGGACGTTGACCACGACACCAAGGTGGCGCACATCAAGGGCGTGTCCGCTACGATCATGGAGGCGACGAAGGGGACTGGTCCCATCGTGGACCTAACGCATTGTCACCAGCAGTATCTGGCTGGCTCCTCGTCAGGACTTGGCAAACACAGCTCCAAGGTCTTCGGTATAGCCGTGGCGAGCAGTGAGAACGAACCCGTGGTGCTGAAGGGTTTTGGGGCCGTCCCGAAGGAACCGACCCCGGTAAACCCGCCGCCCGCACCGCCGGAGGACCCGTACGCACAGCTGCTCAAGGACCTATGATTTTGCAACCACTTGCAAACTCACTTGACCAGCCGGCCTCCCAGTTTAGAGTATAGTCACCACCTAAAGGGATCAGGAGGATCACCGTGGACGAACTGAAGTTTGAGGAATTCCAGGCCGGTATCGGCACCAACATCGCCATCTACGGGCGGCAGATCATCGGTGTCTTTCCGACCGAGAACGACCCGCCCGACACGCCGTCGTTCTACTACACCATCGGCCACCGGGAGAAAGGCATCCCGGACCTGCTGATGATCGTCCCGAACATCCCGCCGGAAAGCGCCCATAGGGTGCTGACCGCTGTCGCGGAGCTCCAGTCGTCCCGGTACTTCCCGAACCCCGGACAGCCTTTCGAAGAAGGCGAGCTGGTGTCCATCGGCGGCAAGTTCCCGGTGAAAATCGTCCAGCCCGACGCCCGGGCCCGCAGCGAGTACACCATCCAGGCCGGCCAGTTCTACGGCACGGAGGAATACCCGGTCCTCCAGGTGTTGCTGTGCGACTACTCGGGCATGTTCCCCGATGAACCTGGCTGCCAGCCGCCCTGGAACATCCCCGTCCTCCGGCCCGTCTAGGAGCACCGCCATGACCGACGAAACGTCAAACCCCACACAGACAGAAGACTTGGCCGCCCTTCCCCCTCCTCCGGCCACTGGGGAGGTGGGGACGTGAGCGCTCCGCATGAGTGGCAAGCATCCCGCGTCGGCCACGGCGAGCTGCAATGCGTCAGGTGCCGCATCACGAACCGGGAAGCCGCCGTTCTCGGCGAGACTAACGGCCCCTGCCCAAACGCCGCCACCCCTTCCCAACCCTCTGCGGCTTAGAGCGAAACACAATGAGCGAACATCTACTCAGCCACAAGGAGCGTTGCGTCTCCGTCATCGAGCGCCGTGCGCCCGCCGTAGTGGAGGCGCTGGCCTTCATCGCTTCCGGTCGCGCTCTGATCGAGGTCAACACCGACAGCGGTAACGTCACGCTCGACAGCATCGACGGCAAGCCGTTCCGCGACCCGGAGTTCCCAGAACGGAAGGTGGGTCTGGCTGGCGCGTGGCCACTCTACCACGGCGGCCTGATCGACCAATACGGCCTGCCGACCCAAGCCGGTCTCGAATGGCTCGCCGAAGGAGAAGCCGCATGACCTCCCCAACCCAATCCCCTGGTATGAGCGAACTCAGAGGGCTTCTGGAGAAGGCGACGAAGGGCGACTGGGCCGCGTGGTCAATTGGCCAAGGGCAAAGCGTTGTGCGCTCAAAGTGGATGGAGGGCGACACCCGACTGACTGCATATATCGCTGTTTGCCAGTCCGCCGGTCAAGCCAACCACGACAACGCCACCCTGATCGCGGCAATGTATCATGCCCTACCCACCCTCCTCGATGATCTGGCCGCCGCCCAAGGTGAGGTAGAGGCCCTGCGTGCCGCGATTAGCTGGCTCATGCCGCCGTTCGTGGACAGCAAAACCCCGACCGAGGAACTCCGGACGCGCGTCAAAGTCATGCTCGATGACGTGGCAAGGCTCGACGCCCGTTCAGCCCTCACCCTTAAGTCAGAAGACGGCCCGCTATGATCGACAGAAAGCGCGTGCCCAAGCCCCTGTCAGCCTATGGCTGGCGGCCCCCGAAGGCTGAAGGCCAGACGGTCTATTGTAGCGACTGCAAGCCTAGCCACTCGGCGCCGGCGGGACCGGGATCGCAACGCTGCCGGCAAGCGGCCATACTCCGCAAGGCGAACGAAGACGGCCTCCTGATGCCCGAGCCGTTGCCCTTTGCCGGCACGCACCACTACACGATCCAGCACCTGTTCCCCGACCAACGCAGGCTGGAGTATGCCCGCCCCACCGACCAGGAGCGGCGACTGGGGTGGTTCGTCCTGCCCCCGTTCCAACGCCCGCCCGTCTGGACCTTGGAACAGCAGACCAAGCTGATCGAAAGCCTGTGGCTCAACCTACCCATCGGCTACTATGTCCTGAACACGCCGGAGACCTATCAGCATCCGACCGACCTCTGGCTGATCGACGGCCAGCAGCGTATCTCGGCCATCCTCGACTATGTCGCCGGCTACTTCCCGGTGTTCGGCCACCGCTACACCGACCTGACCATCGTCGAGCAGCGGACGTTCGAGAACATCGTCTTCCCCTGCATCTCGCTGCGGCTGGAGAATGAAGCGGAGCTCGAAGACCTATACAACCGCCTGGCCTACGGCGGGACCCACCACGAACTCAAGGAGCCCGCCGATGACTGACCAGATCGCCGCTATTGAAGTCGGGACGCTCTACAAGGGCGACACGGAGACCGGCCACCTGCTGCCCGGGGAGTACCTGACCATGAAGGACGGCTCCGTCTGGTTCCATCCGTACAACGGCGGGGCGCCCCGCAAGATCACGAGTCTACGCCATGGGGAATGACGAACACCCTCGGCCGGGAAAGAGCAAGATTGTCTTCCAGATCGTCGAAGGCGGCAGCCACTACTTTTTCGAATACGGCCCCGGCGGCCAGAAGCAGCTGGACCTGGAGTTCTACGAAATCCAGTCGAAAGGAGGGTCCGCCGCTATAGAAGCTGAAGCCGGCATGCTCGAAGACGCCATCGCGGGCCTGCTCGACCCTGAGCACAAGAAGGTCGGCTGGTGGGTGATGGAAGGCTTCTATGGCCACTTCACCCGAGGAGATGGGTGGGAGACCGACGACGACTGCGATTACGAATGCGACCTGATCCGACCGGCAACCTGGCGGGATATGGACGAGATGGGCCTGCCCGTCTCTCTCAGGAAACGCATCATGATTTTGATGGGCTGGGACGCTCCCGTCCCGCCCAAGTTTGGAGCCCCGACATGATACGGCCTGTTGAAGGATACGCCGTCAGAACCCCGTTGGGGATCGACGTGAAGACCGTCTCGCCCACCAAGCGCGCCGCCCAGGTCAACTGGCTGGTCGCCTGCGCGGGGATTATGGTCAGCAACAGCGCGACCACCGAACAGATCGACAGCCTGTTCGAAGCCAAGACCCAGGACACGGACACTCGATTGGTTGCCGTCCTGATCACGGAGATCGAATGATGGTCAAGCCCCTCGAAGAACAGGTCGCCAGGATCATCGACCCCCCGTCCTGGGCCGTCATCGACAAGATGCGGGAGGATTTCCCGGCGGACACCGCCGAACGGCGGACCACCGACAAGGAATTCGTCGCCCGCGACAGCCTGGCCAAGGCCCGCCGGATCATCACCGAAGTCCAGTCCGCCACCGTCACCGCCATGGAAGAGAAGAAATGACCACGGCCTACGCTATCCAGGTTGGCGACAAGATCACCATCAACACGGTCCACGAAGAAGCGCGGGGCGCCATGGTCAAGTGGTTGATCGCCAACTGGCGGCCGCTCCATATATCCAGCTGGTCGGACGAGAAGGTGCTCTCTGTCTTTGGCCAGCTGGCCCCGGAGAAGAACGCTCGCCTGGTCGCGGTCAGCGTGAACCGTCTTGGTCCAAGGAAGGGTGAACAATGACCGACACGCCTGAAGACGACGAAGACCTCTGCCCGAATTGCGGGGACGGTGATGCTGTCCCTGATCAGGGATACTGGCGGTGCCCGGTGTGCGACGCTGAATGGAACCAGGACGACGAGGATGATGCTCCCGTCGACCGCAACAGGAGCTGGCCCGTACTCGGTCCCGGAGCGAAATGACCGACCGGCACTGGTAGTTTGCAACCACTTGCAAGATTTCGACCAATTCGCGGGACCTCCATGACGAAACCGACCCCGACCGACCTCCTGAACCAGATCACGACCATCCTGGAGGGCTATCCGAAACAACATCGGCGGGCCCCATGGAAGGGACACGTAGATAACCTGGAAAGCACGATGGAGGCCTTGAAGGGCACCCTCGGCCCCCAGGAAAAGAACCTGCGGGGACGCCTGCAAGCCATGAAAGACGAAATTTCGGCGGGAACCCATAGACCTGCAAGTGACACACCAAAGGATTTCGACCAAATCCGGGGGAGAATTGACCAGTGGATGAGGAACTCTCCAAGGAGGGGAGAGAAGGAGGAATATCTAAAGGTATGGAGAGAAGTAGCTGAGGAGCTGATGACGCTCCAAGGAAGCCTAGAAGGGCGTATAGACGGTAGTCAGAAGGGGGGAGTAGGTAAGGACGATCCAGGGGTAGTCCTGTGCAGTTCCGAGGAGGATGAAGTCGGAAACACGGAGGTTCAACCAGCTGGCGCCGAGGTTGGTGTTACCCCGCAGGCCCGGCCGATCACCGCCGTCGAACTCATGGCCCGCATAGCAGGCCGGAGGAAGGATCGACTGGCTTGGTATGGGGCCCGCCAGTTCAGGGTCGATCTCGTGCATTTCGGAATTGCCGATCTGTCGCCGACCTCCATGAACCAGGTGCTTGTCTCCGCCGGCGTGTACACCAGGGCCTGGGTAGAAGGCGCCTTCACCAGGTGAGACATCGAGGGCCCCCACCAGGCTCTGTAGCCTCAGCTCAAATTTCCTGGATCAGCCCGTCCCCTCCCTCCAGGGGGCCCCGTCGGGACCCAGTCCAGCCAGGCGCCTTGTTGCAACCACTTGCAAAACTGCCGGGATGCTCCAAGGAAGGCTACACCAGGGGAAGTCGGTGCCGGTCTAAGGAAGGCGGTGTCCGCCGGCAGGTGTGTCCGTCGACGTAGTAGCCGCCGTAGCCTGGCCGCCGTAGATGTGACGACGTCCGTACGGTTTAAAGGTCACGCCCGTTTGCAACCACTTGCAAAAAGCCTTGCAGCAGGCGTCCCCAGTGTCATCGTAATCGTAGGCTCATAGATCAAGGAGGATCGACGAATGGCCGAACGTACTGAATTGCAGAAGTGGGTAGCCAGCCAGGCGCGCATGGCAGCCGAGATGATTTGCGCCGACTTCGAGGATGTCCCCGAGGATGAGCGGCCGGGGGCCTTGGCCGACTACACCGCCGACAACGTGATCTATCCCGCCACGGGCGAGATGGCCGAGGCGTACCGGCTCCTGACGCCGGACAAGCAAGAGCAGATGCTGATGGCCGCCTGCATGGAGCTGGTCTGACGGTCTAAGCAAGGCGGCCCGCATGTGTGCGGCTGCCGGTCCAAGGAAGGCGATGTATGTCGAAGAAGAAGAGTGCCGGCCTGTTGAAGGCTGTGTTGAAGCTGGCCGCCAGGCCGCTGCCGAAGCCGAAGCCCGGCCGGTGGATCAAGAGGTAAACGAACGTGCGTACGGGGGAGGGCGGCGACGGAAAAATAATGCAAGCACTTGCATTTTTCTATTGCAAGCCCCGACCCCAGTGTCATCGTTCAATTGTCCACAAGGACACACCCCCAACGCCAGGACGGCACGGGGGTCAACTGCCAGATCAAGGATGATCGTACCATGAGCAAGAAATCCAACCTGACCGCCTCGACCGCCACTGTGGCCGCCGCCCCCTCCGCCCCGAAGGAAGTGAAGTTCGCCTTCAACTACCAGGGGCCTGGCCACTACACCTCCAGCCGGGACGGCTACGAAATCAAGCAGCTGGAAAGCGGCGGTTGGCGCCTGACCCAGAAGGTCGGCCAGAAGGTGACCGAGATCGCCATCCCCGAGAAGGACGGCAAGCCCGGCAACATCTACGCGGCCATCCGGACTGGCAAGGAGCACGCCGGGGTCGAGTTCACCCTGCCCGAGAAGACGGTGCTCAAGGCCGCCATGGCCGCCAAGAAGGCGGCGGCGCCGGCCCCGGTGGTTGAGGAGGCGGCGACCGAAGCCGAGATCAGCCTCTAACCGGCCGGGCACCAGAAGCCCCCCAGCCCAGCCCTCGTCGGGAAACCGGCGGGGGCACAGGCCGTGCGAAGCAACCCGATCATGGAGGATCGCCCGCATGTATGACCTCGTCCTGACCCTGACGAAGGGGCGCACGAAGATGACGCGCACCCTGTTCCGCAACCTGACGCCAGGCTTGGCGGCCGACAAGTTCGACCGCACCAGGCAGATGATGGTGTCGCTGTTCGGCCCGCACCCGAAGCCGGTGATGAAGGTCGAGGAGCTGATGGGTGTCGTTTGGCCCAGCCAGGTCGACGACCAGGCGTCCGTTCAGCTGGAGATCGCCGAGCAGGCGATGGAGGGGGTGCTGGTCTAAGCAAGGCGGCGTATGTCGGTCCAAGGAAGGCGGGGTGTACGAGCATGCCGCTGACCTGCCAGGCGCCGTCGGGGGTCGCCGCTGGTGTGCCGCTTTTCTGTAGCCGCAGTCGCTTTTCTCTTGACCCGCAGCCGTAGTGGCTACGATGGACGAGTACCCAACGGCACTCATGGAGGATTGCCCGATGCCCGAACTCACCGTAGCCGAGAAGGCCCTGATTGTAGCCGCCCTGAAGGTGGTGTCGCCGACGGGGCCGATGTCGCCGACCTGGACGCTGGCGGGAAAGCTGGCGGATGCCGGCTGGCCGGAGGACCATGCAGTCGAAGATGACTGCTGGCAGTCGGTGATCGCCGAGGTGAGGCAGTTCGCTGACGACTGATCGAGGCCCGGCGGGTTTTTGCAACCACTTGCAAAAACCCCTTGACCCGCCGGGGGCTCGGGCTACGGTAACTGGTACCCAACGGCAAATCACGGAGGATTGCCCGATGTTTGAACTGACCCTCACCACCCAGGCCTTTGACGACGACGGCCGCGAGCCCCACCGCCGGGTCCTGAGCACGCACCCCTATCGCTCGCTGGCCCTCGCCGCCCATGCCCGGACCCGCGCGGACCTCTCCCGCCTCCTCGGCCCCCACGGCCCGGTGACGAACCACTCCGGGATGGCCCAGACCTCTTGGGAGGCCCCGGACCACCAGCAGTCGACGATCTGGTTGGAAATCCTGATGCCCGACTGACGGTCCCGCCCCGCCGGTCTAAGGAAGGCGGCGTACGAGGGTGTACCCGCCGACCTGCCGGAGAGCCGGCGAGGCCGCTGACCAGGTGCCGGCCTTGTGTCCGGCCAGTCGCTTTTCCTGTCCGGAAATGCGCTTTTCTCTTGCTCCCCCGCCGTCCCGGGTTACGTTTACCCATACCCAACGGGTCATGGAGGACCACATGAGCAACAAATCCACATTCCTTGAGCAGCTGACGGACCTCCTCTCCAAGAGAGAGGATGTCGAACTTCTCCTCAAAGAGGACCAAGAGTCCCTCAAAATCTACCTCACTGACGGGTCTCTTTACCGGCTCACAGTGGAAAATCTCTCCTAAAAGAGAGCCCCGGCCCCCTCCCCAGGGGGCCGACTTTCTTTGCCCCCAAGTCGCTTTTCCCTTGCCCAGCCGGGGGCTCGGGCTATCGTAGACGGGTCAACCACACTTATCACGGAGGATGAAGTGGCTCTCGATCTGGACATCATTGTAGAGCAGGCGCTTGAAGCCGACCTGCCCGACGGGCTCACCCTTGAGTTTGCCCGGGAGGCGGCGCAAATCATGGCCGACGGCGGCCAATTTGACGGGCTCGAAGCCGGAGAGGCGGCCTACCGCCTGGCGAGCTACCTGTCGGGCTCCTAGCCGGCCGGCGGCGGGGTGTAGAATCCCCGCCGGCAGTCGCTTTTCATTTGACCCGGAGCCGGGCCATGAGACGATAGGGGGTCAAGGAGGACACCATGAAAAAACTGCCCCTTTGGAAATTGCAAACCCCAATTTCCAACTCGCTTTTGAACCCTCACCTTCTTTCTCGGAAACCTGGCCAAAAACTCGCCCTTTGGGCTCGCGCCCTTCTGGCCCTCGGTTTCTAGCCTCTCGGCGGGATTTGCAACCACTTGCAAATCCCCCTTGACCCCCAGCCGCCCAGTGCCAGAGTACGAGTAGGCCCTTGGCCACCCACCGGAACATGGAGGTTCCAGATGACTGCCCGCCGCAAGATCACCCGCAGCCGCAAGCCCTACAGCCGCCCGCTCACCGCTGACGATGTCATGCCGTGGGTGCTGAACGCCATCATCGTCGCCGGCATGGTCGGCGTCGCCTGGGCCCTGTCGCTCTCGCATGGAGGTTACTGATGACCAGCCCAGTCGTTGCCGCACAGCAAGAGCTCGGCCGCCTCGCCCACCGCAGGGAGATGACCCTGCTTCAGCTGCTGGGTGTCGTGAAGGAGCGCCTGAAGACGAAGCCGGACCCGCTGATGCAGGAGCTCGTCGACAAGCACACCAGGCTGGAGGCCGAGGCGAAGGTGCAGCACGCCCTGTGCCACCGCCTGCTCGACGAGGAGGAGGCCCGGACCCGGCGGGTGACCAAGGTGGTGTTCGGCGCGGAAGGCCTCAGCTTCGAGTGACCTCGCCGGCCCCCTCGGGAGCCTAGAGATGTCCCAGTGCCGCCAGGCTCCGCCCAGCCAGGCCACTGGGACAGGACACAATCACCCATGACAAGAGAGGCTCTGCCTTTCCAGGTAGCGCATCCCTGTGATGGCCCAGGGCGCCAGGCCCAAGCCGCCAGGGCTGCCATACGATCCTACCTGTTTCGGGCCAGTGCCGCCCCCAGTGCTCCCAGGGGCTCCCACGCTGTGTCGCTTTTCAGTTTGCAACCACTTGCAAACCAGCAGGCCAGTGTCACGATGAGAGGGTAAACAACGGGATCACGGAGGATACCCACATGAGCATCTGGACCGAAAACAAGCCGCTGTTCGACGCCCTGGGCGGGGTCGGCAGGACCTGCGACGAGATCAGGCATGAAGCCCATGCCCAGACCGCCGGGGTGGTGCTGGAGTTCAAGCTGAAAAACTGGAACGGTGACACGGAGCAGCGCATGGCCGTGGTCGAGACCGACAGGGGCTTCGAGCTGTATGTCCGGCGCAAGCAGGGCCTCACCCGCCTCGACCAGGCGGCCTTCAGGAACCCCCTGGCGGCCCAGAGGTGGGCGGAACAACAACATGCCTGCAACGGGGTGTTCGAGGTCTAGCCAGGCACCAAGGGGGAGGCAGTCGCTTTCCCCTTGACCCCTAGGGGGACAGTGTCAGTGTACGTGTAAGGGAACCACCCCCCAGCCAGATCAAGGAGGATCACATGGCCCAGACGACGAAGACCCCCCGCCCCCCGAAGACTGATTGGGCTGACACTGTCCGCTGGACGGTCGAAGAACTGACGAGCTGGGTGCTGACCCAGTATGCCCTGTCCATGTACGAGCATGGTTGGGACGTGGTGATCGAATGCACTGATCGCCAGGATGTCGAGAAGCTGATCGCTGCCAGCAAGGGCCGCACCCGCTTCGGGGCCGTACAGGCTGTCAAGAAGGGCCTGGCCCTGGACGCATACAACAGCAACCGGCGGGAGATCGAAGCCACCGCCTGGTAGTAGGAGATCGGGGGGTAGGGATGGCCCCCGCCCCCCCATTGGTCATGGAGGACCGACAGATGAAGACGAGAGCGCACCGAGCCCTGGACAGCCTGGTCATACAGGGGAACGACGACAGGGGCAGGGAGATTGCCCAGTT